GCGAATTCTTCGGCGCCACGGTGGGCGGGATGATCACGCCGGAAACAAGGTCGTCGACGAACTTCTTGAGCCAAGCCGTCCGGTTGGCGAGGTTCAGGAGCGGCGCGTTCGAGACTGCGCCGACGCCGCCGTCTACCGGGTCGGTGACCTCGAGCTGGTAGACGCCGGTGTCGTACTGGATGATTTCAGGTTGGAAAGCCACAGGCGCCTCAGAAATTGATGGTCCAGGTGCCGGCGAACGTCAGGTCCGATTCTTTGTTCAGCGGCGCCGAGCGCACCTTGCGCGCGTAGAGCATGTTGCCGGCGGTCAGCAGGCCGAATTCGGAGATCGCCATGCCGTTGGCCTCGGCCGTGCCGAGCGAGAACGCGAACCGGACCTGGTTCGTCGCCGGATAGGACACGGTGTCGATCAGCTTGACGAAGGCGCCAGTGAGCGCGGTGTTGCCGCCGGTCGGCGGCGCCGGGTTGGTGCCGAAGCCGATCTGCGTCACGCTGCGGTTCGTCACGTCGCCGCCCAGCAGGCGGGCATGGATCAGCTTGGAGTTGTCGACGATCAGGTTCTTCTCGTCGATCACCTCGATCAGCTTGCCGCGCCGATAGATGTGCAGCAGGAAATCACCGGTAGGCGGCCGGCCGTAAGTGTCTTGCAGGATAAGGCTCACGCATACCTCCGTCAGATACGGAGGATTATTGCGTCACGACCTTCTCACACGGGCTCTGTGATGACCTGCCCGCCCACGCGGAAGATGACGCCGTTGTAACGGCGGATCCCGTTGTACCGATAGTCGTAGGTGATCACGAGCTCGGCGTCGTCCGTCGCGCCGGCGAAGGAGTCGGACAGGGCCCCGAAGGTCGACGTGATCGTGAACTGCGGATCGTCCGGCGCCGTCAGCGTGTCCTCGAGCGCGGCCGCCGCCGACCAGGGGATCGCCCCGGCGTCGTTCGGCGGCGTGAACGTGTCCATCATGTCCGAGCCGCGCAGCAGCAGTGAACGCAGATGCGTCCCCGCATCGCGCAGCCGGCCGATTAGCTCGCGCACGATCTGCGCGAACTGCACGATGTCGCCGCCGTTCTCGAAATTGTAGCCGTACTCGACATCGAACAGCCCGTAGATGGGCGCCCGGCTGGCGTTGTAGTAGTAGACGCTGTTGCGGGTGATGACGCCGTTGTACAGCGGGAACACGTCGCCATAGACCGTCACGTCGGTGACCTTGGCGTTCTGTCCCGTGAAAATCTTGATCGCCGCTTCCATGGCGACGTTGTTGCCGCGCGGGCGCAGCACCTCGGCGATGATGCGCGGGCCGTAGCTGGCGTCGTTCTCGCCCTGGATGCGCGGCACCGCGTAGTAGCCGCCGATCTCGTCCAGCCACTCGTTCTGCGCGGTCTTGGTGCTCATCTGCTTGAGCATTTCGCCGATCTGCACCTCGGCCTGCTGGAGCTCGACCGCCTGGGCCTCCATGTAGGCCCACAGCACGCTCGTGTAGCCGTAGAGGTGGTCGCCGTTCGAGCTCGCGATGTCGTTCGAGCCGTCCATCAGGACGCGCGCGGACAGCAGCGACAGCTCGGAATAGTCGCCGTATGGCAGCGAGTAGCCCGGCTGCTCGGCAAGATGGTTGTAGAGCTGGCCCAGGGTGTACTGGGTCAGGTCGACCGTCAGATTGCTGCCGGGGCCGCCGGTCACTGTCGTGGTCAGCACCGCGTCGGTGATGCGCCACGTCATGCCCCCGTCGTACTGCAGGCGCAGCGCGAGGAACTTGCCCGGATCCTTGTCAAAGACCCGGTGCAGGAGCGAGAGCAGTTTCTGAGTGAGCCGCATGGTCAGGTGATCGTGATGGCGCCCGGCATGAGCTTGGTTTTCTTGTCGACCGTCGTGTCGGCCGTCGGCGCGCTGGGCACGAAGTTGTAGACGCCTTCGATGTCCATGATGATCGCGATGATCTCCGACAGGATCGCCGGGGCGCCGATCTCGAGGCCCTGGATATAGGCGTAGACCGCCTCGGTCGCCTGCGTCACCAGGGTCGGTTTGTCGTACCCCGGCAGCGCGGTCAGATCGCCGATCACGTCGACCGTCTGCTCGACGGCGGCGTACACCTCGACCTTGACGCCGGCGGCCTTCCAGCCCGGCACGGCCTTGCCGCTGGAGTCGTAGTAGCCGTAGATCACCTCGCGCGCTCGGTTTACCAGGACGCTCGAGGTGCTGCCGACGCCGTTGTGGATGTAGCACTCGACCAGCGAGATCGGCATGCTGGAGTCGATATCCTTCCACGGCTCAACGATGGAGGCCGAAACCACGCGCTCGGTCACGTTGCCCGAGGCGTCGGTCAGGGACGTGGTTTTCAGGCCATACTCCAGCGCCGCGACCGTGCCACGGTTCAGCGACTGGACGAAGGCGCGGAATCGGAGCTTGCGGTCATCCTCGGTCTCAGCGTCCGTCCCGTTCGACCACGGCGAGAGGTTCGTCGCGCTGACAAAGCCAGTCGGCGCGGGCGACAGGGTGAATTGCGTTCCCGCCGCCACATTGCCGGCGGCGCCGGCCGTGGCCGCCGTCACCAGCACGTCAGCGAACGTGTCGCCGGCCGGGATGATCACGTCCTGGTTGACGGTATAGTCGATGTCGCCGTTCAGGTAGCTGACCGTCGTGCCGGACGAGATCAGGACATCCGAGGCATTCGAGGCAATCGTGACCCGCACCATTCCGGTCGCTGGCAGCGCCGGAAGGGCGTCGAAGTCGAACGAGAAATAGGTCGCAGCCGGGATCGCCTCTTTCAGCCCGTTGTGCATCTGCTGATAGAGCTCGTCGATCTCCGACGCGGGTGCCTCGACGACGGTGCGCACGACGCTGCCGACGTTGAAGTCGGTGACCTTGCTTTGCGTCGACTTCATCCAGTTGATCATCGACGCGACAATCGAGGTGAAGTCCTTGATCTGAAATGCCATATGTTGCCCTTACGGATTCGCCTCGATCTGAGCCGGCTGGCCGGATACCGGCTCGACCTTCACGCCCACGTTCACCACGTCGCCAATCACCTCTGCCGTCGCGCTCACCACGCGGCGCACGCGCGGATCGGCCAGGACGGCGGACCGCGTGTACTGGGCGGCGAGCAGCGACGCGGTGGGCCCGTTCACGGCGCCAAGCAGCCGGCGCGTGCGGTTGCCGTAGTCCATGTGGTGGATCAGCTCGCCGGTTTCGGTCTCGACGCGGTTCCGGATCGCCTGCGTGAAGTTCTCCCGGCCGGCCGCCACCAGGAAGTCACCGCCGTCGACCGCCAGCATGCCGTTCTCGAGGCGAATGTCCCGCTGGAACACCTCCTGCGGGTCCGTCGACGTGGTGACCGCTGGGGCCGGCGCCGGTACCAGCAGCAGCTCGCCGGTCAGGATGACGCCGGGCTTCACCTGCGCCGGATCGTCGGTGATATACGGCGGAACCAGTTTGTTGAAGGCGATGAGCTCGTGCCAGCGGCCGGCATCGCCGAGCGTCCGCGCGGCAATCGCCTTGAGGGTGTCGCCGCGCCGGGTCTCCTCGAACCGGAAACCGTACATCGGCCGGGAAAATGGCGTCGTCATACTGCCACCGCCATGCCGTCTGCCACGCTGCGCACGGCGCTGTAGAGGGCCACCGGCGACATCCGCGCCAGCACCGGGTCATTCGCCGCGAGCGTCCGCAGGCTCGACTGCGCGCTTTCGGTCAGCGTCACCGGCAGCGGCCCGCTCGTCGGAACCACCGAGTAGAACGGGTTCTGGCCCGCCAGGACGCTGATCGGCCGGCCGCCGCTCGTCGACGAGCAGTTGGAGGCGCCGAACAGCGGCGAGTAATCCTCGTAGTAGATTTGCTGGTTCAGCGCGTTGCGCAGCACGCAGAAGATGTTCGTGTAGGCCCCGGCCACCTGCATCAAGCGGGCCCTGACTTGCGACGGGATGTTCGCGATGGCCGCCGCCGTCCGGAAAATGTTGATGCCGGCCTGGGCCGTCATGCGAGCGACGCTGATCAGCGACCCAGCGATGCCGTCGGCCGCCGAGATCGCGCCGCGCACGGCGCCATAGAGGCGCGCCGTCTGCTGCATGAACGTGCGGACCGGCGCGACAATCGTGCGGTCGACCCACTGGTGGACATTGTTGATCGCCGACGTGATCTCGTTGATCGAGGCAGTCAGGCTGTCGAGGCCGGCGGCCTCGAGCACGTCGGCGTTCAGCAGGCCGCCCAGGGCGCCGAAAAGGCCGCCGGCGCCAACGTCGTCGCCCAGGACCGTCATGTTGATCTGGTACTGGGACAGGAGAGGCCGGGACCGGGATCGGCGCAGGGTGAACGACATCGGCGCGACCACGACGGTGAAATTGTCGAGCGCATCCGCGAACACCAGCTTGACCCGATCCGGGTCCATGCCGGCCTGCACGGCGGCCGCGCGGCGCTCGTGCCACTGCACATAGACCTGATCGTAGAGCTGCTGGAACCGCGCCGCGCCGTCGCCGCTGCCGAACGTCGGCCGCCAGCCCGTGTGGCCGCTGATCTGGATCGTCGGCACGCCGGGCCCGAAATTGTCGGCCCAGGCACCGCCGAGGGTCTGCTGGACGTTCAGGCGCGACGGGTCGTTGCGCGTCAAATCCTCCGGCCGGATGACCAGATCGACGCTGGCAGGTGCGCCGCCCGTAGCTTGATCGTCCAGGAGGAAGCTGATCGGGCGAGCGTCGGCCTTCTGGCTCGATGGGGCGCTCGTGAACATTGGCCCATTGTCGTGTCACGACAACAGGCCAGACCTGTGCGGTTACGGCACCGAATTCGACGTGCGGCCGCCGATGCCCTTCTCGGTGTGGCCGTGGCCCTTGAGCGAGATGTCGTCGGCCTGCACATCGCCGCCGATGACCTGCACCGACCCCTTGATGGTCGAGGTCGCGCCGCCACCACCGCCCTCGCCGTCCACATTCATGATTCCGGTGACGGACTGGTTGCCGGTCATGGTCGTTTGCGGCGTGTCGTTCGTCACGCTGGGCGCCTTGATCGTCGCGGCGCCGCCGGATTCCATGGTGTAGGTGCCGCCGACCTTGTGCAGGAAATCGCCGTCGTGCTCGAGCGTGACGTTTCCGCTCGGGTCAACGTGCAGCGTGGCGACCGGCGCGCCGGCATTCGCCAGCACGAGTTTCACATGAGGCGCGGTACCGGTGTTCTTGGTGATCTTCCAATTGCCGTCGGCATCCTTCCCGGTCAGATCCTCGTGATCCGGCGACGTGCCGATGCGCAGATAGGTGCCGCTCGGGTGATAGAGCTCGGTGTTCCCCTGCGCGTCCGTCGTCGTGTACACGTCCGACGAATGCCGGTTGATGCGGCGCCCGAGCTCGTTGAACAGCATCTGGCAAATCTGCGGGAACCGAAAGCCGATGACGACCGGGAACTGTTCAAAGAATGCCACGCCAGCCAGCACGTCGCGGTCGCGGGATTTCGTCAGGCTCCAGTCGCCGCCGCCGGATGGCTGGGCCATGTCGTTGTAGCCGGTGTTCGAGCTCGCGAACGGCGTCAGCACCTGCACGCCGGCGAGCCGCGAGCCGTCGTCGGTCATCACGAGATCGACCGAATAATCCTCCGGATGGATGGCCTCGACGCGGCCCCAGCGCAAACTAGCCATTCAGCGTCCCCAGCAATTCGGACAGGTACGGGCTGTCGGATCCGCCGCCGCGCTTGGCGCGTTCGACGAAGCCCATGCCGCGCTCGACAGTCAGCGTCGAGAAAAACCCGTTGAACGGGATGTAGTCGTGGTCGACCTGCACCACGTAGTAGAGGGCATTGAACGTGCCGCGCTTGATCCGCACGTAACAGCCGGCCCTGATTTGCTCATTGCCGCGCACGCGCATGGTTCCGCTCTCGAGGACCACGTTGTCCTTGTTCTGCTCGACCATGATGCGGCGCCGGTCGGCGATCCAGCTCGCCATGCCGCTGTCGCGCTTCCGGCTGTCCGCCGCCTTCTGGCCGCTGTTGAATGTCGTCACGTCGTCGCCGCCCATCTCGGTCTGCCCGTACATGACGCGCAGGCCGTAGAGCGAGGTCTTGGTGTTCGGATAGTCCTCGAGCAGCACCGTTTTCTTGTCGGCGCCCTGGATCGCGAACAGCCTCATGGTGATGTCGCCGACCATCTCGAAGCGCGGCGCCCGCACCCAGTAGAAGTTCGCCACGTTGGTGTCGGAGCGCGAGACGGACATGCTGAGCACGTCGACATCCGGCAGGTCGACAATCGTCGGCTCCGGCGCATCGTCCTGGATCGGCTTTCCGTCGACGCTCTGCGCCGGGTTCGGCCGGTAGACGCAGAAAACACCGTCCTCGCGGTCCTCCAGGTAGAGCTCGTTCCAGATGCCCACGTCGGTGTACGTGCGCATCAGGTCGTAGATCGTGCCCTCCTGGTTCTGCGGGCCCGTGATGCTGGTCGTGCCGTGCTGGGCCGAGATGTCGAGCTGGATTTCCGTCGGGTTCGGCGAATTCTCCGGCATCAGCTTCTTGAGGTACGGATTGACGACCTTCTGGATCATCTGCGTGACGAACTCGCCCCCCTTCATGGCGGTCTGGAAACCGACGCCGAAGCGCTCGAACAGCTTGAAGTTCGATAGGATGTCCTGGCCGATCACGTAGCCCGGCAGATACAGGATCTGGAGCATCTGCCAGAGCTTGCCGTAATCCTGGCCGTTGATGACGACGGAGCGCTGCGGCTTGCCGTCGGCGCCCATCGTCTCGTTCCGGTCGACCTTCGACACGAAGCCGCGCATGACAATCGGCGGCCGCGTCGGATCGTCATCGGCGCCGGCGGCGAGGTTGCCGATCAGGTCGGGCGGAGAATGGCGCACGCGGATCTCGATGAAATCCATCGGCTCGATCACGCCGTACAGCGTCTCGAACGTATCGATCCCCTTGTACGGCTTGTCGCCGACCGTGATGGAAAACCCGCCGGCGGCCTCGCGGACAGACTTCGACGTGCGCAGGCCGCTCGACTCGCTCAGGAACGGCGTCAGGTCGATCTTCTGGTCGATCCCCTGGAAGCGGGCCGAGACCGGCGTATCCTCGTCGAGCGTGGTGCGCTTGATCGTCTTGTAGAGCGTGACCCGCAGGTCCGGCTGGTAGACTTTGACGCTGGTCATTACTTGGCGCCGAAAGCGGTCGGCGCGCCGACCTGCTTGTTGATCTGCACCGGCGCGGCCGCCGGCGTCCCGTCGGGCTTGTTCAGCGTGAACGTGCCTTCAACTGCAATGCGCTGCGTTTGATCCTGGCCGGCCGCCGGCTTGGCACCATCCGGCAGCGCCGTGCTGTACATGCCGCGCTTCGACATGATTTTGGGGACATACTCAGAGGTCTCGCGGTTGCCCCACTTGCCCATGTCCCAGCCGCCATTGTACGCGCGCAGCGCATCCTCGACGTTGCCGAACCGCGCCAAGTTCTCGCGCATGAGCTCGCGCTGGATCAGCACGGCGTCGCGCGGATCATCCGGGTTCAGCTTGCGGCCGAAGCGCTCCTCGAGCGAGCGCAGCGTCTCCGGCATGACCTGGGCCAGCCCCATCGCGCCGGCACCGCTGCGCGCGGTCGGATTCCAACTGCTTTCCTGGTCCATCTGCGCGGCCGACGTGCCGGACGGCAGGCCGAGCCGCCGGTCCGTCTCGGCGAGCTGGGCCATCAACCAGGAATCGCCTTTCAGGTTTCCGGCCGTGCCCGGGCCGCCGGTGATGTTGTCGGGCGTCACGCCGACCGGGACGGCCACGGTAGGTTTGGTGCCGGGCGAATTGCTCGCGTAGGCTTTGCTGGTCAGGTCGCGCAGGTCTTTCTTGAGCCGCGCATCCTCATCGCCCAGGGCCTTCTCGCGTTCGGCGGCGATATCGCGGACGCGCTGCTCGGCCGCAACCCTATCGTCCATCAGCTTCTTGAGCTCGGCGCGCGCCGCCTCTTGCTGCTCCGGAGGCATATCGGCGCCGTTTTGGCGGAACGCTTCCCACGCCGTTTGGTGACGCGCGCGCGCGTCCTGCACCTCTTTACCGGCCGCCTTGATCCTGTCCTCGTACTGGACGCCGATGGACTCCTTGCGCTCGCGCGACTCGGCCTCGAGCATCGCCTTTTGGATGCCCATCGGGCCGACCTTGCCCTTGTCGCCGGCGAGATAGAGGATGCCGGCGCGCATGTCGGTGAACAGCGGCACCAGCTTGCCGGCGAGCTCCTGCTGCAGGTTCAGCATGCCAACCGTCGCGCGGCGGGTCTCGCTGCCGTCGGTCTTTTCCTGCTCGCGCGAGGCCGTGAGCTGGGTCAGCACGTCGCGCAGGTCGTCGTCGTTGCCGCTCGCCAGGGCGATGCGCAGGCGCTTCTCCTCCTCGGCGTTCAGCGCGTCGGCACCAGTCCGCGAGCGCAGGCTTTGTGCCTGGGCCTCGAGCACGTCGCGGCCGCCGCTGTTGATGCGCGCCAGGGACTCGATGCCGGTCGCCGATAGCTTGCTCAGGTCGAAACCGCCGCGCTGCAGGCGCTCGGCGATGCCGCCGAGGTTGTCGGGCGTCTGGAGCGCCAGCGCCATCGCCTGATTCGTGTTGATGCCGAAGAAATTCGACATCGCGTTCGCCATCAGCTCCGGCCGGCCGGCGTAGACCTTGTGGAACTGCTGCATCAGCATCTGCAGGTTGGTCGACGACGAGCCGGCGGCCGTGCCAGGGCTCGCCATGCCGAAGCGCTCGGCGTAGCGCGCGTACAGCGAGCCAGAGCCGAACGTGGCGGCGCCGGTCCCGAACGCGCCCTGCTCCTGCAGGATCTGCGTCTGGATCGGGTCCAGGCCGAGCCGGCGGCCGAGCGCCATATAAAGGAAGTTCTGGCCGGCCTCGCCGGCGCTGCCGCCACCGGTGATGGCCGAGTTGACGCGGGACAGCAGGTTCGCCGAGCCGGCAGGGTCCAGGCCCGGCGTGCGCGAGCCGATCAGCCCCGACAGCATGCCGGCGTAGCCGGCGGAGTTGCCCGAGACCAGCCCCATGCGCGTCTGCTGCGCCGTGTAGGACGCGATGGCCTGCAGCATCTCGTCGGCCTTTGAGAACGCGCCGGACTTGCCGATGCTCTCGCCGATCAGGAGCGCCAGCCGGCGGCTATCCCGTTCGTTGCCGGTGACCTGGAACTGGCGCATCTGCGCGAAGAACGCATTGCCCGCGCTGGGGTCCAGGCCGAAGGAGCGCCCGAAGCCGCCGCCGATCTGAACCTCGCCGGCCAGCGTCTTGTACTGGCCCGGCGCCATGCCGGAAATCTTCGCGAACTCGGTGCCGAGCTTCTGCCCTTCCTCGAACGTCACGTCGATGGACTTCGACGCCTCGCGCAGCGTTTCCTTGAGGACGCCGAAGCTGACATTCACGTCGCCCAGGGTCCGTTTGAGCGTGTCGTACTGGATGAATTCGCGCTGGGCGTCGTTGACCTTGCCCATGACTGCGCCGATGGCCTTGCCGATGCCGAGCGCCACGATCCCGCCGACCAGCCCGGCGAGACCTGCCATCGCGCCGCCGGTCAGGCCGGCCGACAGCGCGTTGTCCGCGACGCCGCCAACCGGCCCGGCCGAACGCAGGCCCGACGAAACGATCCGCCGGCCAGCGTTGCCCCAGCCGCCGCCGGCGCCGGGGCCTGGATGCTGGGGCGCGCCGCCGCCACCACCGCCACCGGGCGTCGGCGCAGGAGCTGGCGGCGGGGCCGGCATGCCGCTGAACCCACCAGCCACGCCAGACGAGACGTACTCGAATGCGCGTCGCATTCGGCGCGCGCGCTCGGCCGGGTTGTCGTACATCCGGGCCCAGTCGATATCGAAGAACCCGGCGCCGCCCTGCCCGGTCGCCTTGAGGCGCTGGTTGAAGCCGCCGGATATCTTTTTCAGGCTCTCGAACTGCGCCTGGAGCTGGCGCATGTTGTCCAGCGTCGCCTTGTCGATGGGCTGGTATTTCAGCTTGTTCGCCTGCGCGACGGCCGCGCCCATCTTGTTCACCTGCTGGGTGAACGTCTGGATGGCGCGCTCGACATCAGCGGCATCGAACTGCGCTTCGACCGGGATCTGGATGCCCATTTACTTTCCGCTTTTCACGTCGATCAATGTCTCAAAATCATCCGGAAGCTGGCCGTTCTCGGCTTCCTCCGCCCACTGTCGTTCGATGGCTTCCTGGTCGAAATCATCGTCAACAACTTCATCGGCCGGCGGATTCTCGGTGTATCGATGGGCCCAGTAGTCGGTCTCCATCTCCTCGATCGTGGCGTCGAGATAGCGCGGGTCCGTCGGCGGCAGGCTGTACCGGCGACGGAACGCGAACTCGATGGTCTGCGCCCATTCCCGGCCGTTATTCCTTGCCCGCTTGCTCCTTCCCGCGTCGAAAGGAGCCCTCCTTTTCACGCAGGACCGCGTGAACTTTCAGGAGCGTGGCGTAGGTTTCGTCGTCGAGCGGATCGATCTCGTCGAGGTTGTTGGTCGGCTTCCCGTCGAGGTTCTTGATCCATCCACCGGGAGCCTCGACCGTCAGCACCTTGAGCGTCGCGATCCAGCCGGCCACCGTTGCCAGATAGGTCGTCGGCGTCTCGACGCCTTCCGTCAGCCGCGAGAATTCCGCTGCGATTCGCAGCTCGTCGCGCATGGTCCGCCGCGCGAAGCGGAAGGCACCGATCCCCTCGACGGGGATGGTGAAATCGTTGGCGTTTGGGGTACGGTCCATAGAGGTCTCCTTTGCGATGCCCCATTGTCCCGTCACGACGAAAAAAAGGCCGCGCGAGGCGGCCTTTTCCGTGCAGCAGTAACCGATCAGGCGGCGAGGCCGGTCACGTCCAGCGCGTTGAACATGCCAGACTGAACCACGATGGAGTGCTTGCTGATCTGGATGTTTCCCGAGGCATACGAGCAGCCGACGTACTTGCGCAGCAGCGTGCCGTCGTCTTTCGAGTACGCCTCGAAATCGAACACCAGACCTTGCAGAACGGCGTCGCCGTTCTCCATGGCAATGCCGGCCTGGAGCATGGCGCCCCGGTTCAGCATCATGGCGCTCACATTCAGGCTGTGCCGCGCCATCGTCGGCACGTACTCGGTGACGTGGATGTCGCCGATACCGGAGGCCGGCTCGGGCGCGTAATCGTCGTTCATGTCGACAGACTGGATCAGGCCGATCTGTTTGCCGTCGAACACAACGACAATCCGGTTGCCGCTGCGGGTTTGCAGGTTTTGACGCATTTTCTTTCAGCCTCCGTTACGCGGCCGTCGCGGTCCCGCTGTACGGGACAGCGAAGATCGTGATGGGGATGTAGTTGATCGGCAGGACCGGCGAGCACTCGAACTCGATGCGCAGCACGTCGCCCTCCAGCTCCGCCTTGATGTTCCGGTACGCCGGGCTCGCCTCGTCGCCGACGATCACGCCAGGGCCTTGCGGCTCGGGGCGTGCCAGCTCGCGCAGCGTCGACTCGGTGATGCTCACGGCGCGGCTCATGCTGATCGGCGACGCCTTCTCGCCGCGCAGAATGTCCACCGCGTCACGCACGTTGCGTGCCACGAAGTCGGCCGCCGCACCGACCGAGACCTCGACGCGATTGTAGTTGTCGTTCGCCAGCCACGTCGTGATCGACTTGACGACCTTGTAGCCGTTCGGCGTGTTCTCGAGGCACAGCACGCCGCCCTCGATCAGCACGTCGGTGTCGGTCGGGTTGCGCAGGTCGCGCTCCAGGCCGCGCACCTTCACGGTCTTGTTGGTCAGCGGCGTGCCCGGATTGACGCCCGAGAACGCGCCGGCCACCAGGGCGGCGGCGATGTACGGCGGGAACAGCACCAGCTTGCCGGCCGGGTTGTAGTCGTAAAAGCCCAGGTGGATGAGCGACGTGCGGTCGCTGTTCAGGGCCTTGGCAGCGGCCAGCGCCTGATCGTCGGTCGACCCGCTCGCCATGCCGACGATGCCGCGACGCTCCATGCGCGCCACGTTCGACATGAACGCGCAGTGCGTATCGTTCATGGCGTGGATCGACGGATCCGAGCTCACCGGAACCACCCACTGCGCATCGACGGTCTGCAGCGTCGCATAGGCGTCGCCCCATTCCGAGTTGGTGACGATGCCGTCGGAGCCGCCCGTCATGTAGGTGAACGGGATGTTCGCGGGCACCGTGCCGGCGTTGACGGCGCGCGTCGCGGTCACGAAACCCTCGCTCGTGCCGTTGAGCCAGTCCACGATGGCCTGCAGGTGGGCGGTCGCCACGTAGGGCGCCGTTTTCACGTCCTGCGCCGTCACCGTGTCCAGGCCGTTCAGGGCCGGCTTCTGGCCGTTGCCGTCCTCGACCGAGGCCGTGAAGCCCGTGACCGAATTGATGCGGTCCACCACCTGCTCGACCGACGGGAACGAATCCAGGTCGATGGTCGCCACGGTCGTACCGGTCGGCGCCTGCAGCGTGATCTGCGAGTTGGTCACGTCCATCACGGCAGTCGCGGCGGCGCCGGTGTACTGCACGCGGAACGCGCTGCGCGAGATGTTGTCCGCCGTGTAGTAGGCATTGCCGAACTGCGTGGTGACCTTCTTGCCCGCCGTCGAGCCGGACTCGACCTTGACCTTGATCTGGTTGGTGTACAGGCCGTAGTCGGTCGATTTCAGGCTGATGACCGGGTTGTTGCTGGCGTCCAGCAGGCTCAGTCCAGACTGAACAGCCGGGTTGACGCGCACGGCGATGACCAGCGACGGACCGTTGGTCTGCGCGCTCGGATCGAATGCGCGCTTGACCGCTTCCAGCAGCTCGCCGTCGCGCAGCGTCGCGATGGCCTGCTGGGGACTGCCGAAGCGCAGCGCCTTGTTGGGCTCACCGCCGCTCGAGCGGCCGATCAGCACCAGGACGTTGCCGACGGACAGGTTCTGGTTCGCCATCGCGGTATCGTCCACCACCGACATGGTGGCAGGCGAGATCCACAGGCGACCGGCAAAGAAAACTCCCATGATCGCTTACCTCAGACCGGTTTGTTGACGAAAGCCTCGAACCGAGCCTGATAATTCGACTCGGCATCTTTGAAGCGCCCTGCTTGCTTTTCGACGAAGTTGAACGCGCCGATCAGCTCCACGCGCTTGTCACGGGTGGACAGGCGAAGGCAGAACTCATTGAGCGTCAGCGGCTCGACGGCGGGGTTGACCTGCTGGTCATCGGTTTTGTCGGCTTTAGCCATTTGTTCCTCTCAGGGAGTGTTGACTTCAAGTTGAACATCGGTGATCGGGTCGACCTGATCGCGCACGATCACGGGCGCGAGGCAGTTGAACGTCCCGGCTGCTTGGAACACCGGCGCCGGGTACTCACCGCTCACCGCATCCACGTCTTGCTGCGCGATTTCGACCTTCACGAACCCGTTGGCGTCGAACACCGGTAGGTTGGCGACGATGATGCGGCGCAGCGCCTTGCGCAGCGCAATCCGCTCGTCGGGGTTTAGGCTCCAGGCGATGAATGCGATCTGCACGCCGGCCAGCCATCCCTCGTGCTCGTTCCAGTCGTCGTCATCGAAAAAATCGGGGACTATCAGCTCGCCGACGCCGCGCTCGGCGGGCGACTCGGACAGCAGGTGGACCGACACGACCGGAAAGCGCGTCTGCTCGAAGATCGGCGTCGCCACCAGCACCTTGATCGCGCCGTCTTTGGCGCGCAGCGTGCCGCGCTTCACTTCGGCCTGGAGGCCGAGCGCAAGGCGGTCCCGCAGGACCGTCAGCACGTCGGTGCTGCAGTCCTCGTAGGTCGAGTTCGGCGTCCCGGTCGCGGTCGCGCTGGGCGTCCAGGCCGCGCCATCCCAGTAGTAGGCACGGTAGTGGTACAGCGTGCCGTTCTGCAGGTGCTGGCTATCCAGCGCCGAGCGCTCGTCGCCCTCGTAAACGAGAAAGGCGTTCGGATCGTCCTGGCCGGTGAAGGTGTCGGCCGCCTTGCGCAAGATGCGCCACCGGCGCGCGCCGGCCGGCGGCTCCAGGAAAACCCGGAGCGCATTGCCAACGGCGAGAGGCACGATCATTGCAATCATGGGGTCAATGATCGCGTCACGACCGCCGGCGCGGGGAAGGCGTGACACTAGAATTCAGGCATGGCCGAATACCGACTTTCCATCGATCTGTCCGGCATCACTGCCGCCGCGCGCGCCGCCGTAAATGAGCAGGTGTTCCCCCTGCTCAATCAGGCCGTGCGCGCCGTGGCACAGCAGACGCAGATCAACTGGATGGAGGCCGTGCAGCGCGCGCGCCTCTGGAGCGGAGAGAAGCAGCCCTACGTCGAATCGATCACGATGAAGATGACGGGCCCGTTCTCCGCCGTCGTCTCGAGCGACTACAAGCACGCCGAGGAGATCGAGACCGGCCGGCCGCCGCGCGACCTGAAAAAGATGCTCGATACGAGCCCGAAGGTTCGCCGGACCAAGGATGGGCGCCGCTTCATGGTGATCCCGTTCCGCCACAACACGCCCGGGAACGAGGCGCACGCGCCGGCCATGCCGCAGCACGTCTATGACCTCGCCTCCCAGCTCACGCCCAGCAGGATCGTCGGCCAGGGCCAGCGCCCCGCCGGCGAGATCACGTCGGCCCATCCGCGCTGGGGCATGCGGCCGCTCAAGAAGCAGACGCCGTTCCTGTCCAACCCGGCGACGAAGGCGACCTATATGGTGCCGCGCAACGCCTATAACTGGGGACAGAGCCTGCCGGCCGGCCTGACGCCGAAGATGCGCCAAGAACACAAGACGGACATCCACGCCGGCATGTACCGTTTCGACACCACGACGCCCGGCGGCCAGCGGCACAGCACGTACATGACGTTCCGGATCATGATGGAAGGCCAGACCGGCTGGATCGTGCCCGCCAAGCCCGGCCTCTATCTGGCGAAGAAGGTCAGCGAGGAGATGCAGCCGCTCGCCGAGCGCGCCTTCGGCGAGGCGGTCAAACGCACCCTGCGTTAGGCCGGCGCCAGATCCCGGCCGAACAGGTCGAAACTGCGCATAACCAGGCGTTTGGGCAGGCGCGCGCCCTGGTGCTCGTTGCGGTCGCTCGGATACGGGCCCCAGCAGAAATACTCGGTGAAGCGCGTGCCCGTGATACTGTACGTCGTACCAAGCGGCGGCTCGTCGTCGGCCCAGGTCAGCACGCCTCCGGCGCCGACCGTGGGAATGCCGCCCTCAACGATGGCGCCGGCCTGATCCAGCCAGAACACCCGCGTGATCTTGTCGACCTGGACGTGCAGGCGCTCGTCCTCGTCGCCGTGCACCAGCGGCAGCGAGAAGTAGTCGGTGCTGTTCAGCATAACCACGCGGTCGAACTGTCCCATCTCGTACATGGGCGAATTCTCCGGGATCGACACGACCATATCGCCGTCCTGCCACAGGCCGAACTGCGCCCAGCGGAGCTGAATCTGCTGGCTGGCGACGCCGGCCACGGCCGGCTTTGGCGCGACCCACAGCCAGCTCTTGCCGCCACACTGCGGGCAATCGAGCCGCGCGGCACCCGAATGCGGGTTGACGCACGGGCACCGGAACGCTTTGCGCCACAGGAATTTCTGTCCCATGTGATTGAGGTGCGCGTTGAACGCGGCCGGATCGAGTCGCATGTCAGCCCCCCATCACCATCGAGCGAATTCCGTGGATGGCCGTCATCAGGCCGCCGTTGCCGCCCTTCGGGCCGTTGAGGATCGTGTCGACCATCTCGTGATACTTCGCGAGATCGACGCTCATCGACTGCGACAGGCCGTCGGCGCTGATCGAGCCGGACTGGGCCGGGAAGCCGTCCTCGATGGCCTTGAGCACAGCCGTTTTCTTGATGGCGTCGATCAGGTCAGGATAGTCGCGCGCGGCGTTCTCCAGGCCGGCGACATAGGTGATCTTCACCATGAGCGGCACGATGCTGTAGCCGGTCAGCGCGCGCATGACGAACGTGCCGGCCGTGCTGAACAGCGCCGGCGTCGACGGCACGAATTGCAGGTGCGCGTACTTCTTGTAGGGGCGGATCCACTCGACCGGCATGTCAAAGAACGTGTCCCCCATCGTCGGGAAATCGAACTTCACGCTCTCGACGCCGATCAGCGGCTTGTTGTTCAGCTTGATCATGCCCCAGCCGTCGGGAAAGAACATATCCTGCTTGTAGTCGTAGCCGGGATCCTCGCCCCACGGCATGCCGTCCAGCGCCGCGATCTGGTCGGCCGTTGGCGTGCCCGGGAAGAACTTGGTCGGCACCAGCGGCACACGCAGCTCGTGCGCGATGTGGGCCTCGGCCGCCACGACCTTGCTCCAAATGTAATCGTCCGACATGACGGCGCCGCCCATGAAACCCTGCGCGGCCGCCATGAGCCGGTCGGCGCGGATCTCCTCGACGATGAAATCCTTGGTGAACAGGAAGGATTTTGTTGGCGCCGTGGCCGACTCCACCGTCACCTTGAAGCGCTTGATGCTGAATCCGCTCGAGCCGGTCAGCACCAGCATGACATCGCCCAGCTCCAGGGCGGCGGTCTCGGTGTCGGTGAAGGAGACCGCCACGACGCCGGCCGGCCAGTCGGCACCGGCATCCGTCGACGCGCAAGCCTTGGGGCCCGACAGTGCCGTCGAGCCGTCGACCGTGAATAGCTGCGCCGACACAGAGCTCGCCGCGTCGATAGCCACGGGCGCGCCGTCGACCTGCACGGTCACCGTGAGTTGGGCCGGCTGGCCCTTGAAGATGGTCGTCATGTCTTCTGCCTACGAAATAGGCCGCACGCGGCGGCCTATGAGTGTCGCCGGTAAGGGCGGTCGATCAGGATGCGATGACGCCAGCCGCGCGCAGGCTCGCCAACAGGGCGTTGAACTCGGCCACGGTCGGGCTCGTCGTCTCCGTGCTGTCCGGCACAGCCGGGCCGGGATCCTTGACGATCAGGTCGCCGGCCTTTTCCTTCTGCATACCCAGGTTCAGGTTGTTGACCAGATCGCGGACGCGTTCGGTTCGGGTGCTCATGGTGCCTCCGGTTAGGCGTTGTTTTCGGATTCACCGCCGGCGCCGCCATTTGCGGCTTCGTCAGCGGCCTTCTGCGCAGCTTCGTCGGCAGCGGCCTTCTGCGCGGCTTCTTCTTCCGCCGCCTTCTGCTCGGCTTCTGCGTCGGCGGCCTTCTTCGCTTCGGCCTTCTCGATCTCGGCCGTCAGGCGGTCGCGCCCCCACTTGCCATTGACCTTGATCTCGAGCGCGGCGGCCTTGGCACGCAGCTCCTCGAGCTCGGCGTCGTCGACCGGCGGCTTGGTCGGCTTCTTCTCGCCGTCCAGCTCGTAGCCGCGAATGGCGAGGAAGGTTTCGGCCAGATCGTCCGAGATGTCCTCGGAAATCACGCCGCGCTCGTGCGGCTCGAATTTGACCCCGCTGATCAGCTCGGACGCATTGGGCAGGGTGCAGATGACTTTCGGCATGTCTTTCTCCTTGACGTGGGGCGGGCCGGGCCCCGGAGGGCCCGGCCGGTTTGCTCACCGACCGATTACTCGGCGGTGAACGGGCGCCACTTCGCGTTGCTGGGCAGGATGTTCTTGATGTAGCCGTGGTGCTTCGGCTTGGTCACGCGCAGGTAACCGAACAAGAACTGGAACCAGGAGATGACCGGCACACCGCCCACGCCGAACGGCAGCGGGATCTTGGTCATCGGCTGGTACTGGCGCCAGCCGATGGCATCGGCGGACGGGCCCAGGTTCAGCAGCGGGATCGACACCGTGCCGGGGATGTCGCGGTTCAGGTCGACGAAGGTCGTGGTCGCGCCAGCCTTCTTGACGATCTTCACCAGACGCAGATCGGCGGCCGCGTTGGTGCCGTTCTGGCGGCTGCGGTAGATCGCGTAGCCCGACTCGGTGCCGGAGGCCGACTGGGCGATCGTCAGCGTCACCTTCTGGCCGGCGGCCACGGCGGTCTGCGTGGTCAGCGTCACGGCGGTCAGACCTTCGCCGTTGGCGCCGATGGCGGCCACACCGTAGTAGAAGTTGCCGGCGCGGGCGGCCGAGAACTTCGACGCGGCGTCGGACGCGGTGGCGGCGGTCACGCTGGCCGGCTTGAACGCGACGTTGGCAGCGGCGACCGAGGCGTAGTTCACCTCGAACGGCTTGACCATCGGATGTTCTTCATCGTGGATGAAGGTGTCCATGTTGGTGCGCAGCACGCCGTGTTGCAGGCGGATGCCTTCGACGTGGCCGCCCAGCATCGGCGTGTTGTTGCCTTGCGGCACCCAGCGGTAGGCCGGGTCCAGACCCATGTTCAGGTCGTTCTGCACCGAGTTGGGCAGGAACACGTCGGTCGAGCGGCCCCAGGAACCGTAGCGGCTGACGGCCGTGTTGATCTTGCCGAAGGCTTCCACGCTGTCCAGCTTGGCGCCGTCCAGGTCGACGATGTTGTCCTCGGGCATCTTGCCGTCGGCGATTTCCTTGTCGATGATGTTGAAAATACCATCGAACTGGGTCGGCGCGGCGTCGGCGTTGCCGTGGAACAGCAGGTACTCGGCGTCAGTCAGGAGCTGCAGCGCGCCGTTGCGTTCCTCGACGGCCGTGGCCTCGACGATATTCTTGCCGATGTTCAGGACGTAGCCGACCTGACGCAGAGACATCAGGAACTTCACCAGCCCGACTTCGCGGCTGTATTCGCCCTGCGCAGCGCGCACGACGCCCATCTGCGAGTTGGTCGAGCCGCCCAGGAAGCCGCCGACGCTCGACTGACGAACGTATTCGTCAACGATGTTGGTGGCCTTGGTCGCATTCAGGCGGTTGAACAGCACGAAGTGCTCGTTCTCCTGAATCGTGGTCTTCATCGCCGTGTCCAGCGACTGCACGGTCAGGGCGCCACCGCCTTCCAGGGTCGCAACGTCCGTCTGGTAGTTGCTGGCCTGGAGAGCCTTCTGCAGCTCCTGGAACTGCTCCAGCGACCCGCCCGAGGTGCCACCCAGGGTCGGGATCGCGCCGCCGGGAACCATCCCGGCCATCATCTGTTGAATTCCGCTCATTTTGGTATGACCTCTGACGTGGGCGGGTTGTTAGGAAACGACTTTCTGGATCAGCTCGGCGCTGACGGGAGCACCGGTGCGCAGCGCCACGTCAATCGTGGTCAGCTCCTGGCCGGTTATCTTCTTGGCGTCGAACGCGGCATGCGACTTCGCCATGAACTCGCTGCCAGTCATGCCGCTGGGCTCGGACTTGTTCATCTGCTCGCCGGCGCCGGGCTTCTCGGTGATCGCCAGCACGGTCTTGCGGCCGCGGCCCTCGCCGCGCAGCTTGGCGATCTCGCCCTGCATCGACTTGATCAGGTCGGCTTGACCCTTGACCAGACCGACGCACTGCTCGAGCGCCTTGAACATCTGGCTTTCGCCTTCGGCCTGCTTGGTGCCGAGCGCCTGCAATTGGCCCATCAGCGACTTGACCAGCTCGGTGCCATCGACGGCCTCGACCTGCTTACCGTCTTCCAGCGTGACGGTGCCGAGGGACTTGCCCAGGGTCTCGCCTTCGCCGTCGCCTTCACCTTCGCCGGCGCCGTCACCATCCGGCTTGCCGCCGGCGCCGTCGCCTTCACCATCCATGTCGCCGCCCTCCGCAGCGGCGGCTTGGATGTTCTTGTCATCCTCGCCATCACCCGCCGGAAGCGCTTTGCTCATGGTTTCTTGCTCCGAGGCCAAGCCGTCCAGCTCGGCCATCAGCTTGTCAAAACTCATGGCTTACTCCGTTTTTTGAGACCAGTTTTCAGATCGCGCACAAAGCGCTCCACCCATTCGGCCGCGTCGCTTCGCGAGAGACCGAACGTATTCGCCGAATACTCGACGAGTTCCTTGATCCCGGGGTTGTCGCCGGCGGCGCCGTGGCGCATCGCATCGGCGAGCTTGTTCCGGAAATCGAAGTAGTTTGCCGGACCACCGGCATCGAGGGACTGCATGCCGAGCGCAGCGCCGCCCGTCTTGCCGACGGCATCGGTCGCATAGCCGGCCTCGAGCGCTTTCGACAGATCCAGGCCGCCCACGCCCCAGCACTTCGCGAGCGCACCGAACGGCACGGTCGCCACGGTCGGCACGGTCTGGTTCACCGGCGTCTTGCTGAATCCGATGTTGGTCCAGCGCACGCGCTTGACGAAAGCCTTCCGCAGCTTCGTGGTGGGGTCGATCTCGACGGCCTTCTCGAGCACCGCGCCGCCGACGGACGGATACCAGCGCGCCGGCGGGTCGACCTCGGTCACCGAGCTCCAGAATTGATTGGCGCGCTCCGCCGCCGGGCCCGTGCCGGCGAAGATTTCGCCTTTGACGAACGTGCGCCCGTCGGCGAAGCGCGCCTCGACCGGGCGACCGATCTCGAACAGCGTGTAGTCGGGGATCCCTGCCTTCGCGCCAATCTGTGTGATGTGATCGATGTCGAGATTGCCGTAGCGCAGGTAGTAGTCCGACGACGAGGAGAGTGCCTTTTGCAGCACCACCTCATTCTGTTGATCGGTCGCCTCGTTGCTCGCCTCGATGAACACGAACCGGCGACCGCCATCCATCATGGGCGTCGCCTTGAGCATCGAACCGATGCTCAAGTATTCGGGTACAGAGGCCAGCAGGTCGCGTTGATCCATGCCGCAATTGTGCTGTCACGACTTTTTTGGCTGGCACACCCGCATAAAAAAAGGCGCCCGAAGGCGCCCAAGATCCCAAGGTAGGGGGATGCGGTTATGCGTTGCCCAGCGCCTCGCGCGCCTGGGCGATGACTTGATGCAGCCGGCCGCGCTCGTCGACCAGATCGGTGTAGCGCTGCTTCGCCGCGTCGTCGCCGGTCAGTGCCGCGACGCGCGCGTCCGAAATCTGTCCATCGACTTCGGACAGGCGCTCCTGCGCACGCGCCAGGATGCGCCGCTCCATGTCCTCGGTCTGCTTCGCCATCGCGCCGAGCTCGCCAAGCTGGCGCCGCGTGTTTTCGATGTGGGCCTGCATCAGCGCGTCTCCGCCAAGCACTGCGCGCGCAGGTCTGCGGCCTTGATGGAATAGCACATGCCCGGCTCCTTGCGCGCCTTGGCGATGCAGTGCGCGCGGGCGTCCATATTGCCGATGGTGTAGCAGGCGCTCACGTCGGCGGCGTGCGCCGGCGCCACGACGTGCAGCATCGCGAGCGCGGCCAGCAGGGAAAGAATGCGTTTCGGGTTCATGGCTCAAATATAATCAAAGCAGAGACGGTTGTGAATCCGGCGCGGCCTGACGTTGTTTCAAATAGTAAGCCACGCCGGACTCGTCGAGCCCTTCCAGCGGCGTCGTCATCAGATCGCGCAGCCCGTATTTCTTGCGCAGGCGGTCGCGCGCGCGGTGGACTTCGGGGTGATCCGGCACGCCGTCGATCAGCTCCACGTCGTTTTTCTGGCCGGTGCGGAAGATGCGGCCGTTGCGCTGCGCGTGCGTCATGGCCGTCTGCGGGGTGTCGTATTGGTACAACCATTGCCCGCGCTGGATGTTCATGCCCGTGGCGCCGGCGTCGGACGCGACCAGGATGTCGGCCTGGGCTTCGCCCTGCTCGGGGTTGAACATCTGCCGCTTGCGGTCCTTTTCCTTGGCGCTGTCGGCGCCGGTGATGGTGACCACGCGGTGCCCTTCCCGCTCCAGCCGCTCGGTCAGCATCTTCACCGCCTCGAGCGAGTGCGCGAACACCACGCCGGGCTTACCCTTGCGCTCGGCCGCGACCTGGGAGAGCTGGTCGACGTTGGGGTTGTCCGGGTGCGTGTTGATCACGCGCTGCACGGCCGACGATTTCAGGATTCCCAGGTTCTGCTGCAGGTCGCGGGCGACGGCTTCATGCTGATCGTCCGGAACGCCCTCGAACGACGACGGCGAGATCGCGCGCATGGCGGTCACGTCCACCTTGCCCTGCATGCGCGCCAGCCGCGCCGTGCTGAAATGCTGGTCCAGCTCGCCCAGCGCCAGCTTCTGGCCGTCGGACAGGCCCAGGCGCATTTCCTTGCGGTCGGCCGCCACGTCCGGATCGATCTTCGACGGATACACGTAGCGCGCCATCTCGCGGCGCAGCGCATCCTTCGACGCCAGCGTGTCGGCGCCGTAGCGGCGCATGAACGCGGCGCGGTCGTTGTACCGGGCCGGATCCATCTTGCGCATCAGGTCGTAGACCTCGGACGCGTCATTCTTCACCGGGTCGCCGGACGCCATCAGATAGTAAGGTGTGTGGTGCGACAGCGCGTCGACAACGTTGGCGAGCCGCGAGTTTTCCTTGCCGGCGCGGTTGAGGGTGTACTGGCTTTCGTCGACCGTGAGGTAATCGAAATTGATACCCTCGGCATCCAGGACGCCGCGCATCCAGTCCTTGCGCTCGTCGTCGGTCATGGCGTTCAGCCGGTCGGACATTTCCGACTCGGCGATGCCGGCGTGCTTGGCGCCCAGGTGCAGCATGTCGTCGCGGAACGACTGATGCGTCATGACGGCGAAATGCGTGTCCGGGTTCTTGTAGGCGGCGATGCGATCCTCGCGGCCGGCGCCGGGCTCGATGTGCCAGTTGAACTTGCCGGGCTCGAGGTAGCGCAGGGCCTCGCCAGAGAACTGGCCCTGCACGATGGACGGCACCAGGAACAGGCCGCGCTTCACCTTGCCCTGCTCGCGCAGGTGCGTGAACGAGGCGAGCTGCAGCAGCGACTTGCCGGAGCCGGTGCCGAACGCCGCGACGACGCGCTTGTTGGCGTCGACCATCTTCACCAGCCGCTGGCGCGCCGCGTTCTTGCCGCCGCTCATGGTCGGATTCCAGAGCTTGGTCGGCTGGCCCGGTTTGAAATTCTGGCCGACGATTCCCATCATGCCGGCAATCTGCCGCTCGGCCTCGTGCCCCAGCGTGTGCCGCTCATCGCCGCCAAGCTGGATTTCCTTCGCCGCCTCGCCCGCACCACCGCCGAACATATCGTCCTGGGCGGAGAAAAAGCCCATCTGTGCCTGCTCGAACGCTTCCTGCCGGTCGCGCGCGGCGTCCATCTTCTCGCCCACGCTACCGCTGGCGTAGCGGCCGCCCACGCGCTCGCGCAGGCTGTCGATCAGCGCGCGCTCGCGCTGCATGCGATCCTCGCGCGCGGCCGGGTCGGTCGCGTCGAGGTGATTCAAATTGTTACGGATGACGGCCTTGCCCAGCTTGATCGGCGCGCCCGGGTTGAGGCGGTTGTGGGCGTCCGCGAACGACTTCGCGACGTTCGAGCGGATCAGATCCTGCACCGCCTCGTAGGCGTTCTCGTTGCCGCGCATCGTGTCGACGTACTTGCCCCAGGTCAGCGACGCCGCGCCGACCTTGGCCGCGAGCTCGTCGCGCTGCTGGCGCCACTCGGACCATTCGGGGTTGGTCACGGTGTCGCCGAACATATCGGTCGTCTCTTTCTCCGGCTCGGCGCCCTGAATGCGGTCCAGGTCCGCGCGCAGGCCGGCGGCCTCGGGGCTTTCCTTCGCCACGTTGCGATAGAAGAACTCGCGCAGCGCGCGCTGGTCCTGCGGCGTCAGCTCGCCGAGCTGCTTGTAGGCGGCCGTGCCCTCCGGCGTGTCCGACAGGGCGCGGTGCAGCGCGTCGACCGCCTTCTGGTCGACCGTGAATTTCTGCCGGTTCAGGGTCGAACGGCCGCCGCCGTAGCGCTGCTCGACGAACTGGTCGGCATACTGGTCGAAGCGATCCGCCAGGGCCTCGGCGCGCTGCATCTTGCCGTCCTGGCCCTTGAGCGGCGCCACCGCGTCGAGCGCGGCGCGGTATTCTTCCGACCGGTCGCGGCCCACCTTGACGAAGAACTCCGCCGACTGGATGTCGGCCACGATATCGCCCGGCGCGTCGCCGTCGGCCGCACGGCCGCCGATGTAATCGCGCAGCGACTGCTCGAGGTCGGCGCCCGGCTGGAATTGCTCGGCGAGGCGCGGCGCGACGCCGGGCTTCACGTCCATAACCAGGTCTGGCCGGTTCGCCACGCCCAGCGGCAACCAGCCGTCCTCGTCGTGCTCGCCCTGGATGATCGAGAGGTTGCGGCGCACCTGCTCGAGGTCGCCGCGCTGGATCGGCTTCGCCAGCCGGTCGAGGCCGGCGCCGTTCACGGTCAGGAAGGTGTCACCCGCCACGCTGTCGATGGTGTAGTCGCCGCGCTGCAGGCCGATGGCCCGCACCTGCCGGATGGCGTCCTCGATGCCCAGCTTGCCGAGCGAGACCTGGAACTGGTCTTTCTTGCCCTGCTTGAGCGCCACGACCAGGGCCGCGTTCGCCTCCATCTCGCCCAGGGCCTGACCCAGCACCTTCTGCGCGCCCGTCACGGCTTCGCGCCGGCGCGCGTTCAGCTCCTGCGCAGCCTGCAGGTCGGCGCCCGTGGCCGCCTCGCCGAGCTCGATTTCCTTCGCCGCGTCCATCAGGTCGCGCGCGGTGCCCAGGGCCTCCTCGCTAGCCTGCATATAATGGTGAAGGTGGAAGTCCTGCATGCCTTCGGCGACCCGCTCCACCTCGTCCGGCATGTCGGTGTGGATCCGGCGCGCCAGCACCTGCGCGGCACCGGCCACGCCCAGCACGTCGACGACGCTGCGGTCGACCAGGGCATCACCGCCGACGGCCAGCGCCAGCGAGTTGACGCTGTTGTAGGCGCCGATGCCGATATGCTTGCCCAGGGTTTCCTCGGGATTCGGCCCGGCCAGCTTCTCGAACTCGGACAGGAACGCCCGCGTCTGCATGGTGCGCAGGTCGTTGTTCAAGTCCTCGGCAATCTTGGCGTCGGTGTCCGGGTCGGCGCTGTACTCGAGCACGTAGGCTTTCGGCTCGGCGGCCGCGCGGTCGATTTCGGCGCTCGCCTCCCGCGCCTTCTTCTGGATGGCGCGCAGCTTCTTCTGCGCGCGCAGCAGTTCGACCGCCTGCTTGGCGTCGGCCAGGGCGGCGTCGGCGTCCGGCACGGCCGGCTCGCGGATGTTCTTGAGCTCGTCGCGGATCATGCGCGCGGTCTCGCCGCGCTGCACGGCCGCCTTGCGCTGGGCGTCCGTCATCTGCGCCTGCTTCGCGGCGCGCGCGCGGTCGGCCTCGGCCTTGAGCTCGTCGTCCGTCAGGCCGGCATCCTCGGCGCGCCCCTTGTAGTCCGTCTGGAAGCCCAGGCCGCCCGGGTTGTCAGGAATCGGGTTCAGGTCTTGGACCGACAGCACCTCCGGATCCTTGGCGTCCAGCGGAACCTCGCCGATGCCCGCCTCCATGCGCGCGGCCGAATCGGTGACAAGGCGCTGGCGCTGCAGCTCGACCGCATCGTTGGCGCGCTGCACGAGCTCGCGGTGATGCTTCTTGCGCATCTTGCCGAGCGCCGCGTCGGACAGGTGCGCGTAATCGGCCTCCGGAAACTCCAGGCCGGCCGGATCCCAGCCCATCGTTTGCGCGACGGTCTGCACGAACTCGCGCTCGTGCGCCATGCGCTGCGCGCGCACGTTCTCCTGCGCCTTCTTCTTCGACTCGAGGATGCCCGCCTCTTTGTCGCGCTTGCGCTGTTCCTTTTTCTGGTCAGCCTTGTCCTTCTTGCGCTGCTCGGCCTCGCGCTTGTATTCGGACTCCGAGCGCACGCTGCGCAGCTTGAGATAGTTCAGCTTGCCGCCGGCGCCGCCGATGACGTGCGCCGAGCCGTCCGGGTTTTCCTGGATCAGCACAGGCTGCCCCTCGGTGCCCGGCCCATTGGGATGCACGGTGATCCAGCGCGCGCCGGCCGGGATTTTCGAGGCTTTCAGGAACAGGATCGGCTTCATAATGCCGATGGTATGGTCACGACATGAGCAGGCCCCGGCGTTACCGCCGGGGCCCCGTTGTCTTTCCAACCGTCCGCGACACCTTTCGCAACGCCAGCACCCCTATGCACCGGTCTCGCTGCTACTCGGACAGGCACGCCGCAAGGAGAACGGCGCCCCGCGCAGCCGGGGTTTTTCTCTACAATCCACGCCCGGCTGGGACTGTCCGGCCTATCCTCTCATGAGGCCCCGCCGGCTGGGGGATCAGCTATCGCAAACATGGCCCATCATTGCGTCACGACCGGTCAGAGGCCGCCGGCATCCGCATCGATCAAGGTGAAGGTCTCGCCCTCCGGGTCGGTCAGGTCGGCCGAGCCCATCGCGTAGGAGGCATTGATGCGATACGTCTCGATGGCCGCCGCGAGCGCTTCCTGCAGGTCGGCGTGCGCCGGCATGCGGTCGACCACGGAATGGTCGATGTAGTCGCCGAGCAGGAACAGGTTGTCGCGCGTGTAGTACCGCTTGAGCAGTTCCTTGATCAGGAACCAGTACACGCCGAAGTTCCGGTAATTGCGCGGGTCGGTCTGTAGGAGCTGCAGCGTGCTCGCCGCAAGTTGCTTGGGATCGATCATGCCGCCTCCTTGCGCAGCGCGTCAGCGAGTTTCATGCCCTGCGTCTGGAACGGAATATGGGGCTGGTAGGACGGGCCCAGCTCTTTGACGGTTTTCTCGCCGATCTCGGGATGCTTGGCGATCATGTGTCGCACGGCGTCCGCGACGGCTTCGTTGCTCATGACGGGCAGGCGCATCAGGTCGCGCACGGTTGCCTCGGGGTCGCCATCCTTCGCCGACACCATCATCGCGGCCGCCAGATCGTGGTAGCCGTTCTTCTCGGCCAGCCTGACAAGAGTGTTGCGCACGGTCCCGGCGACGGGTTGGCCGTTGTACCAACCGTCGGCGGATAGCGCGCTCCCAATCTGACTGCCATCGCGATAGCTCCACAGCTCATTGGGAAGCACGTTGACCTGCCGGCCATAGCTTTCCGTCTTGGGCTGCACGGCCTGAAATGACTGTCCCAGCACGCCGTCATGCTTCGCCTTGGCAAACAGCGTCGCCAGCGCCTTGCGCGGCCACGTCGGCGTGGTCGAGTACCCGAACTCGGCCATCGGCGCCGCCTCGCGCAGCGCGTCGGCGAAGGTCGGCGCCCGGCGGATGCGCTCGCCCTGGACGCGGCTGAACGCTTCCCGCGCCTCTTTCTCGAAGCCCTCGCCGAACGCCATCTTGCCGGCCGATGTCCAGCGGTTGTGCCGCTGGCCGAACTTGCCGGGGTACTTCTCGACGAACCGCGCCTCGGACCGGCCGCCGCGCCGCTTCGTCATGTACTCGGTGCCGAACGTGCGGGCCTGCTGGTCGGCGATATACGCCTGGATGGCCTTCTCGCGGTTTGCCTCGGTCGGAAGCAGGTAATCGTGCGTGTCGTGCTGGTTATGATGGCCGTAGCTTTCCGCCACCTCCAGCGCGCCGGTTTCCCGGTTGATCATCGGCACATCGCCATAGGGCATGCGGAACGTGTGCGCCTTGGCGCCCGCCTTCACCTGCCGCTGGATCGCATCGTGGCTCGACGCCAGGATCGACGGCGGCAGCGCCGTCACGTCTTCCCAGCTCCCCAGGTTGTTCGCCTTGTCGGCGGCCGCCGCCTCGAGCTTGGCCGCGACTTGCGCCGCCTCGGCCGCCTCGTCGAACTTGAAGGCCGCCACGCCGTGCGCCAGCTTCGACGACGGCACGGTGATCGCGCCGGCGCCCTTGATCTCGCCGTAGCGGCGCATGGACACGTCACCCGTGGTCGGGTTCACGTCGGTGACGACCCACTTCACGGTGCTGCCGTCGGTCTCCGTCACGTCCAGGCCGGTGCCGCGCTGCATGGCGATGCCGGTATCCGGATGGATGACGACAGGCTGGTCGCTGTCCAGGGCGCCCTTGGCGCCGAAATACTTGTTGTTCGACAGGATCGTCTTGGCGCGCTCGATCTTGGCGCGCAGGCGTTGGGCGCTCACGGAATTCTTGTTCTGCAGGTCACGGAAACTGCGCTTCATGACCTGGAACCGGACGAACTCCGACGCGGCCGCACGGCGCTGCTCGCCGTCGTAGCGCTCCTGCGCCGCCGCCTTGTCGGCCTCGAACTTGGCGCGCTCGGCTTCCGGGTCGGCCGACATCATGATCAGCAGGTCGGAGCGGTCGAACCGGCCCTCGCGCGCCATGTTGTCCACGCGGTCGCCGCCGTTCCACAGCACGTCCTGCCAGTCCTTTTTCGCCATCATCGACTGATAGCGATAGCCGTCGAACGAGCCCTTGCTGATGTAGACGTGCAGCCGCACGGCCTCGTTGATATTGCCCTGGCGCAGGCCACGCCCGTTGCGCTGCTGCATCGAGGCCGGCTCCCACGGCAGGTCCATATGGTGGATGTCGGTCGTGCGTTTCTGGAGGTTCTGGCCCTCCTCCATCGTCTTGTTGCCGATTACTACATCGAGCTTCCCGGCATTGAACGCGTCAGCGATGTTCTGCCGTTTGGCAGACGATTCCGCCTCCTGCGCGTTCATGATCGCGATCCGGTCGCGCGGGATACCGGCCTTCACCAGGGCGGCGGCGATCTTCTCGTGCGTGTCCACGGCCTCGGCGAACACCACCTGCCCGCCATCCTTGGCGCCAGCGGCGATATGCTTGGCGGCCTCGGCGTATTTCGGCGAGTGCGCGCCGGCGTGCTCGGCGCCCAGCAGCTCCAGGTCCATCGCCGCCTTCGCCATCTTGTCCATGATCGAGAAGATGTGCGCGTCGCCGGTCGCATCCTTCTTCGTGGCGAGCTCGGCCATCTGCTCGCGCAGGTCCGCGTACACCGCCTGCTGCTCGGCCGTCATGTCGATCATGTGCATGCGGTCGTCGCGCGCCGGCAGCGCCAGCCCCACGTCGGCCGCCGTCTTGCGGTCGATGTAGCGGCGCATGATCTCGCGCAGCTCACCCAGGTTCTTGAACCCGACCGTGACCAGCGCATCCTGGATCGTGCCGTCGGTGCCCAGGATCTTGTCGTTGGCGAACTCGCAGAAGCGGTCGAGGAATTCTTCCGAGTTGCGGATGCCGATGCGCTCGAACGCCTCCGGCGAGATATGCGACAGCATCGAGTAAATCTCGAGCGGCGAGTTCTTCGTCGGCGTCGCGGTCAGCATGAAAATGCCGTTGCCGCCGTTCTGCTCACGCACCCACCTCGTCTTGAGGTTCATGTCGAGCGCGCGATTCGACAGGCCCTGGCCGCCCAGGAACTTCGGCGACTCGCCGAACCGGGCGCGCGCCGCGTACAGGTTTTTGAACGCGTGGCCCTCGTCAACCAGGAGCATGTCGACGCCCAGGTCGTTGAAGTAGATCGCGTCGGTGCGCTTACGGAAATCGCGGTCGGCGATGGCCTGCTCGTAAGCCTCGCGCACCTTCTTGCGGCGCTTGTCGCCGGCGTTGCCCAGCTTGTCGCCGCGCTGGACCCAAAAATCCTCGCCGACGTACTGTTCCTTGGTGATCGGGTCCAGGTCGATGTCGTTGAACGACGGCTGCGAGATGAACACGAAATCGTAGTCGTTCTGCGTCAGCTCGTGCAGCTTGCGGTTCCGCTCGGCCGCCGTGTCCGGCTTCGATTTCAGGTTGCCCGCCTTGTCGCGGGTGTAGGTCTCGCCGATCACCAGCACGCGCGAGCCCGGGAACCACTTCTCGGCCTCGGCCATCCAGTTCGCCAGGACCGACTTCGGCACGACAAACGTCGGCTTCTTGGCCTGTCCGTTCATCTTCGCCATGCGCGCCAGCATCAGGCCGCGCACGGTCTTGCCCAGGCCCACGTCGGCCGCGATGATGCCCTTGCCGGCCGCCAGCGCCCAGCGCAGGCCGCCGTACTGGTAGTCTTTCAGGCCCTCGTCGTTCAGGCCCGGTATGTCGATGGGCGCGTTCGAGAACTCGCGCTGCACGAAGCCCCGGAATTTCCGGTTGTACAGATCCTCGACCTGATCGCGGTAGCGCGACGACAGCAGCCAGAGCTTGAAATCCTCGTTCCAGCGCTCGATGGTCGGCAGGTCGTCTTTGCGCACGCCGGTGCGGTTCAGGTACTTGTCCAGCAGCGCGGCGTCGCCGTACTGGTTGCCGCCCTGGATGGTGTAGATGCCGTCGGCAAACGTGATCGACACGTCCGGCTGCTTGCGCACCCAGTCGTTGTCGGAGCCGTTCTTTCGGTCGTTGAAGTAGGCCGCCAGCACGTCCGTCGGCACGAAGGCCGAGTTGACCATCACCTCGACATCCTCGAGGGACTTCGGATCGATCACTTCCTCCAGGCGCCGGGCCTGGGCGGCATACTTCTCGGCCAGCCCGTCGCGCAGGTCGCCGCGCGCGATCTCGGCGCGCACAAGGTCCAGCTTCGGCCAGAGCTCGCCGGTCAGGTACTGGTCCATCGTGGTCCACTGGCCGCCGCCGGCGTAGGCGTAGGCCGGCGAGGCGAACAGCGCGTCCTCGACCTCCTCCACATCCTTGCCGATCCGGTCGGCCAGCTCCGCCGCTGAGAATGTGCCGCTGGTGCGCTCGAGCGCCAGGGACTGCGCGGCGGTGTCCAGCGTTCCCTCGACGCGGCGCGCGGCTCGGCCGGTCACGGCGTCGGACAGGGAGCCGTCGGCGCTCACGGCGCCGATCAGGCGGTACAGCGTCTTGTCCTGCGACGCGGCAAGCTGGAGGTTGGCGTTCTTGCCCGGGTTGCCGTGCTGGGCCACCCAGGCGCGCACACGCTCCTCGAGCGCGGGCCGGTCGACGGCCTGCCCGGTGAACAGCCGGTCGATGTCGGCCGCGATGTCCTGCGCGTCGCGCACGGCGGGATCCGCCAGGAATTCGTCGACGCGGTGCCAGCGCGGCGGCCGGCCCTGCAGGATGTAGGTCACGCCGTCGACGACCTTGGTGTCTCCGACCTTGGCGTTGCCATAGGCCCGCATCACAGCGCCGCCGAGCGCCTTCTTCTTCGCGGCCTCGTCATCGCCAAGCGCATCGAGCACGGCGTGCACGTCCGGCGTGGCCGTCGTCACCTCGTCCGGCGTCCACTTCGCGATCTCATCCGGCACGCCCTGCATGGAGCCGGACACGGTGATGTCCTGGCCCATGCCGGCCTTGGCGCGCCAGCCGGCTTCCATCGTGCCGAAGATGCTCGAGGCGCCGCGCCCGGCGAAGTAGCCGCCGGACAGGTATTCGTCGTCCCATACGCCGAGCTGCTTGAGCGTGTCCCGGTTGACCGTCATCAGCGCGCCGGCCACATCGTCCGCCCTCTTGCGGAAGAACACGATGTCGGTCGTCACTCCGGTATGCGAGTGCTCGAATGCGGTATTCGGCATGCGCACGGCGCCCAGGAACTCGCCCTTTCGCAGCAGGCGTTCGCGCAAGCTCCGATTCGACTTCGCGTCCATCACGCTGGTCGGCACGATCATGGCGACGATGCCACCCGGCTTTGTCTTGTCGAGCGCGGTGTCCAGGAAGTAGCCCTCGGCCGACTTGAGGCCGGGCTTGTCGTCCTTGATCAACGGGCCGCGCAGGCCGAACGGCGCATTGCCGATCACCACGTCGAATTGCCGGTCGCCGTCCTGCGTCGCGAAGCGCTCCAGGCTCGCATTGACGATCTCGTGTCGGTCGCCGTGCAGCACCTCCGCCACCTTGGCGCTGGTCGGGTCGAGCTCGACGCCGGTCACCTTCACGCCGGCCGGCGCGGTGTGCAGGAACACGCCAGTCGCGCAGGACGGCTCGAGCACGGTGCCGCTCGTGAAGCCCAGGTTCGCGAGCGCCGTCCACATGGCCGAGGCCACGGCCGGGTCAGTGTAGAACTCGTTCCAACTGTCGCCGCAGCCGCCGTTGCCGCTGTACTGGCGCATCAGCGCGCGGTCGGCGTCGCTGTACTCGTCCTTGTCGGCGGTCACCAGATCGACGACCTGCGCGTTGATCTCGCGGCGCTGGCCCTTGGTGATGCCAGCCGGCACGCCGAAGGAGCCGCGCTCGGCTGGCGCTATGTCCACAGCTACCGGCGTTGTGTCCAGAGCTGCCGGCGCTATGTCCGGAGCTTTCGCCGGCGTCGCGGCCGCAAGGTGCTTTTCCCGGATGAACCACCCGCCGTCCTTCCTGAACGTGTACGGGTCGATGTCCTTCGCCTCGGCCTGCGTCAGGTCGCGACGAATGATGCCGCGCAGCGTCTTGCCCTTGCCGTTCTTGGTGACGTGCTCGACGATCTCGGGCGCCGGGTCGGCGGTCATGCCCAGCGCTTCGCGCGGCAGGTAGTCCTGCATCTGCACGGGAACAACGCCGTTCGCCTGCTGGCGCCCGCGCGTGGTGCTCGACAGGTGCGCCATCACCTTGCCATCGTCGCGCGCGGCGCCAGTGTTCAGGACGTGCCAAGTATCGCCATCGTGCTCGACGACAGGCAGGTCGAGCGCCGGCGGGGCCACGAACTCGCTGGCGGGCTTCGGTTCGGCGGCCGGCTGCGCGAACAGATCCAGCGTCTCGCCCTTGGCCGGCTCGGCAGGCTTGAGGCCGTCGAACATGGCCGCCATCTCGGCCGGCGTCTTGCCGTCGAGCTTCCCCATGCCGGCGAAAATCTGCTGCTGCTGGCCCTCGGTCATGCCGGCCAGCATCTGCGCGAGCCCGTTCAGGCCGCCGTGGCGCGCGATGAAGGCGTCCAGCTTCGACCGCTTCGCGCGCGGCGCCGGCGCAGGCGGCGGTTCCGCAAACAGCGATCCCTGCGCATGCGGTTTGAGCGCGACCTTCTGGATCCGGATGTGCGGCTTGACGACCGTGCCGTCCTTGCGGACGTGGGCGCCCACATGGACCGGCGTGTCAAAGAGCGCGAGCTGCGCTTTCGTGAGGAGAATGATCATCGAGGGACGGCCTTTTCGGAACGTCCCCCGATTGTGCTGTCACGATCAGTTTGCCGGGCGCGCCGCCAAGAACAGCACCAGGGCCTTGATCATGGCCGGCTTGTCGCGCGTGGCCCGCACCTTCGTTACAAACTCGTCGACCGGCATCGCCGTGATCGGGCCGAGAAAGCGCGGATCGTCGTAGTGCTCGAGGTACGCGGCGCGCGCGGCGGCCTCGCTGGGGAAGCCCAGCATGCACTTGTCCTCGTCGTACTTGGCCCATTCGCCATACTTGCGCTGATGCACCACGTAGACCGTCGGCGCCGTCTCGAGCTCCGGGCCCAGGTACACGTCCACCTCGTCGCCGTCGACCGCCTCCGACCGGCAGACGTAGCCGTAGTCGTACTTCATCTTCGTGCGCCAGCCCTTGCCCTCGCGCACGGACCCGGCCGGGTTCTCGATGGCGATCTCCAGGCCGTTCCACTTCACGCGCGGCTTCTTGTAGTTGCCGGCCTCGGCCTGCGCCGGCGTGGGCGGCGTCCACGCATCGGCCTTGAGCAGCACAACGGCGCCCACTGCTATTCCCTGGCCTTCTGGACCATCTTCTGGCCGACGTTCGCCGTGAGATAGGCGCCGACGGACGCGATGACGACGGCGGAATACACGCCGTCCGAGATGTGGCCGAACCACACGAGGCCCGTGGCGCTGGCGAGGGTCGCGGCGGCCAACAGGAATTTGCGGCTTGCGTAACGGATCATTTCGTCTCCAGGGTCTGGCGGAGCCAGTTTCCAAAATCGGTGTCGTCGCCGGGCTCGTCCTGGATCACAGGAAGCCAGCGGCCACGGCAATGCGGGTGCTGCACGCCGGCGGCGATCCACCAGCGCTCATCCGGCTCGCGCTCGACCAGCGTGTTGCCTACGCGCTTGCGCGGCGCCGCTGAGCGGCCGATGTTCGTTTTGCCCGGCCAGATTTGCGTGTCGCCGTCCTTTTTCGGCGCATCGGCCGCCACGACCTCGACCACCTTGCCGTCGATCTTTCGGCAAAAGGCGCAGGCGTTGCGGTACTGCTCGACGCGCTTTAGCTTCGTCCCCGGTTTCTGGCTGGAGACATAGCCCTGATTGGCGTTCTCGCCGGCCTCGGTCACAGCGATGCGGCGCCAGTCGCGGTTCAGCGTCGCGAACTCGTCGAGCAGCGTCGTCTGCAGGCTGTGAGACGGGCGCGGCGCCTCGCCGTGGCCGGCCAGCATCTGCTCCTCGGTGTGCTGCCGGATCACGTTGCGCATGCGGTGCCGCGCGTCGTCGGCCAGCTTCTGCACGTTCTCCGCAGCGCGCGCCGCGCCGAAGCGCATGACGTTGACCTGCAGCGGCGTGAGCGGCAGGAACTGCGCCGCTTCGTCCACGGTCGACGGCAGCGCCGCGAGCACCGTGTCGGCCTGCTTGGCGTTCAGGGCCTCCATGCTGGCCTGCACGCGGCCCATGAGCGTCGCGCGCGTCGCGAGCCATTCGGCCTCGGTGCGCAGGTCGTCCGCCGGCAGGTAGCGCTGCACGAGGTAGTCGACCATCAGCATGTTGTCGTCGAGCGTCCATTCGGCCGGCGGCAGGGCCTCGAGATAGAGCTTCACCAGCTCGCGCTCGCCCTCAGTCCAGCGCTGCATGGCGCCATCGGGACGCGCCGGCACCGTGCCCGGCCGGTGCTTCTCGCCAGCCAACCACTTCTCGAGCTCGGCCCGGAAGCCATCCAGGCGCATGAGCCCGCGCTGCGTGAACAATTCGATCAGGCGTCGGACGAACGGCGACTCGTGCGGGTTCCAGATGGAATCGTCGCCGTCGTGAGTGTGCAGGGCCTTGTAAATCTGGTTGAGCGCGCGGTCAGTCTGCGGCTCGTTCAGGGCGCCCAGGTCGAATAGGAGTGCCATGCTGCGAGCATAGCGTCACGATCACGCGGCCCAATCCAACGCGGGACCGGCCAGCGCCACGGGCTTCAAGGTCGCCGCATCCAGGATGGTGAAATCATGCCCTTGGAACACTGCGCCGGTGTCGATGTGGTAGACGTTGCCGAGGATCACCGGCCGTTGCAGCGGCGTATGCCCGACCACGACCGCACGCACGCCGGCCACGGGGATGTGGCGTTCCTGCTGGATCCGCTCGCGGCTCCACATTGCGAGCATCCCGAACACGTCATCTTTCAGGTACTCGGGGAAATCCGCCCAGTCGTCCGGGCAATTCGCATGCACGATCCCGACAAGGCCGTCGGCCGTCTCGAGCTCGATTGCGATGGGAAGCTCGTCGAAAGCGGCCGCGAATGCTTTTTGGCGCATCGTCGGCAGGTCCATGAACCATTGGCCGCCGTTCGCCGCGTAGGTGCGCGGGTCGTACATGCCCTTCGCCGCGTCGACTGCCATCTGCTCATGGTTGCCGCGCACCGCGTGGAACCAGGGCTGCGCCAGCCACTCCAGCGCGAGCTCGGATTCGGGCCCGCGATCCACCAGATCGCCGACGCTGAACAGCCGGTCGCGCGAAGGGTCGAACCCCATTTGATCGAGGCGCGCTTGCAGGCGCGAGAAACACCCGTGGATGTCGCCAACGATGAAATCGCGGCCGGCGCTATTGCCGCCGAATTGTTTGATCATGGTTAGAGCTGGCTGATGCCAGTCAGGTAGGTCGTCTCGAACAACCGCCGGAGCAAGGCATTCCGGGGCCCCATTGCATGCACGACGCTGCGCGCATGATCGAAATACTCGCGCTTGCGTTCCTGACTCCAGGGCGGCGGCGCCGCGATGATGTCGCGCAGGTTCGCCGTCTTGTCCGCCGTCTTGATCCAGGCCGCGCGGTCGCTGTAGTGCGGCGCCTTGTCGATCTGCGCCTGCTTCTGCTGCGGCTTCGGCAGCGTCTCGTCGTTGGTCAGCTCGGCCACCAAGTCGGCCACGGTCAGGCCGAACCGCGCCGCGAGCTCGGCGTGCTTGACGCCGGTGTCCTCGATGGTGTCGTGCAGGACCGCCGCGATCAGCGTGTCGCGGTCGGTGATGCCCGCCTCGTCACGCAGGATGCTCACGACGGCGCGCGGGTGCGCTATATAAGGTGTCTTGCCGTCCTTGCGGTATTGGCCGGCGTGCTTGTGCTCGGCGAACCGGTCGGCGCGGTAGTAGGGAGAAACGACAGTCCCGTCCTGGCGGGTGTATCCGGCGACCTGCGCCTTGAGGAATACGATCACTCCGCCGCCTGCGCAGGTTGCTCCTTCTGACCGGCGCCCATCAGGGCCCGGGCTTCTTCCTCGCTGATCACGCTGCCCCAGTCGATGGGCTTGTCCTTGCTGCCCTTGTAGGGAACGAACTTGCCCTGTCCCTCGCTCCAGACCTCCTGGGGGACGCCCCGGGCCGGGCCCCGGAACAAAGCACCTTCGTTTTCGATGTAGACCATCACGTTCTCCGAATCAGCATGATCATTTTAGAGAAAGGCGCGGCCTTCTGCAAAGGTACATGGTCCTGCTGTTGCTTTCCGTCAACGCCGGACTGCCCTGCGCCGGACGCCTTGCTCCAGGCCGTGTCGTAGATTTCCTTCTGCGCCTTGAGCGCTTCGTAGAACTTCCGGTGATCCTCGTCCGACCATTTGTCGCCCGGCTCGGCCTCGCCGTACTTGGCCTGGAGGCTGCGGCTCACGTTGTAGTGCTCGTGCCCCTCCTCCTTGGCGAGCGTCATCGCTTTGACGTGAATCTGGAGCTCGGCCAGCATTCCGTTGGGCAGCTTCACGATGGTCATGAGGTCGCGGTAGCCCTCGTCGGTCGGCTTGGCGAACCGATCCTTGGGTTTCTGCGCCAGCTCGATCCCGGCGTCGCGCAGGTGCCCCAGCGCCTGTTTCACGCTGCCCATCGACGGCACGCTGATCGTGGCGCGCACGATGTCGCGCAACTGCGACCAGTCGCCGTCATAGTCGGCCTCGACCTTTTCCTTGGCGCGCTTCTCGCCCTTGAGCGGCGCGATGAACAGGAACCCGGTGTCGCTTTCCCATTCCTCCGGCGTGATGTCGTCCGGTTTCTTGCCGGACTGCAGGCCCATGACCTGGGCGACCTTGCCGAGCTGTTCGCGGAACTGGCCCAGCCCCTCGGTGCCCTTCTCGACCAGCTCCTCCCACGATTTGACCGGCTGGTTCACCTTCGCCGGCAGCTTGGCGAGCTCGTCGGCAGTGAACAGCGCGCCGCTGTCGTTGGCCGGCGCCGGCGCGGCCGCGCCCTGGTCGGCTATCTCGGACCAGCGGACCTGATGCACGCGGCCGGACGCGTCTTTGACGTGCGCGCCATCTGCGCCCGGTTCACCGACGATCTCGCCCTCGCCCTCGAAATCGCCCGCCTTGAACCGCACCTTGTCGCCCGGCTTGGCGCGCGGCGCGCCGGCGGCGGCCGGATCCTCATGCGCCGCAGGCTTGCGCTGGGCCGGCTGGCCCTTGTCGGTGCGGACCCATTTCGTCTGCTTGCGGCCGGTCCGGTCGACGATCTGCTTGCGCGTCAGCCCGGCGCGGTTCGCCGGCGGCATGTCGTGGTTGTCGGCTTTGAAGAACAGCAGCACGCGCCCGTCGGCGCCGAGAGATTTGGTGACCAATTTGTCCTCGTCTGCGTCGGGCGGGATGGACAGGTAGCGGCGCTGGCCGGCCGCATCCTCGACGATCATGCCGTCCTCGCCCTCATCGAGGATCGTGTAGCGCTGCGCGGCGCGCTTCTTGTGCCCGAGCACCTTGCCCCAGGGGACGCGGTGATCTTCGCCATCGCAGTCAACCGTGCAGCCGTGCTTGCCGTGCGCGCGCACGCAGCCGGCGCGCGGGCCGTCGCCGTGCTGGAAATAGACGTGATCGCCGATCTCGACGCCGGGCACGCGCTCCGGCTCTTGCTGGGGCTTCGCTTTCTTCATGGCTCGATGCGGAAAACCGGCAGGCCGAACGCTTTCTGCAGCTCCTCGCCGCCGGCGGCGCCATCGTCCTGGCCGTCATCGTCGGCCGGCGGCTTGCCGAAGTTGGCGCCGGTGTCGTTCTCGCCACCCGGGCTCCCGAAATCCTCGCCGTCGTCGTCGTCATCGTCGCCGGGCGCGCCGGGCTGGCCCTGCCCCGGCTGGCCGAAATCCTGCTCCTGCGCCTGGTTCTCGGCCTGCCACACGCCGATCAGCGACGGGTTGATGGGCGCGGTGCCGATCTTCCCGCCCACGGGATCGAGGCCGTCGATGGCGCGCATCTCGTCCCAGGTCATCGCCAGCTTCTGGCGCTCGAACGCGCGCTGCTCGTCCTCCTCGTCCAGGCCGGTCCAGCGGAACACGTACTTGTCGGAGAACTCGGCGACGATGAAGTCTGAGAACAGGTTCTCGAAATAGGACAGCAGCGGACGCAGGCCCTTGTCCTTTGAATTCGCCAGCTTCTCCTCGGTGTCGTCGCCCGACAGGCTCGACGTGCCGGCTGTGAAGGACTCGAAATTGATCTCGTCCGGGGCGATGCCGTAGATCGCGCAGATGATGCTCGTGAGGAACGTCATCCACTTGGCGAACATGATCTCGTTCACCTCGACGCCGAAGTTCTCGAACGAGGCTTTCGATTCCTGGTCCTTGGAGATCATGACCGGCAGGGTCCAGGCATTGTTGATGCCCTTGACCATCGCGTTCCAGTAGCGCCGGAACGCCGCCAGATCCTTGTCGTCGTAGTTCCCCGTGAGGTGCAGCAGGCCCTTCGGGATCTGGTTCGAGTCGAAAAACTTGGTGTTGTAGGTGAAGGCGTTCAGGAACCCGGTGACCGTGCGCACCAGCAATTCCGTCTCGGCGAAGCCGTAGCCACCTACCGTGACATCGGTGCGCGGATTGCGCGGCACGTAGATCAGGTCGTCGTAGGTGTAGACGGAGCGGATGTTCCCCTCGACGACCTGGAGCGAGAAAATCTCGTCATCGCCGCGATAGCCATCCTCGGAACACAGGCGGATCGTGCCGCCGTCGACCGCGTACAGCCCGTCCAGGCCCAGGGTCTTGTCGCGCTTCCATTCGGTTTCGATGGGCGCCGAATCCATCGTCAGGCTGTCGCGCACCAGCTTCGCCATGAAGCCTGAGAAGTTGTCGCGCTTGAGCCGCATGCGCTGGCGAGGCTTGGCCTCCCAGCCGCAGTTGAGGAAGAAATCCTGCAGCAGGAGGATGGACTGATTTTCCTCCTCGCCCGCCTTCGCCTTGTCATCCTTGAGCGCGATGCGGAAGCCCGGGCCCTTGCCGGCGCCCTGGACGCGGCAGAAGCGGTCGATCTGGCGCAGGCGCGTGAAAATCACCGCGCTCAGGATCGGCGTCTGGTCGACCATCGCGCGCATGTTCTGGAAGCTGAACGCGGTCGGCCGCTCGTACCAGTCGCCGACCAGGGCGAACTGCCGGTCATCCAGCCAGACCGACTGCATGCCCGGCTCCTTCTCACGCACGGCGCGGCTGGGGAACGGGATGATGTTCGGCTTGGCGAGCGCCTTCGCGAATTCCTGCTGCTCGTACTGATCGCGCATGAACTCGACCATCGGCAGCATGCGCTCGACGTTGACCGACGCCGGGTCGAGCGCCGCCTTTTGGAGCTCGGTTTGCGCATCGCGCCGCTCGTCGGCGGGCGCAGCGTCGTTGTAGGCGATTTTTGCGGCAGTGTCGGTCATGCCGCCATTGTCGTGTCACGACAACAGCCGCCACGCCCGCCGCACAGGGTGAATCAAATTTGATTTATCATTCGCACATCAATGGAAATTCTGGAGCAACCGTGAACACGCCCGCCGCGCCGCAATCTATGGCGCCGATCATCCTGGCGCACCCCGCGCCGCTACTGCTTGCCATCGCCAGCCGTTGCCGCAAGGGCCTGACAACCGTCGACGACGCCGAAGCGCTCGAGGAGCTGGCGAGGCAGGCGGAGAAACAGATTCAAGATCAGGCTGCATGACAAGGCAGAGCAAGGTTTAATGCGGGTATCCGCCCGCCGCCATTGCCGCCCGGGCGCGTATAGGGCGCAGAAAGGAAAGGTGTGAGCACCACGAAACCCACGATGCCGCCGCTCCCCGAGTGGGATGACGTGCGCGACAAGGTAGACGCAGAAGGCATGGAAGCTCTGACCGCCATCGAGCGCCTTGTCTACGAAAACGAGCCGTATGTCGGCGCCGCTGAATGGCGCGACTTCACGCAGGCCGCCCTGCAGGAAGCGTTCGACCTGGGCGTGATCGCGGGCCGCAAGGAAGCGCCGCTATGAGAACGCCAATCCTTTTCATCGGCGGACCGGCCGATGGCCGGCGGAAGGTCGTGGAACACATGCCGGAATTATGGCGCGTCGAGACCATGCCAGGACTTAGCGAGCACCTTTACCGACCGACGCGCAAATCTGATCAGCCAGTGAGGTTCGAGGCCGTGCGCCATACCTACCGCCTCGAGCACCTGTACGGCGGCAACGGCCAAACGTTCCCCGTCTACGTCCATACCGACAACACGCAGGACACGATTGCCATGCTACTGGCCGGCTACCGGGAGGCGCGCGCATGACCCCCGCCGAACAACGCGCCTGGGCCCGCCTGACCGCCGACATGGCCGGCGGCGCCCACCAGTACGACTACTGGGAGGACGTGCCGGCGGACGTGCGCCAGCGCTACCTCGCGGCGACCGCCGAGCCGGTCTACGTCTCCCGCCTAACCGGCGCCGAGCTCGAGCGCTGGGCCGCGCGCGCCGCCGGCCTGGAATCGCTCGATGGCGTCGACGTGCTCGAGCGTATCGTCGAGCACTACCGGATCAAGGTCTCGCCGCTGCGCGAGATCCGCCGCGACTTCGTGCCGGCGGGCTGGGCTGCTGCAGTGGCGCACGATCCCGTCATGCCCCTGATGTTCGGCGCCACCGCACGAGAGGCCACGCTGCGCGCGCTGGTCGGCTCGAAGTTTGGCTACACCGTTACCGAGGAGCAGGATTGAAGCGCGTCACCCCCAACAAGCTCGGACGCACCGCGCAGTCCGCCATCATGAGCCCGCTGACCGCTGGCCTTGTCGCGCTGCGCCTGGGCCGCGCCGACGCCGAGCACTACCACGACCTCGCCGGCGGCATGTCCATCGCCTACCGCGCCGCCGAGCTCGTGCCGCGCCACCGGCACCTGCTGGCCGAGCTGCAGCCGGCGCTGGACGCGCTGAACGCGATCTTCGCTCGGCACCAGCAGCGCACGGTCGAGGATGCACCGTGGAGCGGCACGGTCGAGGAAGTCGATCAGGTCGAGAACGGCATGCGTATTTATGAGGGTCTGATCAGGACGACGCCGGGCCCCGTGATGCTGCGCGCCATCGCGCGCGTGAGGCTCGATGCGGCCGAGGCCGCGAACGTACCAGACTGATTGTCTGTTGCTCGAGCGCGACAACCCGCTGCGCAATCAGCGGGCTTTATCATTTTTGAGCGATAATGGACCCACATAGGGCGCAACGCTCTCAACCCACCGCGCTACGGCGCACAAGGAAAGGCTGTGAACCATGTCATCCACGAAGAAGGATCTCGCCCCGTAAAAATCTGGACCGATGAGGTCGAGGACAGCGCGCTCACCCAGCTCAAGAATCTGGCGCGCCTGCCGTTCATCCACGGCAACGGCGTCGCGGCCATGCCCGACGTTCACGCTGGCATCGGCGCCACGGTCGGCAGCGTCATCGCGACGGACAAAGCGATCATCCCGGCCGCCGTCGGCGTCGACATCGGTTGCGGCATGAACGCCGTGCGCCTGTCGCTCAAAGCGTCCGACCTGCCGGAAAGCCTGACCGCCATTCGCCACCAGATCGAGCGCGACGTGCCGCTGGGCGCCGGCGGCGCACACAAGCCCGACCGTATGCCGACCATGCCCGAGCATCTGTGGAACGGCCTGGGCCTGCTGACCGCGAAGCACGAGGCCCTGGAAAAGAACAGCGCCGGCCGCCAGCTCGGCACGCTCGGCTCCGGCAATCACTTCATCGAGCTCTGCCTGGACGAGAACCAGGACGTGTGGATCATGCTGCACTCCGGCTCGCGCGGCATCGGCAACCTGATCGGCCGCTACTTCATCGAGAAGGCCAAGCGCCGGATGGAGCAGTATTTCATCAGCCTGCCCGACGGCGATCTCGCCTACCTGCCCGAGGACACCGACGACTTCAACGATTACGTCGAGGCGGTGAACTGGGCCCAGGACTACGCGCTCGAGAACCGGCGCGTCATGATGGAGGCCGTCATCGCCGCGCTGCGCCGGCATGTGTCGTCGCACCTTTTCGACTTCACGATCACCCAGGAAGCGATCAACTGCCACCACAACTACGTCGAGAAGGAGAACCATTTCGGCCGGAACCTGTGGGTCACGCGCAAGGGCGCCATCCGCGCGCGCGCCGGAGACTTGGGCATCATTCCTGGCTCGATGGGCCAGCGCAGCTACATCGTGCGCGGCAAGGGCAATGTCGAATCCTACTGCTCATGCTCGCACGGTGCCGGCCGGAAGATGAGCCGCGCCGCCGCGCGCCGGATGTTCACGGTCGACGACCTGAAAGCACAGACCGCCGGCGTCGAGTGCCGCAAGGACGACGCCGTGCTGGACGAGATCCCGGCCAGCTACAAGGACATCGACGCCGTGATGGAAAACCAGCGCGATCTCGTCGAGGTCGTGCATGTCCTGAAACAAGTTCTGTGCGTCAAGGGCGCGTAAGGGAAGACATGAAAACCGCCCTCGAACAACAGCAAGAGATTGCTCGCGACCGCGACGAGCGGGCCTGCCGGCACGCCTACGACAACCGCTACCATAAGATCCGCGCCGCAGTCGGCTACGACGAATTCCGCGCCATCTGGTTCAAGGCGCTCGAGAGTCACGAGGTCTACGAGGCCGAGCTGCAGCGCCTCGCCGAGCTGGGCCGGAACCTGCCGCCGATGGATGATGAATCCGAGTTCGTGTTCATGAAGGTGCGCAAGGGCCTCGTGAAGCCGTCCATTCATTCCCTGGAGCACATCGTGAGTTTGATAGCTAACGGAACACCGTTCGTGGTTACGTCTGGCGTTGAGGGCGCCCGCCTACGGAAAATCGTCAGGCTGGTCGACGAAAAATTCGCCTCCGGCAACGACATCCCGGTCGAGCGCATCACGCTCACGCGCGACGAAGTGGGGCTCGACTGACATGGGCACCTGGGTCGGGATCCGCTGCGAGAAGCTGGGCCCGGGCTGCTTGTCGGCCGAGAACATTGGCCCGTCCGGCATGTTCGCCGACGGCTCCTACAACGTGGCCGCCGGCGTCCGGAAACTCTACGCCGACGCACATAAGCAGGGATGGCGCCGCGAGAGCGAAGTGCCGAGCGCCGGGCCGCGCGGCGGCTGGCTGTGCCCTGTGTGTTTGAAGAACAAGGAACAATCGTGAATGACAAGAATTCTCAATTCGTGCTGTCGGATGACGAAATCGAACGGATTGGCACGCACCACGATGTGCAAGGGCCGCACTCCTTCGCCCGCGCCATCGAATCCGCCCTGCTGTCCAAGCTGCGCGCCCCTGTAGCCGATGAGCGGTGCAAGCGGTGCGGCGGCCCCGGCTGGTACACCAGCCACACCACCGGATACCCGGAGTCGATTCCGTGCAGCGCCTGCAACCCTCAAGGCGTTTCGGCGGAGCGGCTGGAAAAGGACCCATTCTTGGCTGCGCAGCTTTGGCGCAAACCTGTGGACTTCGCGGACGCCTACGAGGGCGCCCGGGAGGATCTGGCCATCTGGAAACGGCGCGCCCTGGAAGCCGAGCGCGACTTACGCGCAGAGCGGGAAACGTCGTCGCACCTGGTTGCCGAGTTGAATGCCGAGAACGGCCCGATGCGCATGGGCGGCCCTGCCGCCCTGGCAAGCGCCCCTGTAGCCGATGAGCGGGCGGCGCTGCAAAGGATCGTGGAGACCGCAGAAGACGGTGCAAACTCCGGCGACCGTCACGCCCGCTGCGTTGAAATAGCGCGTGCCACTCTGGCAAGTGCCCCTGTAGCCGGGGAGGCGCAGCCGGCCGCCTACCTGACGCTGGACGAGGAAGGTTCGCCCAGTATGCTGTTCTTCGATGTGGTCGAGGCGCGCACCTATTGCGAACTCGGGGACGAGCCGGAGCCGCTGTTTCGTCGCTCGGCTCTCGTAGCGGGTGATGCCAATCCCCAGGCCCCTGCGGGATGGCGTTGGACGCTGCACCCGGCAGGGCTGCATCCTGATGTGTACGCGGCAGCCGCGGCCCGGGACAGCGTCGAGGACGTGCGCAATGCGGCGCTGGAGGAAGCGGCGGGACACATCGAAAGCAAGAAGCCCGTCGGGACAATCGCCCTAGTCGTTCAGGCGTTCGCCGACGAAGTGCGCACCCTCAAGTACACCCCCGCGCCCACGGCGGCAGAGGGCAGCCAGGCCAGCGAGGCGGTGCGCGATGCTATCGAGACGTGCGCCAAGATTTGCGACGGCCGCAGTGCAAGCCTGATGCAGTCGCAGATGCTGACGGCCAGCAACGAAGCGCACAAGTGCGGTATGGCAATTCGATCTCGTGCCAAGGAATTGCTTTCGCTGTCCCTGTCCGCGCAACCGGGAGCTATTCGAAATCCTCTAATAGCTGAACCATCCGGAGAGTTGGGGCGCGCCGCCACTGAGGATGTGGTGCTGCCGCCGGTTCCGAGCGCTTACAACGACACCGGCAGCTATATCGGGTACGCCAAGTCCGACCTGCAGGCTTACGCCCGCGCCGCCGTCCTGGCCGACCGCCAGCGGCGCTCCGGGGACGCCCCGCGCGAAGACGACATGCTGACCATCGCTTACCTCGCGGGAGCGCAAGCGGAGAAAGAACGCGCCGCCCTGGCCGCGCGAAAGGAGGGGGACGATGCGTAAAGCATTCCTCTACATCGCCACGACCGCGCTGTTCGTGGTGTGGGAAGCCTGCAAGCGCGTGCACGGCTGGTGGCGTCGGCGGGGATGATCATGATCGCCTACCTGCTCGACAACCCGCCGCTGGTCATCGCCATCGTCACGGGCCTGATCCTGGCCGTGGTGTGCGCCGTTGCAAACTGGCCTCGACGGAAACAGATCAGAAATCAGTTGTCCGCGCGCAACAGAGCCAGCAATGACGCGGGTTCCGAGCGGTATACTGAAATCGTAGGGCGCTCATAGGGCGCAACAACGTGGATTCACATTCGTCGGCAGAGACTGTACTGTCGGCGCCGAGGGGAAAATCATGAAGCGCATTCTCGTATCCATCCTGGCCGCCGCCATAATGGCGCCCGTCGCCGCGCACGCTGGCGACTTCATCGCCAAGCGGCTGCAGGACGACGGCTCGATCATCGGCCTGACATCGGTGCCGTGCGACGGCGAGCCCGGCCACAAGGCGCTGATCGCCAAGGGCAACTGGATGGGCGCCGGCTGCTACCTCGTGATGCCCGACGGCTCCGTCAACGTGCGCTGGATCTGGAAGAAGGATCCGCTCGACGCGTACCAGCGCATCGAGCCCGCGCAGCTCCAGCCGGTCGGCGATTTCAAGGGCTGGCCCGCCGTCGACTGGTCCAAGCAAGCGCCGTTGTCGCCAAAAGGCAACAGAGGCTGATGCGCGCGACGCGCGAATCGAAATTGATGTAGAATTCGTTCCGTGGTGTAGCGCAGTTGGGAGCGCGCCGGGCTCATAACCCGGAGGTCGCAGGTTCGAGTCCTGTCACCGCAACCAGATTCATCGCTCTTTCAAAACTTGTCGCGAGCACGTCGACGCCATCGAAGATGGCCGAGGCGGAAGCTCATGAATTGCCAAGTATCTCAGTTGGTAGAGAGGCGCACTGTTAATGCGCATGTCGCTGGTTCGATCCCAGCCTTGGCAGCCAGAATGTCTACCACCGACGCTCAGCTTGCTGAGCAGCTAGATGCCAGCCTAGGGTGGGAATGGCTGGACCCAAACCGGACGGGTATTGCGGGCGTGTGGTAACGCTCAAGAGACGGGGACTACGCCCGACTGGCCGCCGTAAGCGGCCATCGATTTCCGGTCCCTAGCTCAGTCCGATTAGAGCGTTCGCTTTGGGAGCGAAGGGTCGCAGGTTTGAATCCTGCGGGACCGACCAGAATTGCAGCAGTGCCGAGCCCGCTCGATGACGACTGAGTGCCCAACTGGCGGGAAACAAGTTCGTCCGATTGGCCCCCGTTAACAGGCCCGTGAGCTCCCTGGCAACAGGGACCACACGTAAGCAGGTTGGTCGGATAGCGGCGCAAGCCGTGATGCTTCCGAGGTGATGACCAGCCAGCCTGCTACCGTGTGGTGCTCAGCCCCAGTTGAACCTCTGAAACATGAGACCGGCCCCGGAAGGTGTAGCTTCGGCACGACCGCCCAAGGACTGGCAGATAGCAGACACTGAGCACCGCTCGCATACACCTGTGAGAGAAGTCCCCGCCGACGCCAGAAGCTGGCCGAGGGGCAGGCGCAGATCGGAGTCGTAAGCCGCCAAATCGAGTAGCACGTAACCTGGGCCGCGTAAGTGCCCAGGATCCTCAAGACGTGGTGCTGAACATCCTTGGTCGGGTTTCCGGGGTGGTTCCCGGACAGCACCACGCCTTGAGGATGGTAGTGTGCGGGCCTCGGCCCGCGAGACGTGAAGTGAATGGCGTTCGGACGCGGGTTCAATTCCCGCCGGCTCCACCACTGGCAGCATTGGCGTCGAGCTCAGCATCCCCGGGGTCCGGATCACGGGTGAGTTCCAGTGCTGCCAGTCATGGGGCCGACCGGTTTCGACGGGCGCGCTGCAGCGGATCGGACTACTCGGCAAGCGGAGCCGTAAACCAAGCAAAATCGTAGACGCCAACGACGACTACATCCGCGCCGCTGCTTAAGCGGTGACGGCCTCCCCCGGCAGGTGGCAACAGAAGCCGGGGACCATCATCGAAGCGGCATTCGAGCCGGGGATAAGCCCGGCCCGCTTCGATGATGGTGTCCCGCAAGGGATGGGATTGACCCACACGCAAACGTCCTTCGAGGCGGTACCCGCTGGCGACGGTTAAAGCAGCCAGCTCATCACGTCCGCCCTGGCGACGAAAAGGCCAGGACCATTGGTCCGGGGTCGCCCCCCAGCATGCCGGCGGGTCGCCGAGGAAGAACGACCGTCGATCCGGAAAACGAGGCACGGGTTCTCGGATGGCTCGCCGGCATGTGGACCGCCATGATGATGGCGCTCCTGGCGCAGTAGTGCGGAGGGACTTGTCTATCCCCGAGCCGCGTCAGGGCGCCGCCATGATGGCGAATGCCCTGACTGACGGGCACGTCCTAAGTGGCGTGGGGATAGGCATCCACGCTGCCGGTTAGATTCCGGCCGCCGTCAACGAGGAAAGCCCCGGTACGCAAGCCGGCAAGCGGAGGCAGAGCCCGCTCCGCCTCAAGCGCAGGGTCAGCGCGCCGCGCGGCTGGAAGGCCGCAAGAGTCTTCCGGACCGATCCGTCGGTCTCGGCCGCAGGCCCGGGACCCCGGGAACGAAAGCGGATGCTGAGATACCGCCCGCAAGGCGGATCATTTCAGTGCAGCGAGTAGGAGGTCGGGAGAACCGTTCCGGCGGCAGTCATGCGCGCAGGAGCAAACGTCAGACCCAGCCAATCCATACGGTCGGTGGAAGTCCGAGCCGGAGACGTAACCGGCACCCTGACGCGCAGCAGGCAGGCTGCGCGGTCCTATCCCAAGGATCACCGGTAGGAAGGAAACGCCGGGCCGATGAGGGTCGCGAGCCTGAGCACAGGGGCCGACTGACGATAAATTGGGAAGCCATCGCGAGAGTGCGAGGCCCGCTTGCCGGGCCGCCTATCGATCCAAGTTGACGGTTTCGTTACTTGACTCTCACTTCAAAAAATCGAGTCCGATCAACGGGTTAAGTCCCTGTTTGAAACCTACTTGCGCGCTTCTGGCGCACATAATCCACATGCCCATTTGCTAAATCGTGCGCGGCCACAGATTGGTCACAGAGCAACAAACCAACAGTCCACACCCATCATGCGCGCACATGGCAACAATCGGATTACTGAACCTATCGTGAAGTATCGCCCAGGCACCGTGCACACAGAGCACAACGTGCACGGGCTGAGCATTCACCACGTCTCGGACGTGACTGGGGTCGAAAACATCCTCGTCCCCGAGCACTCGATATTCCTGGTCAACACACCCGTGATCTCACTGGATACGTGGCAAGGGGAGCGCCTGCCCCCGCGCCACTGGGCTACCGGCGACGTAGCGTTTCTACCGGCCGGATCAGAAATCACATCCACCCCGGATAGACCCTACGGCAGTGCCATGATCCGCGTGAACGACGAGGCGTTCAAAAGGGCCACGAGCTGCGACCTGCAGTACGACAGCGCCGAGCTTCGGTATGTCGGAATGTCGAACCCCATCGTCTCCCGCATCGCGACCACAGTGGCAATTTCTCTCGTGCAGCATCCGCCATGCGCCTTGCTTGTCGATAGCCTCGCGACGACCCTGAGCATCGCAGTGCTCAACGAGATCACCGGCAGGCCCAGGAAGGAGATGAGCGGAGCCCTCTGCCCCAAGAGGAAGCAGCGCGTGATCGAGTACATCGAGGCGAATATTGGGGATCCAATCACCCTGTCCGAACTCGCGAGCGTGGCGGCGCTCAGCCCTCACCATTTCAGCCGGTCGTTCCGTCGGACGTTCGGTGTTTCGCCAGTGCGATACGTCTGGACGCGGCGCATCGACATGGCAAAGCGGTTGATGCGCTACTCGGCGCTGCCGCTCGCGGCGGTCGCCTTGACGTGTGGCTTCTCCAGCCAAAGCCACTTCTCGACGGCGTTCCGGGTGGCGACCGGAGTGACGCCGGCCGCCTACATGCGCACGATCACCGATATCGCGCGACCGAGGGATTCTCGAGCGACCTGATGCGCAATCAGACGATCTGACCGGAAGAAGCAAGCCCCGCAGTCGTTTCCAACGTGCGGGGCTTTTTTAGGGCGCCGATAGGGCGCAGCAGCATCACTCAGAAAGAATCCAGCTTAGGCTTTCATGGCGGTCTCCGGTGACGGTTGATCAGGCGTTCACACGATGAACCGCCATTGTACATCACGACCGCCAGTCAGAGATCCCCAGCTCGTCGCGCATCACCTCGTCGACCTCATCGCCCAGGTCAGGGCGGCGAGCGGCGATGTATTGTGCCAACGCACGACTCGAGCCGCCGGCCGACTCCAGGACGCGCATCACGTCCGTGCGCCGTAGCTGCTCGACGGAATCCGCCGCGATCTTGATCAGGTGCTCCATGTCCTCGCCGCCAGCCGGCGCCGCCGAGGCACCGATACCCAGCCGCTCGTTCAGCACGCCCGGCCGGTGATTGTCCGACACGACGCCGGCCGTGCCGAAGGAATCGAACGTCGAGCGCGGGTCCGCCTTCTCGGCCTCCTCGCGCGCGCGGTCGACGTGCGCCAGGGCCTCGTCGTGCGTGTCGAACGGGCCAGCCAGCCGCGCGACGCCACGCCCCTCTCGCGCCATCGTCACGTAATACTTCCGGCGCGGGTCGTCGTCGTCCGGGCCCTGCTTGGTGCTGCGCACAGCTTCGCGCGCCTCCGCCTCGTCGGCCATGCGGTCGTAGCCCTTGGCGTCCTCGTGGTGGCCGCGCTCGCGGTACTTCCGCGCCATGTCGCGAAAGCGCTCGGAATCGGATTGCTTCGGCGCTGGCGTGGCCGCCGGCGCCGGGAACAGCGCGAGCTGGCCGGTCGCTGCCGACGCCACCGCGCCGCCCTTGCGCTCGTGCGGCTTCACGTAGCGTCCGGCGCGCATGTAGCCGGCAACATGCGATTTCAGGAACAGGATGACGGTGCTCATGCCGCGATTGTCGTTTCACGACCACACTCGCGGCGTCGCGAATCATTTTTGATCTACAATTTCACTTCACGCTTTTTCACTACAGGGACGCGCCTCGAATACGAGACGTGACAAGAAACTCAAGTGCCGTGAACCAACGCGGCCTCCTCTATGAACGATCTGAAACTTGACGGGGCAACCGTCCTGCTCGGCGACTGCATCCAGCGCCTGAAAGAACTTCCAGACTGCAGCGTCCAGATGTGCGTCACCAGCCCGCCCTACTTCGGGCTGCGCGACTATGGCGTCGACGGACAGATCGGACTCGAGGAAACGCCGGATGCGTACATCGCCAAGATGGTCGATGTGTTCCGCGAGGTGCGTCGCGTCCTCGCAGACGATGGCACGCTGTGGCTGAACATTGGGGATAGCTACGCCAGCACTGGCGGCCAGGGCAAGCAGAGCGGACCGCAATTCGCTAATCGCGCGGTTGGCAAAGAGCACGTCACCAAAGCAGCGCGATACGTCGGCGGCGATGCAAAGCCCAAAGACCTGATCGGCATTCCATGGATGCTCGCCTTCGCCCTGCGCGCTGATGGCTGGTATCTGCGGCAGGACATCATCTGGCACAAGCCCAACCCGATGCCCGAGAGCGTGCGCGACCGTTGCACCAAGGCGCACGAGTACGTGTTCCTGCTGTCGAAGTCGGAGCGCTACTTCTACGACGCCGAGGCGGTGAAGGAGCCTGCGGTAAGCGAAAGCCCAGCAGGAAATCGGACTCATAGAGGGGCAACCGCTGATGCCGCCGGCGAACTCGGGCATCGGACAAAGGCCGGCCTTACCGCGTTGCGTGGTGTCGAGTGGGTCACCCGCAACCGCCGCAGTGTCTGGACCGTGCCAACCCGCCCGTACAAAGGCGCGCACTTCGCCGTGTTCCCGCCTGCCCTGGTCGAGCCGTGCATCCTGGCCGGCAGCAGGCCCGGCGACGCGGTTCTCGACCCGTTCAACGGCAGCGGCACGACCGGGCAGGTCGCCATCGAGCATGGGCGCGAATACGTCGGAATCGAACTGAATCCGGAGTACGTCGATCTCACGCGCCAGCGGTTGGACCGCGCGATCGCGGAGCGCGATGCGGCAATAGCTGCGGCATCTCCATCGCCGCAGGCTGAACTTTTCGGGAGCGTGGCATGAAGGTCATCCCTCGCTACCGCAAGCGCGTCTACCCGCTGGCCGGCGTGACGGTCTACTACCTCGACCGCATCGTGCCGATGCCGCACGGCATGGGGCCGCTGCTGCTGTCGCATTCGGTCGCCATCAGCAACACCGAGATCGAGCAGGCCGAGAAAGGCCGCTCCCTCGCTGCCTACCGGCTTCTGCGCGCGCGCCGCGAGATCCGGTCCATCGACATCACCAGGAGAAAGGATTGAAAATCGACCTCGAAGCCATGAAGGCGGCCGCGCTCGCGGCCCAGCACGGCGCCGACCCGGAGCACCCGTGGGAGCTGGCCGGCCATACCGCCTACCAGCTCGAGCATGCCGGATGGCGCCGTGGCGTGGAGCAATTCCAGAACCGCATCTACGCGAGCGTGCAGCGCGGGCCCAACACGACGGAGGCCCAGGCCAATGCCGTCGCGGCGCACATCGTCGCCGCGCAGCCCGCCGTCGTCCTGGCGCTGATCGAGCGGCTGGAGCGCGCCGAGAACGTCATCAACAACCCGCGCCTCACCGGCCTGACCGTTCACGACAACCTCGTGAGCATGGGCCTGGAGGGCGCCGCGTGTCAGGCATTCGCCGAGGCGTTCGCGGAACAATTCCGCCGCGCCGGGTCGGTCAACTACCTGGAGATGTCGTTCGACCACAGCGACGCGGAGATTGGCCCGCTGGTTGTGACCGTGCAGCGCAGCCAGGGCAAGACGCCGGGCGCGCTTCGCGCCGAGGCGGAAACCCGCGCCGAGCGTGCCGAGGCCGAGGCGGTCGACCTGCGCGCCGCCATCCGCAAGCAGGCCGCCGCCGCCACGATGGGCATGGACGAGGCGAAGCGCGGCGCATCAATCATGCTCAAGCGCGCCGAGGAGCTGCACGGCCAGTCCAACCCCGACGCGCTGGCATCCGAGCGCGCCGCGAACGCCATGCTGACCGAGGAGAACGAGCGGCTGCGCGCCGAGCTCGAGGCGGCCGAGGAGCGCAATCGCATCTACAGGCGCATGACCGGCTACTGCGTGGGCGGAGAGAAATTGACCCGCGAGGAATATCCGGGGCTGTTCTCGGCGGCGGACGAGGCCGCGAAGAACTACACCGGCGGCGATTTCAAGCTGCCGGACCTGAAAGGCCAATTCATCAAGGGGCAGTCATGAACCGTCGCGGCTTCCTAAAATCCCTCGCCGGCGCGGCCGCTGTCGGCGCCCTGCCGGGGTTGTCGTTTTCCTCGGCCCGGGCGCTCACCCGGTCGGTCGACCCTCTGCTGAGCGGTCTCCCGGAGACCGACGGTCAATGGCCGGTTGGCGTCGTGATGCCCTGGGCGACCAGGAAGCATCCCGGGATGGTCTACCTGATCAAATGCGGCCGCGCCAAATGGGAACTGGCTTATGGGCAGGATCTGCATAGCAGCGCGTACCCTGAGCTGTTCGAGGCAATCGGGCACAGCTATGGCGGATCGGGCAAGTGGTTTCGTGTGCCTGATTTGCGAGGTCAATTCATACTGCCGGCGGGCCGCCACGCGCTGACCACCAGACACCGAGTCTGTTTTCCAACGCATAAATTCCCTTACGAATCATGCGTTGTGCGCTCAAGCGCATAATCTAGGGCGCACATAGGGCGCGGCGGCTGACAATCCATCCCAGGTTCCCACACCCTGAACTGTCCGCGCTGGCCCCACACCGGCGCGCAGGCCGCCGCGCCCACGTCGACCATTTGCCATAACGCCCGGGTCAAGCAAGCGACTTGTTGACTCAGCGCACGGGCTCCCACACCGGAACGCCGGCGGCGCGCGCAGCGTCCGCCATGTCGGCCGTGCCGCGCCCACCAGGGAACGCAACCACGCCGTCGGGCTTGAGCTCGAGCATCTTCCGATTGCGCAGCGGCCCGGCCCGCCGGCCATGCGTTGCCCAGTCGGCCGGGTGCGGGTCGCGCGGCACGCCCCGGGCACGCGCCCAGTCGTCGGCCAGGGAATCGGCGCCGCGCGCCGCGCCGTGGATCAGCAGCGTCACCGGCCGCTTCGCATGCACGCGGTCGAGCGCGGCGAAGACCGCCTCGCGGTCCGCGTAGTCGCGGCCGCCGCAGACCAGCAGCTTCATGCGGCCTCGTCGTAGAAGTCGCAGCCGGGCGCCGTCGGCTTGGTGCGGAAATGCCGCTCGCTGCACATGCCGCTATGCTCGTCGAACGCCGAGCAGCGGCCGCACACGTTGCCGGACAGCGCCGGCAGGTCGGCCAGCGGCACCTTCACGATCTCGGCGATCTTCTCCACCACGTTGACAGTCTGCTCCATCTTCGGCGCCTCCGGCAGGATGAACGATGTCGTGCCGTGGGCGCGGGCCCAGGCCACGTCGCACAGCATGTTGGCGTAGCTGTAGTGCGGGTCGATGCCGACCTTGAGCACCTTCATGCGCAGCTTACGCGCCTCCATGTCCTTTTTCGGGCGTCCGTTCGCGGTCTCCGACCCGTCATCGACGACGAGCGCGGTTTTCGTGAAGTGAACGAACACCCAGTCGCGCAGGAGCGGAATGCGCTTGCGCTCGCCGTCCTCGAGCACGTCCTGCACGAGATCGTCGGCCGCCGGGAACAGGCAATGGCCGTCACGCACGCGGTACAGCGCGGTCTGCATGCACTTGTACTGGTTGAGCGTCACCGAGTAGCGCGAGCGATCCTCCTCGGACGTGCGCCGGTCGGACTTCGACAGGTCGTCGCCCCACACCATCTGGTCGTCGCGCAGGTCGGCATAACCGGCCAGGAACACGCGGCCCGGGTGCCGGTTCGCGAAGCGCCGCGCGTCGTTGACGTTGGGCAACTGCTCGACCACGCACACATCGATCTTGAACTGCCGCATGAGCTCGCTGCAGCGCTCGAACGGGTCGTTGTCGAACACAGCCTCGACATGCGCGTAAGCCTGCCGTCCATCCGGCAAGCGCTTCTTGATGACGGCCGCATTGAAGCCGCCCATCTGGTCGATACCCATGAAGTAGCTGCTCACGCCGTCGTGCTTGGCCTCCCATTTGAGGCCGTACTTGATTCCGGCCTCCATCGCCGCGATGCAGTGCGCCATCGTCACCGGCAACTGGTCGGCGTCAATGTACGGCCGCGCCAGGGTGCGATTGTAGAAGCTCTTTTTCTGGTTGCCGGTCTTGGCCCGCCGGAAGCCCTCGATCATCTTGCGCGGCGTCATCTTCGGGCTGATCGTGCGCGGCAGCAGGAACGACCGGATGCGCGGGTTGGCGCCCGGGTTGGTCACGATGTAGCGGCCGATCTGCGGATCCTGAATCCAGCCGCCGCAGCTCGGGCACGTCCAGACGTACTCGTTGACCGGCGCGCCCTCGATCTGGCCCGTGTTGTAGCCGATGGACTTCGCCGGGAAGATGCCGGCCGGGTCGGACAGGTCCGACATGGCTTTGCAGTGCGGGCATTCGGTGTGCCAAACCTCCTGCGTCCCTTCCAAGTACCAAAAATGGATGTCCAGGTCCGGCATGTTGGCCGTGGACAGCATGAGCGTGAAGGCGATCTCGGAATCGCCCATACGCGCGCGCACCTTGTCGATCTGGTCGAGGGCCATTTCCTGCACCTCGTCCAGGGTCACAATGTCCATCGGCACCGATTCGGTCGTCACCTTGCCGGTCGTCCAGAGGAACAGCAGCAGCGACTCGCCGACCTTCCGGGTCAGCACGTTGCCCTCGCCGACCTTCTGCGCGTTGCCGTCGGCATCCCGGCCGTTGACCAGCAGCTTGTAGAGGTCCGGCGCGCTCCGGACCATGCGCATGAACCGGTGCTCGGACTTGTGGATCGCGGTCGTCATCGACGGCATGAACATGCCGATGCTGACCGGATCCCACTTGCACGCCATGTAGAGGTTCGCCAGGACTTCCCACACAGTCAGGCCGAGCTGCGTCGCCTTCATGGCGATCAGCATCGCGTCCTTGGCCTCCTCGCGGGTGCTGGGGATGGCCTCGTAGATCGGCCGCAGCGCCGGACGGTTGTCCAGGCGGAACGGCTTGCCGTCGACCTTCAGCCCCTTCTCGCCCAGGTATTCGCACCACTCGACGAACGTTTTGTCCCCGATTTCGCTGGTGTCGACGCGGAAGCCGGTCATGTGCTCGATGCGGCCGATCAGCTCTCCCAGCGTGTCGAATGGATCCTCTGCCTGCTGCGGCTGTCGGCGGCCGCGCTTCGGGAACGCCATCAGGGCCTCGCCGCCATCGTCAGGCCGCGCTTATTGTTCAGCGCGCGCAGCTTCGCCAGCACGGCCTGCTGTACCTCGGGGTCAGCCTCGCCCACCGCGTCCATGATCAATTCGTACAGCTCGCGGATGCGCTCGACGTTGTAGATGACCTCGACCGACTGCAGGTAGGTCTGCAGGATGCCCAGCCGGCGCGAGATGTTCCGGTCGAACATGGCCGGGTTGATCACCTTGACCGTGCCGTCCGGGTTCTCGCGCAGGTTCGAGCCCCGTGCCAGTTCGGCATCTTTTACGATACGATCGAAAAAGGCGAAGAAGTTGAACGCCTTCATGACATCGCGCGGAGATGCGGCGACGACAGCCGGCGACGGCGCCGTGGGCAGGTGCGCCTTTATCCGCTCCTGGATGTGCTCGGCCGGCTCAACCCGCTCGCGGATGCGCTTTTGAACCTCGCGCAGCTCGCCAGGGCTACCGGACATCGCCGCTTGCCCCTCCATCCGCTCGCGGGTTTCCCTGATCAGGCGCCATAAAGTCGACCGCGACACCTCCGGCCATTTCGCTTCCAGCCCTTCCCAGTTACGCGGGCCTTCGATCAAAAGGTGTTCGCGGATCTGATCAATCAATGCGCTTTTTTGATCATCCGTAAGCCGTGCCATAGAACCAGTTCCATTGTCTCAATAGTCCTGATTCTAGTGTCACGAGTCTCAAAGTCCTGAGACTGGGCCGCGCCCAGACGGGCGGGCCCATGCAGAGGTTACAGCTCGAGGCGCGCGAGGATGCCGCGCAAGGCCGAGGTGATATCGCGCACTTTCTTTTCCTGAACCTGCAGGCGCTGTCCCAGCGGCGACGTGCAGGCTGGCTCGCCACCGCTTTCGTTGCTGTATTCGGTGTCGGTGCGCGAAAGCACAGCCTCGAGACGGCCGAACAGAACGCCGACGACATTGTGCAGGTCATTCAGGGCCTGATCGGTACAGTCGAGGCGCTGCGGGATTTCGTTGGCCATCTCATTCTCGTAGCAGGCTTCCATCGCCGTGGCGGGCGCCGCGATGCGCGCGGCCGCAGCGGCGAATTGGGAGGTCTTGCTGTTGAACATTCCGTTGCTCATTTTTGATTCCTTTGGCGCCCCATGTGCGCCCTAAGATCAGCGCCCTGAACGGATCGCCTTTGTTGGCGCGGTTTCCCGCGCGAAATCGTCTGACTGCGGATCAGTTTTTCGGCAGCTTCACTTTGTCGGCTTCCTGGTAGCGGCCCATGCCGTGCAGCTCCGCCATCGCATGCGTCAGCTCGCGCGTGGCCTTCGCGCGGATCCAGCAGCGCACCTGCCAGATCAATTCGCCGGACAGAGCGCCCAGGCCAACCCACACCAAATGATCAAACCATTCCATGATTGCTCCTAAATGATGCCGGCGGCCGGCCGGCGCGGTACAGATCAGGTCTTGCCGGCCGCATAGCCAGCGGCATAGGCCATGCGGATCAGGGCGGCCACGCCCCGCAGCTCGGCGATGCGGGCCAGATCCTTCGGGCTTGGAACGAACAGCGCAGGGTTGTAGTCGGCGGCCCGCTCGAGCGCCTTGGCTATCGCAATCGGATGCGGTGCGGCGGCGGCGCTCACGTCAGCCCCCGGCTTCCTGTGCCCAGCAGAACGCGGTCGTAAGCGACGATGGCGCGGGCGCGCGGCGTCGTGTCATCCCACATCGCGGTCGACCCTTTGGTGACGGTTGAAGCGCTCGGCGAACTTGCGCTCGTCGGCCTGTTGCTTCGCGCGCTTGCGCTCGTCGGCCAGGACCAGGAAGGCCCACAGCGGCGCCAGCAGAGCCAGCACGGGACCGAGCAACAGCAGGAGCGCCACACCCAGCGCCCGCAGTGCGTCGCCCAGCTCGTCCAGGATCTCCCGGCCGTAGACCGGCAGGCGGCGCCAGCTCAGCAGCAGGGCGACGAACGACTCGCGCAGGGCTTCTCGGTAGGTCATTCGCGCCCCTCGAACCAGCGGCGCCACTTGCGCGATGTCTCGGGGTGCGCCTTGTGCCACTCGCGCAGGGCCTGCATGACGATGGTCAGGCCGACGATGGACTTGACGGCCCGGAACAGCAGGCTGGCGGCGACGAGCACGGCGACCGCGAGTGCCAGGACGACCGACAGCAGCATCCACGCGTAGCCCACCCAGGGCGCGGCGGATTGAGCAAATTCGATCATCGCCCGCCCCCGCATTGGACGCCGCCCAGGCCGGTCGGGCAGTTGGCGCGCGGGCACGAGTACATCATGACGCCACCCAGCTTGAGGCCGCAGGCCGAGCATTGGTTCTCGGCGTAGGCCGGGCCCGGCGCGGCGGGCTGCGCGGGGATGGTCGGGAATTCGGGGCGCGGCACCGGCGTCGTCGGCAGGCGGGTCCAGCGATGCAGCCGCCGGAGCTCGTCCAGCGCGTCGCGCAGCAAGCCCTCGAGCTGGTAGACGCGCCGCTCGAGCGAAGCGATGCGGTCGTTGGTATGGTCCACGGCATTTCCAGGTTGGCCGGGATCCGCCCGGCTCGGCATGATCAATTCTACGTCACGAGAGCGCGAAGCGGCGCGGTTGTCGCACCAAAGCAACGGCGGGCATGCTCAGGCCGCGCCACGACTCCACGTCAGCCTCGTCGCCGATGTTGCCGAAGCGGGCCACGTCGCCGCCGGGCTCGTGCCGCCACAGGGCGCCATCGAACCAGAAGCGCTGCGGCAGGTCGCCGTCGAAGTACCGGCACTCGTACCAGCCCACGTAGGCCGGATCGATGTTGGCGGGGAACCAGTCGGTCACGGGCGGCAGGTCCGTCATGCGTCGCCCTGCTGGGCGGCCGCGATGAAGTCGCGGATCTCGTCGTTCCAGACGCCGTAGCGGCGGACCACAGACGTGAACTCCTCCACGTCATGACCGCGCAGGCCGTAGACCGGGTTGCCGTCCAGGTCGAAGCGCAGCTCGCCGTGGCGGTCGCGCTTTTGCTGGCAATGCGTCAGCTCGTGGAAAACCAGGATCTCGCGGTTGCGCGCGCCGCACTCCTGCCAGTAGCCCTCGTCCAGCACGACCAGGAAGCGCGGCATGCGGCCCAGCATGCGCTGGATCATCCACTCGAAAACGTCTTTCAGGCCGCCTTGCACCTTGGGCTCGTAGACCGTGCCCAGGATCATCCGGCCGCCCATGATCTTTTCCTTGCGCCGAAAGAGAAACGCTAAGTCGATCTCATTCTCGACAAGGTGCTCGTGCTCCGGCATGCGCAGCACGGCATCCACAATGGGCTCGAGCCCGTCGTCGGGCTCGGGTAGGCGGAACAGGTCGAATTCGTCGGGCTCATCCATGCGCCCATTGTGGCGTCACGAGTCGGACCCGCGCACCCAGGGCGTTACAGGCCGAGCCATGCCCGGATCTGGTTCGCCAGCCATGTGCCTAGGGTGGCGTGGCCGGCGGTATCCGGGAGAACCCCGTCGGATTTGGTGTAGGCAAGCCCCGTCGGGTCCAGAAAGAGGCACCCATAGGCATCACCCAATTCCTGCTCGACCAACGCTTTCAGGGTGTCACGGAACTCGATGTGCTTTGCGCTTGGCGCCGCCGGCGCGGTTGGATCCCACGGGCCCACGATGACCATTTGCGGCTCACCCTTACCGCCTCGCGCCCGGAAAAGAAGGTCTTTGGCCGCAGCATAGAATTCAGCTGCCGTGGACCCCGCCAAGTCCTCCAGGCCGAACGCGACAACCATGATGTGCGTGTGGCCGGTACCCGGCCAATCAAAATGCGAGCGGTCGACACCCCGATATCGCGTGCCCCCGGCATCGGCGATGTATCCCGTCCCCGCCGATCCCGACGTGAGAACGTCGTCCATGCCGAGCAGGTCTCCCGCGACAAGAGCAAGGTTGTCGCCGGCGATTGCCGCGCCGTCGCCAGACACAAACCCATCCCCGAAAGCCAGCATGCGCCAGCGGGGACGCTCCTCCCACTGCATGTCTTCCGGCGCCGCAAGCAAGATCCCGGAGAATGCCTGATCCCCAGTCCCCTCCACGAAGATGTTTCGAGCCGCGCGCGTGGGGAACTCGATCCGGAACGACTCGACCCCTGGCCCGGCCGTCGACATCACTCCGTCCAGGCTCACGTATTGGCCGTCGACGATGAAGCGGTATGGCCGGCTCGATTTGGATACCTGGAACGCGACCACCTGGGCATCCAGGCGCGCGCCAGCGCGCCATACCACGGCATCACGCCCGCCCCCGACATTTCCGCCCGTCTCGCCCACCGTGACGCACGGGAACTGCCGGAGCCCGCCAGCGTCCTTGTCGGCCCCGCCGAAATAGTGAATCCAATCGCTGCGGTTCGCGTAGGTATGGTCCTGCACTGGCAGCTCGGCGCTCACGTCCGCGCCCACCGTAATGATCGGCGGATCGGCCATGACCGGGCTGCCGTGAGGGCTTGGCAAGCTCGCAGCAGCGGCGATGCGGGCCTTCAACGCCGGCCTATCCCGTAGCCAGTCCGGGATAGGCGGCCGCTTGGCGCCAGCCAGAGCAGACGGCAAACCCGGCTCCATCGTCGGAGCCAGCAAGGCATCCAGGAGCACGGGCTTGAGCATCAGGATTTGTCGATCAGACAGTTGCCAGTAGTCGTAGCCACGTTGAACGTGCCCGGCACGCCGGGGATGACCGTGGCCGGCCGGTACTGGTTGATTTCACCGATGGGCGTGTAGGTGCCGTCGGCGTTCTTGAAGTTGATCGTAGCCCGCCAGGGCGGACCGTCGACGCCCGACCGGCGGCCTACCACCATGACGGGAACGCCGCTATCGACGTTGAAATCGGGGGACGTTTGGGCGCCCTCACCAGGGGATATGAGTGCTTGTGCCATGCCGAGATTGTGCAGTCACGACGCACGTTCCGAAGCGAAAGCTGCATCGACACATCACGCCTTGCCGCTGCGCTTGGCTTTCTTTTCCTGCTCCTCCCGAACCGCGTCCAGGTGCATCAACGCCTTGTGAAGGTCATCGACCCGCGCCGCCGGCAGCTCGCCGCCATTGGCGATGGTCCGCGCGAACACCTCGAGCGGGCGCAGCGCCAGGAGCTCATCGTTCAGCGCCGGCGCGCGGCCGCTCCAGAATTCCTCGGCGCGCAGGTCAGCCAGCAGCTCGACGCGCTCGGCATCGGTCAGCAACTGCGCCGTCTCGACCAGGGCCCGAAGGTTTTTCACGTTGTGGACTTGCATCTCATCTCCTCGCGGCCTGCAGCCGCTCAATTTCGGGTCGCCGCTCGGCGTCCCATATCGCCCGGACTTCCGCCTCGAGCACCTTGCGGGCGGCCGTGCCGCGCCGCCGTTCAATCCTGTCCAGGTACAGCCGCCGCTCGGCCATCGTCGGCATCCAGGCGATGGACCGCGCCTCGCATTCGTGCCGCCATTCCTCCGACCAGCTCGAGACCTGCCGGCCGTCGCGCAGCGTGACGACCGGCCGCGTCAATCACGGCTGGCGTCCTCGGGGCGCTTGCCGATCAGCCGGCCGGGCATGTCGCGCAGATACCGGGGCGCCGCGTCCAGCGGTATCCACTCGTAGCACGGGCCGCTGTTGGTGCGGATGTAGGCGCCACGGTGCGGGCCGCTCTTGACCGTCTCGAGCACGCGGACGTGCTCAACTCCACGGATGAACTTGCGGTCGCCGACCTGGGGCCTGGGCCGGGCCGGCGCTGTCGAAATGTGGATGCGCATGGCTCAGCCCTCCGCCGGCGCCACCAGCCCGCGCCACTGGTGCGTTTCGTGCGTGCCCATGATCGACGGCTCAGCCCAGGAATGAACGGCAGGGTCCGCCGTCATCCAGCGCTTGCCGTCCCAAAAGCGGAACGTGCCGATCAGGCGGCCCTTTGCATTCCAATGCATCAGCCTCGAATTGCGCACCTCGTAGCGGCCCACATGGACTGGGTTCACGTCGCGCGGGAACCAGCCCGTTACCTTAGGTTTGTTGATCATTTTCGGTTCTTGTGCGCCCTATGCGCGCCCTAAACATTGCCGGTTGCCCGGAGACCCGCATAAACGCTTGCTGTGCGGGGCTAGATAGCCTGACTAACTATCTGGTTTGGATTCACTTGCTCATATTCTGTACTTGCTCGGCCACGATCTCGCTGGGCCATTCCGGCGACTTGTCAGCGTTCACCATGCAGCGCACGCCGGCATCGATACCGGTCCGCAGCTTGAGCCCGCAGGTGCAGATCACGCGGCTATCGTGGCCCTCGCGCTCGGCTCCGCAGTTGCTGCAGCGGAACACCTTGCGCCGGTCGAACGTCTCGCGCATCAGCACGCGGCCGAAGCAGGCCCGGCAGACGTGCGGCGTCAGCTTCCAATCCCAATTGTCTTGATCTTTTTTGCTCATTACCAAAGCCTCAACTGCGACGGCGCGCCCCGGATCTCGCCACGGAACGAGAAGCGCGCATGCCGGTCGGCATCGCGCAGCGTTGCCACGATCAGCTCATCGGTCGCGGCCGACAAATCGAGCTCGAGCCGCTTTGGCTCGCCGCCCTCGAGGTAGTAGATGCGTCGCCGCGACAGCGGGCGCACCTTCACCGGCTTCGCGCCCTTCGCGTTCTTGCCGATGCGCACCTCGCGCTCGCGGTTGTAGCAGCTCACGCACACATGGCCCCGGATCAGGCGCGCGGCGATGCGATGGCAGCGGCCGCAGATCGTCGTGCCCTTGAGCGGCGACATGGACGCGGCAGTCTCGCCAGCATGCACGGCGCCCAGCGGGCAGACGCGGCATTTGAATTGCTGCTCGCTGCCCTCGTGGTTCGCCTTACGCCACATGCCGGCGCACGACGTGACGCTGAGCGTGGCGCTGTAGCGGTCGCATCGGAAGTACTGACCCGGTGCGCCCTCGATTTTGAAGTACTCGACCATTCCGGCCCCAATTGATCAAACGCTGACCAATTTTATCACGGTGGCCGTCGCTTATTTCAAACAGCACGAGAAGAATAGCGCGGATACAACAGTTGGTTGCGTGCGCTTTGGTGATCGCGAGCGATGCAGCGTGATAGCTCGGGATGCTTTTCGAGGGTTATCCCTGCTTTGCAGGGCAGGATACCGTGGCCCGCTGATTGATACCGCTCGGTTCCCGGTTCGGTATCCAACTTTTCCCTTTCAAATCATGCCCCTAGAAGAAGAAGATACCAAGATACCAAGAAATAATAATAAAGGGATCATGTGAGGTGGGTGCCTTTGTGCATGTATGTCGCGCGATGCGCATGCATGTACATGACGTGTTTGTATGTATCCCTCCGGGTATCCGGTATCCGGTATCCTCTTTAAAATCATGCACTTGCGAGCGGGTCGCTGATACCGTGGTATCCGAACAGCTCAATTCCGATACGAATTCACGCGCTACCGCTATCGGTTGATCGAATCCGATTAACACAATCAATTGGGCTAATCCTTCGCATCCGCGCACCATAGAGGCGTGGCCGATGACCGGCCGGTAATTGGAACCGACATGATCACCCAAACCTACTACGTTTCGACGGGTCGCAAGAACGCGATGTACACGCTGCGGTGCCGCCGCGATGTTGTCGGTCAGGCTCCAGTGCTGCGCGACTACATGCCCGACTTCTACCTGTGCAACCTCGCCGCGACCGAAGATAAGGCCGTCGAAAAGGCGCGCGAATACATGGAAGCGATGCGCATCCGGATCGGTGAGAGCGACGGGTTCAAGATCGAATTCGATGAATACCCCGACCACGAGGCATTCAAGCGGCGCGGCAAGCTGTCGGTGCGCGACACGCGCTCGATGCAGTTGATCGAGGCAGGCGTGTTCCCGTTCGGTAAGCACCGTGGCGAGCTGATCGCCGAGGCCCCGGATTCCTACGTGCTGTTCTTCGCCGACAAGACCCGCGACGCCGACGAGCCGGTCATGGCCGCGCTCGCCGCCGCGTGCATGGGCGTTGCGCTCGAAAAGGGCCTGATCGCCAAGCGCGACGCCCGCCGCGCCGAACAAGCTGCCCAGGACGCGAAGTCCAACTTCGTCGGCGCCGTCGGCGAGCGCCGCGACTTCGAGGGCGAGTTGTTCGTCTGCTTCGAGAAGAAGATCCGGTACGGCTCGGAAGAGTTCACCGACTACTGGGTCAACAAGGTTCGCATCGGTGACGACATCGTGACCTATCTCGGCGGCAAGCCGCTGGGCGAGCGCGGCGCCATCATCAAATTCCGCGCAACCATCAAGAAGCACAACGAATACCAAGGCGTGAAGACGACTATCGTCAACCGCCCCTCCGCCGCCTGATCAACCCGCCCGGTTCGCGCCGGGCCCTCTATCCATCAAATATGATCACTACCATCCTTCGCGCACCCACCGGCGCCGGCATCCACTACTGCGCCCTGCAGCTCGCTGAGCGAGCCCGCATCGCCAACGAATACGTCGCCCCGGTCGCCGTCATCGTCCCTCCGATCAAAGAGCTGATCGAGCAATGGAAGCGCATCGCCGGCGGTCTGGATATCCTCGTCAACGTCTACCGGCCGAACGAATGGAAGCGGCTTCGCGCCGGCCAGGGAAATGGCATCGTTCTGGTCAATGAACTGCGGTGGCATCACCTCAACCCGATCTTGCAAGCGCTGCAGGACGACACGCACGAGCACTGGTTGCTCAACCCGCCGCTCGAGATCGAGATCGAGATAGGCGTGAACCTGCAGCCGCGCCCGCCGCGCCGGATAGATGGGAAGGGCGTATGACGCCCCGCCAGCGCCGCGACTGGATCCTCGCCCACATGCGCGAGCGGCCGCGTGAGAGCTTCGACGTGCTCAACAGCGATTTCGTCTATGCCTACGCCGAAGCCACGGACGCGCCGGTCGCGCTGCAGATGTTCGGTGCGCCGAAATGCCAGCAGCTCGGCCGAGACCTGGGCGAGCTCCACAAGCGCGGCCACCTCAAGCGCAACGCCACCGGGTTGCCCGCCGGCGACTCGAGCATGGGATTCCCGAAGTGGGTCTACTGCTACCGGCTTCGAGCGATTGAATCTGACTATCTGCCCGATTGAAAAATTCAATCGAGATGTTGCGCGCCTACAACCCGCAAAGGTTCGCGCAAGCGCATCATAGAACCGTGCTGATTGAATTTGATTAGGAGCGAATCATGAAGATCGTAAGCGAAGTGATCCAGCCCGACGCCAGCGCCTGGAGCGCGCTGGTTGAGGTGCGCGGCGTGTTGTTCCGCGCCTCCTACGTCGCCAACCGGCTGAGCTGCGGTCTCGCTCCCTACAAGCACGCGCCGCGCCGCCCCCGCTGGTATCTCGAATCGGTGCAGCGCTGGGCCGAGAAGCAAGTCGCCGCCCTGCCGGCCGAATGGATGCAGATGCACCGCGAGCTGTACCCCGCCTGATAACCAACCCCGGGCCCTGCGGGGCCCATAGGAGAAAGGACATGAACCAACGCCAACGCCACACCATCGAACAGATCGCGGCTCGCCTGAAGAAGCCGCACGCCGGCGCGTCCGTAGGCGGCCCCTTGGACAGCGAAGAGGTCAACAAGGCTATCGAGCTGTTGCAGAGCAAGGGCTTTGAAGTCACCAGCAGGCTCTATCTCAACACCTGGGTTATCCCGCCGCTGGATCTCATGCTGTCCGATGCCGCGCACGACCAGAAACTCGCGTTGGACCTGTCGCGCCCCTAACCTCCCGCCCGCCGCGCGCGGGCCCACCAGGAACCACCATGAAAGAACGCAAGACTGTCACCCGCGAGGGCCTGCAGTTCAAAGTCATGAGCTCGCGCGAACGTGTCGCCGAGCTCGGCGGCCGCCACTTCTACTGCATCGGTCGCGACGCCGACGGCTGGACGCTGTTCGAGCACGACCAGGACATCACCGTCCACGGCAGCGCGACGCCGCTGGGCCGCCGGTTCGAGCGCCTGCTGGATACCAAGGCGCTGGTCGCCGAGATCCGCCGGCTGGTCGAGACGGACGAGGTGCTGCCCGCCGATTGCCGCCCGCCGTGGGAGATCGACGCGCGCCGCCACGATGCGAACCAAGCCGCGCTCGCTGAGCAGCGCAGCGGAGCCGGCCTGTCCCAGCCCACGCGCCATCCGTGCGGCGCCCCCATCTGATCCACCAGGAACCGACATGAAAATCTACACGAGCCCAGGCAGCGGCGACTACTTCGATGGCAGCGATAACTACGGCCCCCTTGGATTCCGTCTGCTGGGCGACCGCAGGTTCTGGATGGCCTGGGCAAATGTGGGCGCCGCCGGCGAAAACAGGGTCTCTCGCGCCGTGATGGACGACTTTGGCACGCTGGTCGAGACCGCTCGCTTGGAGACCGCATGAACGCCCACCAACGCCGCAAGGCCCGCCGCCAGGACGCGCGGGACTACCCGGGCCTGCACCCGTATCAGATTCGCGCGATCAAGAAGATGCGTCGGGGCACCGCGCGCCTGCCAGCACCGTACATCTATTTTCGGCAAGGCGCCGGCAAGACCATCACATTCCCGCCGGGCACCGCGATCTACTGCCAGCAGTTTGGCCGCTCGCTGCGCCCGGAATACATCCCCGACCTCATCGGCTACGTGAACGGCCGCCGTATCGAGGCCGACGTTGCCGCCCCCACCACCAACCAGGAAAGGACATGACGAAACAGCACAAGCAACCCTGCCGCGCCTGCCCGTGGCGCCGTGACAACCAAGCGCCCGGCTGGCTCGGCAACTCGACGCCCGGCGAATTCCTGCAGCAGTCCGACGCCGGCATCCGCATGCCATGCCATGAGGCCGTCGACTACGAGCGAGCCGACTGGGAGCAGCAGGCCGCCGAGGCGCCGCAGTGCGCCGGCCGCGCGATCCACCTGAGCAACCGCTGCCAGCACGTCGAGCCCGGCATCCTGAAACTGCCGGCCGACCACAAGCTGGTTTTCACTCGGCCGCACGAGTTCATCGCACACCACACCAACGTCGACCCGGCCACGCTGGAGCAGACGATGATCTTCGATCTGTACAACCTCTGACAGGAAAGGACATGACCCCGAACCAACTGACCCAACCCTACAACGTTGCCATCAGCAGCACCTGCAGCGGCGCCTCGCCCGTTATCTACGAGCAGTGTCAAGATCCGGACACCGGCGAGAACTGGAATCGCGAGCTCGGGCAAACCAACACTGCGTTCGTCGCGGACTACGACAACGCAGCCAAAGCCGTAACCTGGAACGAGGAACCGCACTCGTTCAAGCTCACCGACGAAGGCCAGGAGAGCATCGCCCTTGCCTACTTGTTCGCCGCCGCGCCGACGATGCGCGACGCATTGCGCGAGGTTCTGCGTACCAGCCATGACGCGAAGCTGCGCGGGCTGGCGATGGCCGCGCTCGACGCCACCGCGCCGCCGTCCGAGCTGCCCCAGGCTGACCCGGAAACCTGTTAGCCTGCAACTATCGGCTGCGCATACAACATTGCAACAACCAATTGGCCTAATCGTTCGCGCAAGCGCACCATAGAATCGTAGTGATCGACAACGCACCGGAGTGAACGACATGAAAGTGGGCGACAAAGTCAAAGTGATCCGCACGCCGGACAGCTTTTACAACAGGGTTTTGTGGTGGCCTGACAGCGGCATGACTGGAACCGTCGAAGCTATCTTCAAGAATGGCTCCATCCGCGTGGCTTGCGATCAACTGCGGAACAAATCCGAAGACGGCAAGATTTCCAAGACGTTCAAGAAAGACGAAATGCGGTACGAAGCCATCTAACAGACAACCCCGCCCCGGTTCGCCGGGGCAGCACTGAGGAAATGATCATGAAGGAAACGAAGATCACGCCGGTTATGCGCGATGCGCTGGAACGCGTAGCGCGCGGCCTTAGCCTTCGCGGCTATGCGCATGCGTCCACTTATTGGGCGCTGCGACGCAAGGGGCTGATTTTCGATTCGGAAACGATCACCGATGCAGGCCGCGCAGCTATCGGCCTGTCGCCCGCCCAACCGGGGCAGCACTGAGGGAATGACCATGCACACCTGGACCATCACCACGACGACCGCCGGAACTTTCAACGTGAGCGCCAGCTCGCGCGACGCCGCTATGCGCACCGCCGCCGACCTGCTGGAAAGCTGGGGCTACGATGACGCGCGCATTCTGAGCGTCGCCTGACAGCCCCGGCTCATGCCCCGCGTGCGGAGACAGCTATGACCATGAACAGACGAAAAGACGATATCGCAGACCGCGCCCCCTTGCAGTCGTACCTGTATGTCGCCTTCGTCGCTCTCCTGGCGCTGGTGTGTACCGCAGAGCTGGTGCTGCTGCTGCTCGATCTCAGTTTGTAAACCGACAGCCCCGGCTCTGGCCGCGTGACAGGCGGCTATCACAGGCGCTGTGCCTGATCCCCTACAGGAGAATTCCATGCAGAAACCCGCCCCGTTTTCCCGCGTCACCGGCTTCGCGCGCCTGCTCGCCGCCGCGATGGCAATGCCTGCCGCCTTCCGCCAGTCCGCGATGGCGCAGATCGGCACCTACGAGTCGCGCGGCCACGGCACCGGTCGCTGGCTTGGCCTGTCGCGCAACACCGTCGCGCAGAACAAGCGCGCCGCGCTCAAGGCCCGCAACCGCGCGCGCAACAAGGCCGCGCATCGCGGGTAACCAGGTCTCGGCCCGCGCCGGCGGGCCGCCGTCCCCAAGGAACCATCATGCTCACCACCCTGAAAACCTACCAGCAGACGATGACGCGCCGCCTGCGCGCGATGCGCAGCGGCACCGTGATCGACGCCGCTCGCCAGCCGGAACCGGCCACCGTCGACCGAGTGCGCAAGCTGGCGAACGACGCCATTCAGCAGTACAGCGACGAGGTGTTCGCTGGCGGCGAGCCCGTGTTCCCCGACTGGGCGCGCGACGTGCTCGAGCTGTGCGACCAGCACGACGCGATGGCCGCCAAGCTGCAGCGCCGGAGCTGATCATGGCCGGCGCCCCGATCTACCAATGCGGCGACGCGACGTACACGAAGCAGTTCGCGCGCCGCGCCGACGGCCAATGGTTCTACCGGGTGACCGACCGCGTGACGCGCCGGCTCGGCCGCTGGATCCAATGCGCCGACCGGCCGCCGTATGCGTGGTACAACCCGGCCGCTGGCCGCGCGCGCCTGCCGCAACCTGATAGCGCGCTGCTATCGGCTGGCGCAGCAACATGAGAACAACCAATTGGCGCGATGATTCGCGCGAGCGCACCATAAGCACATGGTTGTTCAATTTTGATTAGGAGATTTCCATGCAACGCGATGACTGGCTCGACGACAAGAAGGATCCGCAGCTCGAGTGCGACGAGGCAATGACGCCGCTCGAGGCCGCGTGCATGACGCTGTGCGTGCTGATCCTGGTCGTCGGCTTCGGCACCCTGGCCTACTGGAATTGGTTCGCGTAACACCGCCGCCGCGCCGGCCGCGCGGCACCACCAAGCGCTACGGCGCGCAGGAGAAAGGAAGTGAAACGACTGATACGAGCTGCCGCCGCGATGCTGTCGCTGGCCGGCCTGACATTTTGCGCACCCGTCCCCGCCGCGCCCGCGCCTGCCGGCACCCCGCCGATATGCTCGTTCATCGCCGGCATGTCGCAGGCCATCGCCGAGGACCGCGACGATGGGCTTTCCAAGATCGAAGTGATCCGCGAGATCCTTTCGGCTGACGCCTCCGACAAAGCGAAAGCGCTCGCGCTCAATCTGGCCGATCTGGTCTACCAGCCCGAGATCATCGACGAGCCGCCGAAGAAGATCGCCGCCGCGCTGCTGCTCGCGTGCGTGCAGAAGGTTGCGCCAAAGGGCGCGCTGTAACCCGCCGCCCGGCCGGTTGCCGGGCCAACAAATCTGCGCCGACACAACGGCGCGCAAGGAGCAATTGTGGGACTGGATGTCTACCTGAAAAAGTGCGCTGACCGCGCCGAGGCCGACCGCATCGAGGACGATTACGAAAAGCAAAGCGATGCGTTTTGGGAGGCCGGCGGCGGCTACAGCAACGCGACCGAGGAGCAGAAGGTGGAAATTCGCGCCAAGTGTGCCGCGCTCGCGGAACAGCTCGGCATCGACGGCTACCAGCACAAGAGCCGCACGAAAATCGAGGTCGACTCCAAAATCGACCCAGAGCATTACTTCAAGATCGGCTACTTCCGCAGCAGCTACAACGGCGGCGGGTTCGACGCGGTGATGAGGCGGTTCGGGTTGCCGTCGTTGGGCGACATCATGGGCGCCGGCGACGACTACGAGTTTGTGCCCGACTGGGACGCATCGCTGGCCCGCGCCAACGACGCCATCGCCAAGTACGAAGCCCACCTCGCCTCGCCGGTCGGTAAGTACGACGTGCTGGAAGTGTCTGGTTTCGATCAGGTCGGCGGCAAGGAACAAGCGCTCGCGATTTTCGCAAAGGAAATCGAGCGAGAGCACGCGCCCGGTTTCCGCAGCTACTCGAACCGCGCCGGCGATTTCTACCTCGACGGAATCAAGGCGGTCGCGGTCATCCCCGGCGGTCGCAGCATCCTGGGCCAGCCCGAAACCTACATCGTCTACGAGAAAGAATCCGGCGACGGCAAAGAGGACTGGTATCTGACCGCCATCAAGATCGTGCGCGAGACCTGCGAGTACGTGATCGCGCAGCCGGACCGCCAGCACTTCTATCTGGTCTGGTCGGGCTGATCCAAGCCGCAGCATGCCCCGGTTCGCCGGGGCGCCCCGCCACCAACCAAGGAAAGGAATGAACGACCTCGAAACCTTCAAGACGCTGCTCGAGCAGATGGACCCTGTTGAGATGGCGCAGCACTCGACGATCAATCACCACGTCGACGGCATGCAGTACCTCTGCCTGCACCGCTCGCCGAAGCTGACCGCGAAAATCTACCTGATCGAGCAACCGACCAACCCGAACAGCGGCTTCCTCGTCCACCCGCATTCGCACCGCTACCCGTTCTCGAGCGTGGTGCTGGCCGGCCAGCTCGAGCACATCCGGTTTCTGGAAATGGACGGCGCGAGCTGGGTCCGCTACAGCTACCGCGCGGAGAGCCGCCAGCGCCTCTATGACCGGGCATGCGGCCTGCTGGTGCATCGCATCGAACCGCATCATCGCGGCTCGTCGTATTTCGTGCAGCCCTACGAGATCCACACGCTGCGCATGATCACCGAGCCGGCGAAGCCCGTGATGATCGGCCTGATGCAGTTCGCCGACACGCAGCCCACGTCCGAGCTCTACCTGCCGGACGGCATGGACGAGGTTGCCTATCCGCAGTCGCGACAGCCCACTGCCATCGAGGCGTTCGCGCTGCGCAACCGTTGCCTGGAGCTGCTGAAATGACCATGACCAAGGGGCGCATCGACCGCGCCGGCGAGATCGTTTTCCACGACGCAAGTCTGAAAATTTGGGAGGAAGGGTTAGCCGACGCCCGACGCGCAGGCGGCTTCAAGGGCGAGGACGCCTGGGAGCGCCAGTTCAAGCGCGACGTGTTCGCTCGCATCGTGCAGCAGCTCAACCGGTTGGGCTGGACCGTCGGGCCCTGGAGCGACGCCCACAAGTACAAGGCCATCGCGCGCAACCATCGCACCTGCGCCAAGGGCGACCTGCAAGCCCAGTTGTCGCTCAGCGGACGCTGCATCGAGTTCGAGATGTGGCAGGACGTGCAGAACGTCGAGAACCGCAACGGCGGCAAGTACGACTTCAATAAAGAGAGCCGGATGACCTATCTCCAGCGCCTGGAGATGGAGCGCACGCGCCGGCGGATCCGCGACTACCTCTGCAACGTGTTCACCGGCTACGAGTTTGTTCCGCCCAAGCCGAAGTGTGGCCCCGATGGCGTGACGGCCGTCGAGTACGCCGCGCGCAACCGGCGCACCAACGGGCACTACGTGCCCGAGCTCGACCGCGCCCGCATCCACATGGAGAGCAACGCCCGCGCCGCCGACGGCGGCACCATCGAGCACGGCGCCAAGGTTTGGGCCCTGGACTACAAGGGCCGCGTCATAACCGGCACGGCCTACTACAGCCTCAACAACTCCTGGCACATCGTGACCGGGCGCTATGGCCTGACCGTCTGCCACACAGGCAAGATTTTCACGCGTCGGCCTGAGAACCTGCGCGTCAAGCAGAACGCCTACGAGCGCCGCCAGCGCCTCGAGCGCGAGCTTGCGAAGGCGACCGAAGCGATGAACTTCGAGCGCGCCGCCGTGCTGCGCGACATCCTGTTCCCGGGAAATCCCGAGCTGTTCGTCGTCTGGCACAAGAAGCACGAGGCGTACCACTGCGCCAACTTCTGCGGTTACACCCGCGACAAGATCAAGGCCGGCCGGTTCACCGCCGACGAGGTGCGCAACTGGCGCCACGAGCCCAACGAGGTCATCGCCCTGTCCGGCGAGAAGGTGGCGGCATGACCTTCGGCGCCATCCCACCCAAGCAGCTCACAGCGCGCGAGGCGGCCGACGTGCACGGCGTGACGCCGCGCCGCATCCAGAGGCTGGCCGAGGACGGCCGGATCCCTGGCGCCGTGAAGAAAGGCCCCATCTGGCTTGTGCCGGCGGGCTTTTCTGTCCTGCCGCCCCCGAAACGCAAGCGCGCGCTGGCGAAAATCAAGGCGGGGAGCGGCCTGTAGGCGCGGTCGTGATCGCACAATGGCCCCTGGCCCACTAACCACACGACGACATGGCTACCCAAAAAGTCACACAGGACGAGTTCATTCAGGCGGCCGCGAAGCACAACTACAACGCCTACCAGATGGCAAAGGCCCTGGGCCTGGACCACTCGAACGTCGCGAAGCGGTTGAACAGGTTGATCAGCTCCGGCGCCATTGACGCGGCCGACGTGGAGGAAGCCAAGAAAGCGAACGGCCGCAAAGTCCCCCTGTCCGAGAACGAACGCAAGTTCCACGAGGACTGGGGGCCGCAGGAGTGCATCGACGAGCTGATGCGCATCGCGAAGATCGACGAGACGAAAGTGGTGACGCGGAACTACTTTCGCGTCCATTCGGACATCTCGGAATCGACCTGGAACCGTTATTTCGGCACGTTCCTCGAGTTCAAGCGACAGGCCGGGATCATGCTGTCGCGCCACGCGCACCGCATGGAGCGCGACATCGCCAAGCACGCCAGCAAGGACGTGCAGCGGGCCATGAACGAGCAGAAATCCGGCTGGGAAGGGGCATACCTACGCCCGTCCGGGAAACGCTTCCAGACCGTCCTGGTGGCGTCTGACATCCACGACATCGAATGCGATCCTTTCTGGCGGGTGTGCTTCCTGGACACCGCGCGCCGCGTGCAGCCCGAGAAAATCGTCATCAACGGCGACGCGCTCGACCTGCCCGAGTTCGGCAAGTACGGCGTCGACCCGCGCGAGTGGGATGTTGTCGGCCGGATCCGCTGGCTGCACCAGTTCCTGGCCGACGTGCGCAAGGCCAGCCCCGAGAGCGAGATCGTCTACATCGAGGGAAATCACGAGTTCCGCCTGCTGCGCCATCTTGCGGAGGCCACGCCGGCGCTCAAGGTTGTGCTGTCCGACCTGCACGGCTTCACCGTGCCGAAGCTGCTGGGCCTGGACACCTACGAGGTGAACTACATCGCCCGCATGGATCTCGCTGCCTTTACCGAGCGCGACGTGAAAGACGAGCTCAAGAAGAACTACCACATCATGTTCGACTGCCTGCTGGCGCACCACTTCCCCGAAGGGCGCCAGATGGGCTATCCGGGCTTCAACGGCCATCACCACAAGCACATCGTCTGGCCGTTCTACTCGCCCACCTTCGGCTCGACCGAATGGCACCAGCTTGGCTGCGGCCATCAGCGCGCCGCCAGCTATTGCGCCGGCGAGAAGTGGGCGCTGGGCTTCATGCTGGCGCACGTCGACACGCACCAGAAGCACGTCCAGTTCGAGTATGTCGAGGTCCGCGACTTCGCGATGATCGGCGGGAAGTTCTACCAGCGCGCGGCTTAGGCCAGCGCCCCCGCCGCGCGGGCGCACATCTTCACTTGCAGCAGGATCCCGAGGCGCTTGAACAGCGCCTCGTCCTCATAGAACAGGCCCTTGGACGCCAGATAGCCCTGGCAGAGTTCTGGCGTGGGCATCTCGCCGCCCCAGGTCGCGTCGACGAAGCGATACAGCGCGGCGCTTTCCTGCACCCACGGGCCCACTGCATCGAAGTCGGCGCGCACGGCGTTGCGCAGGATGGCCTGCTCGCGGCCGACAATGCCGGCGCGCTCACAGTAGTAGGCGAATTCGGTCTTGAAGCCGGCCGGGACTTGGATCGGCGCGGCCATCAGAACGGCTCCGTCTCAAGGTCGGCCAGCGTCGCCGGCCGCGCCGGCGGTGTCGTCGGCAGGTCATGCAGGATCGGGTCGAGCGGCACGCGGATGCACTTCGATTGTACGCCGTTGAACTTGAGCGGCTTGTTGATGTTGCGGTCGGCGCCGGGCACGCGCAGCAGCATGCCGCGCAGGTCGGCAGCGTATTGCGTGTCAGCAACCAGCCGCTTGAGCTCGTTCGAGCTGTTGGACAGCACCAGGAACCCGTCTTTGACGCGCATTCCGTGGCGCTGGAGGAACGAATCGGCCTTGGTGCTGCCGATGTCCAGGCCGGGCACCGAGACGTTGCTGGCCTCGCACACGAGCTCGTAGACCGTGATGTCGATGCCGTTGATCCGGATCTTGCCTTCCATGAGCGCGGACAGCGCGCGAGCGCTTTCGTCCTCGTCGGCGCCTTCCAGGTGTTCGGACCAGTCGTATTCCTTGATCAGGGCCTCGGCCTGCTCCTGCGTCGCCACGGCGCTCGAGATTAGCGACCACGCGCCGGCCAGCAGCGTCCCGTACTGGTCGCCGTCGCGCTGACTGCCGAACACGCGTGCGCCGGCTTCGGTGAACACGTCGATGTTCTTGAGCGTCGTCGGCAGCAGGTCGATGGCCCGGCGCAGCAGGCGGCGCGGTACTGTCGGGTCGTGCTCGACCAGGGCATGAATGGCGTCCCTAAGCGACTTCCACTCGTTCGGGTCGCCCTTGCCGTCACGGCCAGAACGCAGCGTGAGCACGGACAGGCGGTCGATGTCGGCCTTGTTCTTGAGCGCCACCTGGATCGACGCGAGGCAGAACATGCTGCGGATATGGAACGTCATGCCGGAGCCGTCGGCTGTGCCCTTAAGCGTCTCGGCGTCGGATTCGGTCGATGCCTGCCGGATCAGAGCCAGGATCGACTGGATGCGCTTCGCGTCGCTTTCCTCGGTCGATTCGGATTCGTCCATGAGCACCGGCAGCGCGTCGGCCTTGAGCCGCTGGCGGATGCCGGCCTCGGAGCTCGAGCCCTGCGCAAACACGTCAGTCCCGCGCAACAGGTTGTGCGCCATCTTGGCGATGGTCGACTTGCCCGATCCGGCGCCGCCGGTGATCCAGAGGTGCGGCCGCCAGGGCATCGCCCCGCACACGGGCGCCAGCGCCACCCAGCCTACGAACAGGACCGCAGAGCCAGGTTTGGACCAACGGAACCGCCGAACGAGCTCGAGGAGCTGCTGGCCCTCGGCCTCGGTGAATTGACGGTCATGTGGATCCGGCAACGACTTGCCGAGCTCGTAGACGAATTCCGACTCCAGACGCGTGATCTCCACGCGCTGGCCGTCGACGCTCAGGTAGCCGCCGTGGTGATAGATCGCCCTGCCCTCGTCGGCCCAGGCGCCGCGCCCACGGATCCGGCTGGTATCGTAGATGCCGCGCTTCTCGGCCGTGCGCACGATGAAGTTGGCGGCCGCCTTGCGGTCGATGCCGCCGGCCTTTTCGCTGCCAGGGAAGCACGCCTCCCACCAGTTCAGCGGCGCGAGCGCGATCAGGCCAATGTCGGAGAAATCGCCTTTCGTGCAGACGATGATCTGCCGCTTGCCGTGGCTGAAAATGAAGTACTGGTCCCGGTCATAACCCAGGATCGTGAAATAGCCGTTGTTCTCCGGCCGGTCGTCGCCGTCATCCTCATCGTCGTCGCCATCGGGCGGCGCGCCGTCGCTGGCTGGCGGATCATCCTCATCCGAGCCTTCCCAGGGCGGCGGCGGGTCATTGTCGGGCGGCGCGGGGTCCGGCGCCGGCGGCGGGTTGAGCACGGCGTCGAACACGCCGCAGATGGCCTCGTGGCCCTCGAGCTGCTGCAGGTCGTTGAAGTCGGTCGGGCCGTGGGCGCGGCCGCCGCGCTCGTTCGTGGCGCCCAGCGCCGCATCGAACGGCGGGAACGCGACCAAGGCGCCCACCTCTTTCTCGCACTCGCGTGCGCGCGTCAGGCCCGGGTTCACGACCGGCTTGAGCGTCCACTGGTCGTTGTCGGCCGCGATGATGATGATGGCATCCGGGAACCGCGCGCGCCAGACCTTCGCCACCGGCAGCAGGTTCGGCGCGTCGAACGCGATGATGACCGCGTGCCCTGTCGCCTCGTGGATACTGGCGCCCGTGGCATAGCCTTCGCAGATGACGATGACCTGCTTGCCCTCGTGCTCGAGCGGCCGGCCGATCACCCAAAAGTGCCCCTCTTTGTCGCCGTCCGTCAGGTACCACTTGTCCGATGCGCCCTCGCGCTTCTTCGGCATGATGGCCTGCAGGCTGTGGATGCGCTTCGTCAGGTCGCGCATCGGGATCAGCAGGGCCTGATTGGTGACCGTGTGCACCTCGCCGGTGTCTTGATTGATCACCTCCCAGCGACCGACGCGAAGGCCGTGAGCGCGGATGCCCTTGCGCTCGAGGTAGGGGTGCGCGTCGCAGTCGACAGCCTCGGACCACAGGCGATTGGCGCGCTCGGCGGCAGCGGCGCTCGCCGCCGCGTCCTCGGCCGCGCGCTGCGCCTCGATGCGCTCCATGCGCTCGCGATAGGCGCGCTTCTCGGCGGCCGTCAGCGGCGCGCGCTTGATGTCGGCCTTCCAGGTGAATTTCGTGTCGTGGCCGTAGCGGCGGTTGCAGCCGAACATGCCGGCGGGCCGGTCGTCGGCGTGCAGCACGTACCAAACAGTCTTTTCCCGGTCGCCATCGGCGCGGATACGGTGGAGCTTGCCGTCGGCCTTTAGGTCAGCAGCCGATACGTGAATATCTTCCTCACGCATGGCCCTGCAGAACTGATCGATGATGTCGGATTCATGCAACATACATGCTCCGACTTGGCGTTACCGACATACTTCCCCTGCTACGAAGCCTGCTGACCTTGAAAAAGGAGGTGCGAGAGCGCGTCAGCAGGAACGCTTCGGGAGCTACCCTATCTCGCACCGGAAAATGACACGGCTGGAGCAATTGCTGCCTGGGCATCGCGTGAAATGCGATGAAGCCGTGGCGCGTCTGGTGATTCTACGCGTGTTTTCGATCACGCGGTTTTGGATCAACTAACGCCGCGATCCCGGCAATAGTCTGCGACTATCGACTGCGCGACGGCCGGCGTGTGCGCCACGCCCGCGATGCCGCCGGCCTCGCGCACGAAGTCGATGAAATGGCGCTGATCGTCCGACGTGCGGCCGCCGCCTGATTCCTTGGTCTCGATGGCGGTGAAAACGGCCACCGGCCGGCCGACCATCTCCGGCGTGACGATGATGCTGGTCATGCCGCAGAGGTCGGACGCGCCGACGACCGGCTTGCCGTTCACCATGCCGAAGCCCAGGGTGATCGGGCGCGCGGCCGCCAGCGTCACCGAGCCGTCCTTGTTCCGGATCGGCTTGCCGGCGCCGACCCAGGCCGTGCCGGTGTTCACCCGCCAGAGCGTGACGCGGACGGCGGCGCGGAACAGCGACGACAGCGCTGACGCCGCCGCCCACACCAGCCGCTGGACGTTGGATTCACGCATTCACGTTCGACGCCGCGATCAGGCGGGCATCGTCCTCGCGCGCACCATGCTCGGCCAGCCCGGCGGCGCGGTTGTCGGCGATGGTGTAGTGCTTCGGATCCTTGCCGGCGTGCAGCGCCTTGAGGCGCGCAACGTGCGGCGTGAGCTCCGTCACCAGCGCGCGGTAGCCGCCGGCGACCATGCGGTCGTCGTTGAGCTTTCCGGCGGCCTGGGCGTCGACCAGGATCGCGAGGCATGCCAGCGCGTGCGCCAGATGCGGCAGACCGCTATCCGGATCCACCTCCTCGCCCTCGAACCATGCGTTCAGGTGCCGGCATGCCGCGTCGTAGTAGATCGACGCGCGCACGCCGATCTCGCGGAAGTTCGAGCGCCCGTACTTGAGCATGCCGTCGAGCAGGCCCAGGGCACCGAGCGCGGTCGCCGTCGTCGGCCAGAGGTGGAGCGGCAGCTTACCGCTGCCGATGGCGTCTTTGGGGTTGGTGGGCTTGTTCATAATTGGGGTCAGAACGGAATGTCGTCGTCCAGGTCCGCTTGCCGCTGCGCGGGCCGCTGTTGTTGCTGCGCTGCCGGGCGCTGTTGCTGCGCCGGACGCCCGCCCCCATTATTCCCATCACGACCCTCGCCGCCGTCGGACTTGCTGCCGAGCATCGTCATCTGGTTGCAGTGGACCTCGGTCGTGTAGCGCTCGATGCCCTCCTTGTCGGTCCACTTGCGCGTCTTGTTCTTCCCCTCGAGGTAGACCAGCGACCCCTTGCGCAGATACTCGCCGGCGACCTCGGCGACGCGACCGTACATGGTGATGCGGTGCCACTCGGTCGCTTCCTTCTTCTCGCCGCTGGCCTTGTCCTTCCAGGTCTCGGACGTGGCGAGGCTGAAATTGCAGACGGCATCGCCGCTCTGCATGTACTTGACCTCGGGATCGGCGCCCAGGCGACCGATCAACTGCACTTTGTTCAAAGACGACATGGTGAAAACCCTCAGATAAGCGCGGCTTGGCCGCTGGTGTTGGAGCCGGTCAGGCCCTGGCCGGTCGCGTGGGCGGACCGGTGTTCGTCAAACCGCTGGCGCAGCTCTTTCAGCGCCTTCGGCTTCTGTGATTTGATGCCCATCATCGGGACGCCCAGGATTTCGAGCGCCGTCTGGCCGGTTTCCTGGCGCCACGCCTGCAGGTCGGAGATCAGGGCATTGATCAGCCCATCTTTCTCGGCGCGCGCGCGCAGCAGGTTGTCGGCGCGGCCTTCGGAGAAGCCGAGCGCCATCAGCTCCTCTTTCGTCTGTGCCTTGCCCTGCTTGATCCTGGCGTCGCGCGCGATCTGCGCCTGCATCTCGGGCGTGATCTGGTGGAGCTCGCCGTCGACTTGCTCGAGCCCGCTGCGCCCGCCGGCCGGGTACAGATGGCCGCAGGCCGGGCATGTCGGCGCCGGCGGATGCACGATGTAACACTTCGGGCACTGCTTGAGCTCGATGGTGTCCTCGTCGGCATCCTTCTTGCCGCGCTTCTTCTTCTGGCGGCCGTCAAGCGTCCAAGCGCGCTCCTGGTCGGGCAGGCCGTGCTTGACCTTGAAAACGCCGTCGATCACGGCGCCGACGTTGCCGACGTGATCCAGCAGCCAGCAGCCGCGCTTGTTCTCGGACGGCCGCATGATCCGGCCGACCTGCTGCAAGAACAGCGCCTCGGACGCCGTGGGCCGGAGCATGATGCAGCATTCCAGGTCAGGCAGGTCGTAGCCCTCGCTCACGAGGTCGACCGTGCAGGCGCCGTGAATCTCGCCGCGCCGCAGCTTCTTGTTGATGGCCGTGCGCTGGCTGTCGGACATCTCCGGTTCGCCCACCAGCAGCTCGAACTTGTAGCCGGCGGCGTTGAACTCGTCCCGGACGTGCTTGGCGTGCTCGATGCTCGAGCAGAACACGATGGTTTTCGCGCCCGGGCAAATCTTGGTGTAGTGCTCGACGGCGGAACCGGTGATGCGCGGCTTGTCCACGCGCTCGGCCAGGGCTGCGCGGTTGTACTCGCCGTCCTTGTCCTTCTTGAGCCCGGACAGGTCGGGCATGTCGAGGCTGGTGTAGACGACCGGGTTCACCAGCATGCCCCACGCGATCAGCTCGGACACGAGCGGGCCCAGCACCATCGACTTGAACACGCCGCCGGCATGCTCGCCGAGGCCCTTGCCGTCGGTGCGCACCGGCGTCGCCGTGACGCCGAGCATGAGCGGCCGGCCCAGTTGCTCCCAGGCGCGCCCCCATTTGTTGCCCGCGACGACGTGGTGCGCCTCGTCGAAGATCGCGATGTCGAACTTGTACTTGTCGGGTTGCTTCTTGAGCCGGATCAGCAGCGTATCGACGCTGGCGACCTGGATGCGCGCGTGCGGGTTCGGCGTGAAGTGCGGGCTGATCATCCCGTGCTCGATGCCGAGCGCGCGCAGCGAGGCCGACGCCTGCAGCAGCAGCTCCTTGCGGTGCACGATGATGATGATGCGGCGGCCCTTCTCGGCGCCGCTGGCGGCGATGTAGCTGAACGTGAACGTCTTGCCGCCGCCGGTCGGTAGCACGAACAGCACTGGGGCGTGGCGCTCCCGGAATTGCTGGCGGATCTCTTGAACCGCCTTCTCCTGGTAATCCCGAAGTGTAATTGCAGGCATGAATGGTCTCAGGCGCGGCGGTAGCGATGGGTCCGCGCCCAGCAGTGAGGGGTTGTCAGAGGGAGTCGAACACCTTGCGCACCGGCGCCGAGTTGAACGCGCGCCGCACGCAGTACGAGCGGACGACCGAGATCACCGTGAAGATCACGCCGATGCCGATGGCCTGCGGCAGCGTCACGGGGAAGCCGAACAGCGGCAGCACCAGCAGGTTCGCCGTGAGGTTGATGCCCCAGCCGATTGCGGTGTTCGCCAGGGCCTCGACGAGCGAGCCTTTCCGGGATTGCGCCATTACGACCCCTCGCCAGGGATCGCCGATGCAGCGGCATGCTCCGCTTCCCAGCGCTCTACCACGCGTTGCATTTCCGCAACGATGGCGACGGTTTTCGGCAACTGCCGCTTCCATCGATTGGGCGTCGCGCGAGAAACCTTCGTCTCGTTGCAGAGCTGGGTGAAGTTGCGGCCGATGGCGTGCAGCCGACGCTCCATGTCGTCGAGTTCATCGGTAAATTGCTGATTGAAGGGCTTTTTAGCCATCTCGTCTCTGATCGGTTGAGTTTGCAAATTGTACTGGAATTGAATCATCACGACTCGAATGTGAGGGATGAACCTGCGTGATGTTCGGTGACGAGTGACGTATTCGCGCGACAAACGTGGTTGCATTAGTTGTCGGCGTTTCAAATTTGATCGACACTACGCTCTCACGAACATTTTTGATTAGGAGAGCGCATGGAACTGGTCGACGATCATCCGACCGGCCTGCTCGAAATGACCAACGCCGAGTATCACGGCGCGCCGGGCATCTCGAAAAGCAAGCTCGACGCCGTGGCGGTCAGCGAGCTCAACTACTGGGACCAGTACGTCAATCCGAACCGCGAGTCCGAGGACGAGAAGCATTGCTTCATCGTCGGCGACGGCACGCACAAGCTGGTGCTGGAGCCCGGCACGTTCGAGCAGACCTACGCCGTCGGCTTCGACAAGACCGAGCACGCCGGCGCGCTGGACACGGTTGCCGATCTCAAAAAGGCGCTCGGCGACCTGGGCGAGATGGTCAGCGGCTCAAAGCCGGAGCTGATCGAGCGCCTGCGCGTCGCCAACCCGAAAGCCCGCATCATGGCGGTGCTGGAGGCCGAGCATAATCGGCGCATCGCCGGCCGCACGCCGATCCCGGCGCGGGACTACAAGAACATGCTGTCGATGCTGGCGGCCGTGGAGAACGACCCCGTGGCGGGCCCGCTGCTCAAGGGCGCCAGGACGGAGCAATCGTTTTTCGTCTACGAGGACATAGAGGTCATCGACCCGGAAACCGGCGAGGTGATCCCCGTCCAGGTGCTGAAAAAGTGCCGCACCGATGCGATCACAGCCAATGGCCTGCTGGTCGCCGACCTGAAAACCACCGACGACGTGAGCGAGGAAGGCTTCGGCGCCACCATCGCGCGGCGCCGCTACCACGTCCAGGCGGCGTGGTACCTCGACATCCTGCGCAAGCTCTACGGCAGGGATGCACCGCAATACTGGGCCATTGTCGCCGCGCAAAAGACCCGGCCGTTCGACGTGGCGGTCCACTACCTGACCGACGACGAGATCGAGGCCGGCCGGCGGATTTACCAGCAGGATCTCGCCCGCCTCATCCTGGCCGAGCAGCGCGACTACTGGCCCGGCGTCGCACGCGGCAAGCCCATCAAGGCGAGCCTCCCCCGGTGGGAGACGCGCCGTTTCCCTGACCTTTTTGGCCTCTGACCATCATGCACATCGCAAAAATCAAGTTCAGCAACATCCTCGGCATCGCCGAGATGGAATTGTCGCCCAAGGGCTTCACCGAGATCAGCGGGCCCAACGGTTCCGGCAAAACCAGCATCCTTGAGGCTATCAAGGCGGTGCTCGAGACCGGCCACGACGCGACGCTGCTGCGCAAAGGCGCCGAGAAGGGCGAAGCCGTGCTCGTGCTCGACGACGGCACCGAGCTCAGCAAGACCGTGACGCCGACCGGCAGCACGTCGGCGGTGCGCCGCGACGGCAAGAAGGTGCCGCGCCCGGCCGAGGTGATCAAGCAGCTCACCGACATGATCAGCGTCAACCCGGTCGACTTCCTGCGTGCGCCGAAGAAGGACCGCGTGCGCGTTCTGCTGGAGGCCATGCCGCTGGAAGCCGACGCCGAGAAGCTGGCCGAGATCGCCGGCGTCAAGGTGACGGCCGCGCCCGGCACGCACGCCCTGCAGGTGATCCAGCAGGTCCACACCGAGGTCTACGACGCGCGCACCGGGACCAACCGCGCCGTCAAGGAAAAGAAGGCGACGATCACCCAGCTCGAGCAGGCCGTGCCGCCCGTGCCGGCGGGCGCCGACGGCGACGAGGCGGAGCTGGACGCCGCGCTGCAGGAGATCGACGCCGCGCGCGATGCGGAGCTGGGCCGCATTTCGACCAAGCTGGACGGCATCCGCGCGGACACGCGCACGAAGATCGACGCCATCCGGACCAAGCTGCAGGCCGACATGGACGCGCTCAAGGCGGCGGCCCAGGCGGAGGTCGACGCGATCAACGCCGAGCTCGCCAAGCGCGAGACCCAGGCGGCCGCCGCGCGCGAGCGCAACGTCACGACGTTCGCCGCCCAGCGCGAGCCCATCGCCGCGCAGCTCGGAACGCTGCGCCAGAACCGCGACCTGCACGCACGCCGCGCGCAGACGCTCGAGACCATCGGCGTGATGGAAACCGAGCTCGAGGAGTTGGAGACCCAGGCCGAGCGCCAGACGCAGGCCCTGGCCGCCATCGAGCAGTACAAGTCCGACCTGCTGAACAGCCTGCCGATCCCGGGCCTCGAGGTGCGCGACGGCGAAATCTATCGCGACGACGTGCAATTCGACCGGCTCAACACCGCGCAGCAGGTCGACGTGGCGGTCGAGATCGCGAAGCTGCGCGCCGGCGACCTGGGCGTCATCTGCGTCGACGGACTCGAGTCCCTGGACACCGAATCGCTCGACGCCTTCCGCGACCGCGCGCTGGAAAGTGGACTCCAGCTTTTCGTGACTCGAGTCTCTGACGACGACTTTTCTATCAGCACCGACGACTGAATAGCGTCAATCAATCATCGCAACAGAACGCATCAAATAAAATGATGCACCCCTTTCAAGGAGAACGAGGTGAAACCCTTTTTTCAGGTGAAATTCAAAGACGGCAGCATGTTCGAGGTGCCGACGATCATCGTCGCGCAGGACCGCGCCAACTACTACCACCAGCGCGACAAGGAAGAATTCCCGACCCTCGACGACGCGCTCAAGGACACGGCCGAGCTGTTCGCGGCCGACACCTACGAGATCGAGGACTGGGCCAAGAACAACATGAACTGGGACGAGCTCGCGCCGCACGCGCGGCTCGTCGGATACGAGCCCGCCGAGCGTGACTGGATGGACTGCGAGCTGTCTTTCCACGATCAGCGCACCGGGATCGAGCCGTTCAAGGAAGGCGAATCCCTGCTGGATGTGCCGCTCGAGCTCGCGATGAGCCGCGTGTTCGCCCAGCGCCACGTCTGCAGCGTCACCGCTTTCAACGGCCCGAACGGCGCGGCCGTCGGCGCGATGGCCTTCATCCAGGGCACGCCCGACGTGGTGCAACACTTTCTCGGCGGCCTGACCGCCTTGAACAACGCGCTGTTTGCCCAGCCGGCCCCTGACGCCGGCGAAGGCAGCGAAGAAGTCACCCACTAACCGGAGCCACAATGAGCAACGATATGGTCCCCCACCAGGGCGGCGCCCTGGTCCCGGCTGACAATCCCGTCAGCCGTACCCTGGCCGTCGGCCATGCGCCCGGCATGAACCTCGGCGCTGTCGCCATCGAATCCGAGCGCGCGATTGCCGAGGCCCAGGGCAAGATGACCCTGGCGAAGCGCTTCCCGCGCAGCATGACCGCCGCGACCACCGAATTCATGGACGCCTGCAAGAGTCCGGAATTCGCAGCCACTGCGTTCTACAGCGTGCCCAACCGTGGCAGCGGGCCCAGCATCCGCTTCGCCGAGGAGGCCGCGCGCTGCTACGGCAACTTCATCTACGGCCACCGCGAGCTGGGCCGTACCCCGCCCGGCCCGGGCCCGAAGGACTACGGCGCGAGCGAGATCGAAGTCTACGCGTGGGACGTGGAGCGCAACAACCACTCGACGCGCCAGATCACCGTCATGCACTGCCTCGACACGAAGAACGGCCCGAGGAAGCTCACCGATCAGGCCGACATCGACAATCGCATCGCCAACGTCGCGTCCAAGCAGATGCGCGGCCGCATCCTGGCCCTGATGCCGAAGGGCATGATCGCGGCGGGCATCGAGGAGTGCAAACGCACTCTGGCCGGCGACAACGAAAAGCCGCTGAGCGACCGACTGATCAATATGGCCGCCGCCTTCGGCCGCTTCGGCGTGACCGACGCGCACCTGACCGCGTACCTGGGCCACCCGGTCGACAGCACCACGCTCGATGAGCTCGGCGACCTGATGGGCATCTACAACGCCATCCGCGACGGCGCCAAGACCAGCGATTATTTCCAGCTCGGCGACGCGCCCGATGACGGCAAGCAGCCCGCCCCGGCCGCCGCCGCGATCACGCAGCAGGTCCAGCAGTCCAACGAGCAGCAGAAACCGGCGGCGACGCGCACGACTCGCAGTCGTTCGTCGACGAACGGCAAGCCGGCTGAATCGGACGCACAGCAGAAGAAAGATTCGCAGAGCGAATCTCCCCATAAACAAGAAGCGCAGCCGACGGATACCCCACCACCACCGGCGGGTGCGCAACCGTCGTCCACGGGAGCGTCCCCCACCCCCTCCACCCCTCCCGTGGACGACGACCCGTTTTAACGAGCGACCGCCAGCGCAAGGCGGAGAAAGGTAACGGTATGGCGTGTCCAGGAAGTATTTCACGCCGGCAGAGGTGTCCGACCGATTCGGAGGCAGGATCTCCGTTCGGACCCTCGCCAACTGGCGGTATCTCGGCACGGGCCCGAAGTTCAGTCGCCTCGGCGGGCGCATCCTCTACCCGGTAGAGGCCCTGGACGAGTGGGAGCGAACCAGAACGGTCGAGAGCACCAGCGAATACCGGAGATGAAGCAGCGGCGGGGCCAAAAACCCCGCCGCTTCGATTCAAGGAAGAATTTTGAACACAGCAAAGATCAAAGCCGCCCTGCGCGCCCGCTTCTGCGCGCCGGAATGGGCGATCATGTTCGAGGTCGGCGACGGCACGGGCACGAACCAGCGCCGCTGGGCCGACGCCGTGGCGATGAACCTCTGGCCGTCTCGCGGGCTCGAGATCCACGGTTTCGAGATCAAGGCCAGCCGCAGCGACTGGCTGCGCGAGCTCAAGAACCCGGCCAAGGCCGAATCGGTCCAGCGCTATTGCGACCGCTGGTGGATCGTGGCGCCGCCCGGCGTGGTGAAGGACGGCGAGCTCCCGCCGACATGGGGCCTGTACGAGGCCAAGGACGGGAAGCTCCGGCAGGCCGTCGCGGCGCCCCAGCTCGCCCCGCAGCCGGTCGACCGGAGTTTTATCGCCGCCATGCTGCGCCGCGCGGGCGCCGTCGACGCCGACGAGGTGCGTGCGGCCGTGGACGCCGAGGTCGCGGCCGCGCGTGCGGGTGACGAGAAGAGGATCGAGCAGGAAATCGAGAGCCGGACGCGGCGCCATGCTGATCTGGCGAAGGCCGTCCAGGAGATCGAGAGCATCAGCGGCGTGAAGATCAGCGCCTGGGGCGACAGCAAAGAAATCGGCCGCGCCGTGAAACTGGTGCTCGATTCCGGCGCGCTGCAGACCTACGGAGGCATCCACGGCATGCGGAACCAGATCGCGGCCACGCTTAAGGATTTCGACAAGGCCCTGGGCGCGTTCCCGCCCCCGGCCGAGGACGCAGCATGATTTACGTCGACGACATGCGCGCCCGGTACGGCCGGATGGTCATGTGCCACATGCTGGCCGACACCGACGAGGAGCTGCACGCGATGGCGGCCCGGATCGGCGTGGCGCGCCGCTGGTGGCAGGCGCCGCCGCGCCACGACAGCCACTACGACATCGCGCTCAGCAAGCGCGCCCTGGCAGTAGCCGCCGGCGCCGTCGAGATCACCTGGAGGCAGGCCGGCGCCATGAACTACCGGCGCCGCGTGCTGGGCGTCCTGGGGGCGCCGGAGGATGCCGTGCAGTGGATGCTCGACCACCGGGCCGCGCGCCGCGCCCAGGCCGCATGACGCCGAGCAATCGTGACAACAAACCAAGTGCGGAACCAACCGCACCTCAAGGAAACTTATGGAATGGTCAGGACAGCAGGCCGCCGCGCTCAAGAAGGTCAGCGCGTGGCTGCGTGACAAGAAGGGCAAGCAGGTATTCCGCCTATTCGGCTACGCCGGCACCGGCAAGACGACCCTCGCTATGGAGCTGGCGGCCGCCGCACGGGGGCTCGTCGTGTTCGCCGCCTTCACGGGCAAGGCCGCTCTGGTCCTGCGTTCCAAGGGTTGCGAGAACGCCAGCACGATCCACAGCCTGATCTACCGGCTGGTCGACGACGGCGAGGGCGAGCCGCGTTTCGTCCTGAACCGCGACAGCTTGGCGAGCGTGGCGTCCCTGATCGTCATCGACGAGGTGTCGATGGTCGATGAGGAGCTGGGCCGCGACCTGCTCAGCTACGGCACGAAGGTGCTGGTGCTGGGCGACCCGGCCCAGTTGCCGCCGGTGCGCGGGACTGGCTTCTTCACGGCGGTCGAGCCGGACATCATGCTCACCGAGATCCACCGGCAGGCGCGCGACAACCCCATCATCCACCTGTCAATGCAGGCCCGCGAGGGGCTGCGTCTGGCGCCGGGCGCCTACGGCGAGAGCCGGGTGATCACCAGGGCCCAGCTCGAGCGCCAGGACGTGCTGGAGGCGGATCAGGTACTGGTGGGCATGAACAAGACCCGGCGCGCCTACAACGCGCGCCTGCGCCAATTGAAGGGGCTGGAGGGCCTGCTGCCGCTGGCCGGCGACCGGATGGTGTGCCTGCGCAACAACAAGGACAAGGGCCTGCTGAACGGCGGCATCTGGACGGCGCCCAGGCCGAGCCGAGAGAGCGCCGGCATCGTGACGATGGAGGTCGAATCCCTCGACGACCCGAGCATCACCAGCCCGGTCGAGGTCGAGGTGCCGCTGGAGTTCTTCCGAGGCACCGAGGCAGACCTGGACTGGCGCAAGCGCCGGAACCACGACGAGTTCGACTACGGCTACGCACTGACCGTGCACAAGGCGCAGGGCTCAGGCTGGGACGAGGTGATGCTGTTCGACGAAAGCGGCTCGTTCCGCGAGAACCGGCGCCAGTGGCTCTACACGGGCGTCACCCGCGCGGCCGAGCGCATCACAGTTGTGATCTAGGCACACACACCGAGCCTGTGCCCTACCTGCGCCCTAACTCAAAATCCCGGGCGCAGTGGCCCGCTTGACTAAAGCGGGCCACCCGTGCAAATCGTTGATTTAGCAGTGATTTTTAGAGGGGCGATTGGGGCGGCCGACCGGACTTGAACCGGCGACATCCAGAATCACAATCCATTCTCAGGGTTTACCCGAATATCACGGATGATCATTTTTGGTCATCATAACAACGGGTTAACTCAAGGATGGGCGCCTCGGCAAACCCTAAAATTCACGCCGCATCCCGGGCTTTTGCGCCCTGGATGTGCCCTAGGCGTCGCCGATCAGCCGGCGGTGCTGAGTGAAAGAGTATCAGAGGAAAGCATGCAAAAGAAGATCACGAAGTCTGTTGTCGACGGCGCCACGGCACCCGCCACGGGCGACGCGTGGATTTGGGATACCGAGCTGCAGGGGTTCGGGCTGCGCATCCAAGCGAGCGGGCGGAAGGTCTACGTGGTCCGCTACAGGACGAACGACGCCAAGCGGACCCAGCGCAAGATGAATGTGTGCCGCGCGTCCGACGCCACGCCCGACAAGGCCCGAGCGCTCGCGCGAGACATCTTTATGAAGGTGGCCGGCGGTGAAGATCCCGCCGCCGAGCGCAAGCCCGTCAAGAACGAGTTCTCGGTCACCCTGGAGGGAATGTTCCAGGCGCGCGTGGCCCACATGAGGGCCATTGGTCGGTCGCACGCGAACGAGGTAGAGCGCGTGCTTCTGCTGTCCAAGGAAATGAATGCCGCCGACGCCCTGGGGCGCCACAAGCACCCTTCCGAGGTTACGCCGGCAAGCATCGTCAAGTACCTGTCGAAGTATTACGAGGCCGGCCATCGCGGCGCCGCCGACAAGGCGCGAGGCTATATCTCCGCCGCCTTCAACTGGGCCATCACCTCCGCCAACGACTACACGGTTGCCCACCGCCAGAACTGGGGCATCGAGCACAATCCCGCCGTGTCCGTGAAGAAAGACCCTGGCGCCAGCAAGGTTCGCGACCGGAACCTGTCCGCCGACGAGATCCGCATCCTGTGGATCGACTGCGAGGACGGCAACGGCGGGCTGTCGACATCGGTCGAGGTCTGCTTGCGCATGATGATCGCCTGCGGCCAGCGCGTGAACGAAACGCTGCGGATAGATGGCATCGACATCGATCTGGAAACGAATCTCTGGACCATGCCGGCGCACAAGACCAAGGGTCGCAAGCGGCCGCACACGATCCCCCTGCCCGACTGCATCATCCCGGACCTGCGAAAGCTCAAAGAGAAGCACGGCGACGGGCCCCTGTTCCCGTCGCGCCTTGCCGAGTCCAAGACCGGCCTGCTCAGCGCGCTCGGCGTCTCCCAGGCGGTCTACAAGTACGTGCATGCCGAGGACTGCCCGATCAAGCCGTTCCAGACACGCGACCTGCGCCGCACCTGGAAATCTCGCGCGCACGACGCCGGCGTCGACCGCTTCACCCGTGACCTGATCCAGCAGCACGCCAAGAACGACACCGGGTCGAAGAACTACGACCGCGCCGAATACCTGCCGCAGATGACCGAGGCCATGGAGAAGTGGAACGCATGGCTCGAGGGCGTCATTGGCGGCCCGACCAAGCCGCAGCCGATCAAGCAGGCGCCGACACATCTCGCGCTGGCGGCCTGAGCAAGACGACTGGAGCCCGGCATTAGCCGGGCTCCGCCCAGTCGGGACTTTAGAATTCCAACAGCGGCGCGCAGCGCCATATTTTTTTGAGGTAACGATATGTCCGTTGAGGATCGTGCACAGGAACTCGAGCTGCAGGACTGGGAGCGCAACAACCGCTCGCGCCCGGCGCGCCCCAGGTACAGCCCCGGCGAGCCCGGCTACGGCCCGGCCGAGTGCGTCGAGTGCGTCGACGACATGCCGGCCGAGCGCCGCGCGATGGGCTCGCACGTCTGCACGGCCTGCAAGACGATCCAGGAGCAGCAGCAAAAGCGAAGGGCCGCGTAAGCGGCCCCTGCCCCGTCACCAAGCCCGCCTCGAGCGGGCTATTTTTTTGCCTTGCCCGTCCGGCTTTCCCAGTCGGTGATCAGCGCGTTGAGCTGGGCCCGGCACTCGGCGTACTGGCTGGCGTTGACGGCGTGGTTGTTGAGGATGTCGGGGCTGTCAACTGGGGCCCGAGCAAGATCGGCTCCGCCGGACGGACCAGCAGGCTCGCCGGCGGCGGCGGGCAGGTCAGGCCGGAGGGCACGGTCCCACACGCGGACAAAACCATTGGTATAGACAGCAGGAGGGATAGCTTTCGGAGGTTCACCGGGTTTCTCCACGTAGACCTTGGTAACTTTCGGGACTTCTTTGATCACCTCGACGGTGACGGTCTTGATGTTGCGCTTCTCGAGCTCGAGATCGGCCGCCAGCTTGTCGCCGCGCGCGCGCTGCGCGTCGATCTCAGCCTGCAGCTTCTGCTGGGCCTTGAGCTGGTTCGCGGCCTCGCGGTCGCCGCGCATGTCCCAGCCCTTGTAGAAGGCGCCGCCGGTCAGGGCGGCCACCAGCAGGACGCCGGCCAGGATAAGCCAGGGCAGGAACGGGCGCGCGACGGCTTTCGCAGCCGCGCCGGCGGCGTCGGATACGACGGTCATCGGGTCACCTCGTGGCGGTCGGCCTTCTCCGCGATCTGCTCTTTCACCGCATCGACCTTCTCGAACAACTGCCGAAAGTTCTCGCGCTGCTCGGCGCGGAACTCCCGGAACTCGTCCTTGAGCACGTAGTCCTGGAGGCGATCAGAGAGGCGCGCATTGGCCGCCTGCAGGTCTTTGATGGAATCGGACTGACCTTTCATGATGAACCCGCCCAGGAACGTCACCACGCCAAAGATCATCTGCAGGAGGAATTGCAGGTCGACGTTCACGAACGCCCCTCGAAAAATGGCTCGTACTTGGGGCGCCGAACGTTGATCACGTTGTCGACGTACTCGCGGTTGATGTGGAATGGGCTGGCTCCGTAGCCCTGCCATTTGGCCTTGGATTTGAGGCTGGTGTGCTCGACGTGGCCGAACCAGCGACTGCGGTCGCAGCCGTCGGTGTTCTTGCACAGCAGGCGATCCTGGCGCAGGCCGGACTCGCCGCCGTTGTAGGCCGACAGTGTGAACGCCAAACGGTCGGTCGAGGTCGCCGCGTCGCTCACGCGGCCGTAGATGCCCTTGTCCATCTCGACGATGGCCGTGAGCTGATACTTGGCGTCGTAGCGATTCTCCCAGGCCCAGCCCCGCAGACTGGCGTACTCCTGGCGGAGCTCCTGGAACTTGTTGAAGCGGACGGATCCGTCCGCTCGGTAGGCAATGGTGATCTGGCCCAGGCCGAACCCGTACTCGCGGCTCGTCTTGAGCTCGGAACGCGTGTTCCAGCATTTCGAGTGCGTGAGCGAAATGCAGGATTCCTGCTCGATCTGCGCCGCCATGAATGACGGCATGGGCGCCGTCGGCCAGATGTTCTCTTGAACGGTACGCAGCTCCGGCAGCAGCTTGTGCGCGGCCGGCGGGACGAACGTGCGGACGTTCTGAGCGTACACCGCCGAGCTCGCGCAGGAGGCGATCATTGCGACCGCCATGACGAGCAGGTGCCGAAGCGTGCGCATTATGACTTCGCCCACAGCACCAGAGACAGCACGACGATGCCGACGAAAAGGACAACGGACGCCACCACTGTCCCGGCGGCGCGGTTCCCGATCATCACGTCGTGCATCAAATCGCCGAGCTGGATCTGCGGGAAGATCACGCGACTGATCACGATGGCGATGCCTGAGAGCACCAGCGCGTAGGAGGTCCACTCCAGCAGCGTGCGGACCATCGCCGGGTCGACGAAGAAGAACAGGTAGAGGACCGCCGGCAGGATGAGCAGCCACGCGGACGGATCGATAAGGGCCTTGAGGCGGTTCATGACGACTCCAGAAAAAAGACTGCGGCTAGACAACCGCAGTCTATCGTCACGACAACTCGCGCCTGCGCGGGTTACGTCTTGATAATATAGTTCATCGAAACGTTTCGCGGCCGAGTAATTCCGAGGCCACCATTGTTGCTCACGCTGCCAGGGTTGAGCGTAAAAAACTGCGTGTAGCCAGTATATGCTTGGTCAACAAGAGGGTCGACCCCAAACATATCGGATGGAGTTCCGTCGGATGTGCGAAAGAACGTGGGATCTGGATTAGCAGAGTGCGGATCCCAGTGCGTGAGCGACCCCTTTTGGCGAGATCCAAGAACGCGCGCCGGATCTGCCCCTCGGCCTCGATCCAGACCGCGAATGAATTCGCCGCGCAGATCCGGCACGTTAAACGTGGTGCTGCCGTCACCCACGCCATGCGGAGCCACCACGAGCACGACACCCGATGCCGTCGCAGTCGCGTTCTTGGAGAGGGTCAGCGTGCTCGTGCCAATATTGATGGCCGTGATCGTCGTGGCAGACTGGATGCCCGGGCCACTGATCGGCATGCCGACCTGCAAGTTGGTCGTCGAGGCAACAGTGACAGACGCCGAACCGTTCGTCGTATTGCCCGTCGCGGAGAGGGTAATCGTTGCAAACAGGGCCGCGTATGCCGTGCGGCTGACCGCCTGCCCTTCGCACATCAGGAAACCGCGCGGCGCAACCGCGCCGCCGAATGGGAACACGACACCGCGCATCCCATCGAGAAGATCATGCAGAGCTGCCAATCATCGTCCCAGCCTTTTCGCTTACAGAAAGTCGGGAGCTTCCGGCATCGCGACTGCCGGGAAGCCCTGTTGTTCGGGGATATCGCGCAGCGATTGGCGGTACGCGAGCAATGCCATGAACTGGCTGGCCGTCAGCGTCGTATCGCCGCCGGCGTCGGCCTCGTCGCGGTGGCGCGTGACCATCCAGTCGGTAGACGAAAGCGCCCCGTCGCGCTGCGCGCGCGCAGCATCGGCAAGCTGCTCGTCAGTCGGCGGCGGCTGATCGACCAGCATCGGGAAACCGTCATCATCACCGACGATCCGCTTCCCAGTGGACTGCCCCTCGAGAAGCGCGGCGTGGTCATCGGCCGTGATCTCCACGGCGTCGCCGGGAATGCTCGTGTTGATGGCGTCATCGTAGAAGCCGCCGGAGGATTTCGAGTAATAGAGCATGTGTGAACGTCCTAGTTACCGATGGCGAGGTACGTGCAGCCGAGATTGAGGTTGCCGTCACCTGGGTTCCTCGAGCTGGAGAAGTGAACAGTGAATCCAGTTTGGGTCGAGACGCCGGCGGCAGCGATACAGAAGTTCAGCGTCGTTCCCACAATGACCTGCTGAGCCGCATTCGGGAATGCCAATGGGAAAGTGATGGATCGAGAGACGTTCGAGTTCGGCGCAAGCGGAGTTCCGCTTTCGTTGAAAACGCCACATTGAAGAATCACACCGCTCGGCAGTTTTTGATAGCCGTTGTTGGCATTGAAAAGCGCACCAAAGACGCCGGCGAATTGAGCGAGAGCAGTGCCAGACGCAAGGATCCAGCCGGTTCCAGGTTTTGCGACCAGCACGGCGTCACCAGTCCCAGCAATCTGAAAGCTCGTGATGGCCGACGTGGTTCCGAAGATGCCATCACCAGCGGCCGCCTGAACCGTCAACGTGGCAGTCACAGTGGCGCTTTTGAGATGAAACACGGCACCATCGGGAACGGTAGAAAGGGACGGCAAGGTCCAGGTGTAGGCTCCCGTATTGGTCCCGTAGAGGTAACGACCTGCCTGTGACGCCGTGAGGGCTTGAGATCCGCTCAGAATCTCCATTCGCGAAAACGCGACGCCTGCCCTTTTCACAAATTCGGTCGTCGCCAGCGTGGTCGAGTCGTCAAACTGCGCCGGCGTCGGCATCGACGCTGGTCCCGACAGCACGCCGCCAGACAACGGCAGCGCATTCGCCACGGCAAACGACGCGAGGTTGATCCCGATCAGCATGTCGCCGGCGCTGGCCGGATTGGCGAGCGTGACCGTGCTGCCGTTGGTCGCGATGTAGTCGACGTTCGGCTCGAGCAGCGCGCCGTTCTTGAAGAACAGGCAGCGGCCCGGCGTGTAGTTGACCAAGACTTCCGTCTGGCCCTGCGCCAGCGTGACCGGCGCGAAGCTGAAAAGCGTGTTCAGGGGGCTGTTGCCAAGGTAAGCCATGTCCCAGCCTCCTATGCGAATTTGATGATGTAGTTCATGGCGACGTTGCGCGGGCGAGTTTCAGCAGCAGTCCGAGCCACGCGCGAGGCATCGAACGTAAGCACGTCGGTATTGGCTGCAGTGCCGGTAGTGATAGAGGACGCTCCTGGCGCTCCTCCCTTGATGGACAGATCGAAGGCGCCAGCACCGGTCGCTCCACCAATTGCTCCACCGCCCGCTCCAGCCAGCGGTCGTGGCTGGATGGTTCCCGTGATGTTTTGCAACGCGTCCTGCTGGGCAGTCCCCAGCGCTCGCCCCGAGTCCACCCCTCGCCCCTGGTCCAGCCCGCGAATGAATTCACCCCGGGCCTCGGGAAGATTGAACGTGGTCGTGCCGTTGCCCGCGCCATAGGTCGTGCCGATGGCCGCGAACAGCTTCGCGTAGGTCGTGCGGCTCACAGCAGACCCGTCGCACAGCATCCAGCCTTCCGGCGGCAGCGGGCCCGCATAGGGCAGCACGACGCCGGCCGGCACGGCGTTCTGCACGAAGGCGGTCGAAGCGACAGCGCTCGACGAGTCCCCGGCGGCCGCCGTCGGCACGTACTGCGCCGGCGATTGATCGTAGTTCAGGCGCCCCATATCAGAGCTCCGTCGCCGAGATCACGTAGTCGATGGCGGCCGCCGCGCTGGCTTGCACGTTCAGCGTGTCGCCCGGCTTGAGGACGATCTGCGCCTCGGGCTTGAGCGTCAGCGTGCCGTTCGCCGGCACCATCGCCTTGAACAGCACATGCTTGGTCACGCCGCCGCTGGTGACGGAGACCGACACGTTAGGCGTGGAGTTGTCGGTGATGTTGCAGAACGTCGCCGACGTAATGACCGTGCCACGGCCGGCTGGCGCGGTATAGGCCACGGCCTGCGCAGTGCCGCAGGTGCCGAGGGCATTCTTGAAATTGGTTGCCATGAAAGGTTATCCCCCGAAGATGATTGCGTATTCGATGGCGAGATCGTTCGCCGTCTGCTGGACGAATTCGGTGTTGGCGACCTGCTGCGAGCTGTCGCCGGCGGTCGGCGTCGGCGCGGTCGGCGTGCCCAACAGGGCCGCGTTCGTGTAGTCGTTGGTCGACTGCAGGACGTTCGTGGCGTCGCACCAGAGCTCGACGTTCCTGCCCTGCGCGACAGCGATGCCGGTGCCGGCGGCCGTCTTGACGGTCAGCGAGAACGCGCCGGAGGTGCGGTTCGAGACGATCCAGCTTTTCGCCACGGCCGGAACGATGACGGAGATGTTGCCGGTCAGAGCGCCGGTGAACACCAGGATCCCCGCGCCGGCCTCGACGGCGGATAGCGTGACGTTGACGTTGCCGCTGACATCCTTGGAGGTCACGCCGTTGACCGTGCCCTGCACGAATGCGGTCGTGGCGATCTTCGTCGAGTTGTCGCCCAGCGGCGGCGTCGGAGCGGTCGGCGTGCCGGTCAGGGCCG